CCAGCACCCGCAGCATATTTACCCCAGTTATTAGCTAAGTTAGCTTTAGCAGCATCTACAACACCTTCTTCCATAAGGATCTTTCCAATTAGATGAAGATTCTCAGTAAGATATTTCTTAGTTTTTAAAGATTCTAATTCAGTTGTACCTTCTTCAAGTACTTGAATCATATATTCATCTCTTTTATTTTCAATTATTTTATTTAATAATGCCATTTTATTCTCCTAGAAAAGTTTGTTAATAAGATTATTAACAATTGCTTCAGATTCTGTAAGTTCTTCCTTAGCTGGTTCAGCTTCGGTAGCTTGAGTACTTTCTTCAACTACTTCTTCTGTAGGTTGAGTACTTTCTTCGATAGTTGGAGCTGGTTCTTGAGCTGGTTCTTGAACTGGTTCAGCTTGAATACTTTCTTCAACTGTTTCTTGAACTGGAGCATCTGGTACTTCAATTGAATCTGGGATAAAATCCTCAGCAGCCTCTGTAATAACTTCAGATGCCAATTTATTTAAAAATGTAGCTTCTTCAATAGTAACTTTTCCGTTTTTAAGTAATGATTCCATTACTAGTCTATTTGTAACAATTCCTGTAGCTTCTTCAAGTACAGTAGCTACTTCTTGAGACATAATTTGCTTTAATTCCATAAGAATTTCTCCTAATTTTTTTTAGAAATATATTTCACGTGAAGTATATTACTATAGTTTATAACTTATTTCTATTTTTAGTTATAAAGTAAAATACTATTATAATAATCATGAGGATTATCTATTTCATCGGCTTCGGCCAAGATGTATTTACTTTTAATTAAATAATGAAAATTTGTACCTTCTGGAAAAATTTCCAGTTCCGCGTTTTCTTCTAAAATATTGTTATCATCCAAATTACTTGATGGTATAATACAAAATCGAAATACTTTATTAGTATTTAGTTCATCGTACATAATATTATACCAGGAATAAATTCCTGGAAAGTCAATGTTGTTTAAAGTTCCACCATTAAAAAGAATATCTATATTCTCTTCTATAGTTTTTGTTGAATCTTGTTTTATAACAATTGTTTCTATAACGTTATCTTTTTTTGCTTTATCATTAAATAAATAATTTAATGGTATAAATTTTTCTATATTTGTATCATCAGTTATTGTTAATAAATCAGTATAAATACGTTTTTTCCAAAATCCAATTCCACTATAATTATTTTCTAAAAGAGTTCTGAAATTGATTTCTGTTCCAAAAGATAATATTTTATATGGGCTATGTATCAAAAGATTTTGTTGATCTAAAACAATAGTTTCTTTAATAGTTGCAGATTTGGATCCAAGCTTTAAAAGATCGTCGCTTTCTATATCGATAAAACTTTCAGCCGTCAATGTATTTAATAATGGTAAATTATTAATAATACCATTATTTAATTTTAGATCAATATCGGTAGTAATTTTATGAATTCCTATTTTAGTCTTTTTATAAACATTTGTAGGAATAGTTAATCCAAAAATAAAATCTAAGGTTAATGTATTTTCATTGGTTTCTTTAGAAACACTTTGAGTAACATTCGTAAGTTCCATAGATGGTTCAAATTCTAATTTACCATAAGTATATAATTTATTACTGTAAGTATTACTTGGTATTACTATTAGTCCATAATAAGTATGTTCTTTTTTCCAAGTTTTAGTTACGCTCGAAATATTTATATAGTTATAATACTTTGGTGTATATACAGTATAATTAAGAGGTATATGGGTGTTTATATTACTTATATAATCAAGCATCTCAGCAGAACTTTCTAACGATAATTCAACCGATATATTAATATAATTATATTGAACCGAAGTAAAAATAACTTCATTTAAATCTTTATTTTCAGCGATAATAATATTATTAGCTGGAGTTTTACCAAGACTCTGTCTAGATATATATTGAACATTATCCATTGGTCGAACATCTACCAAATTGATTTTAGCAAATGGTAATTCATAAGAAGCTCCATCATAATAATCAATAGAAGACATAATTTGAGAACCATAATTAAACGAAAAGTTTTTGATGTATTGTACTTCCCCCGTTCTTGATTTATAACCTTTTGTTAAATGCGTACCTAAAAAATATTTTAAGTACTTAAAAAAGTTTATATAAAAGTTATGATAATTATCAAATAAATCTGCTCGATCTGTTCTTATAACTACTTCATTACTATCTGGATTAATATATTCATCTATCTTTTCTAATGTCTCTTCTGGCAAAGATTCTTCTGGCAAATCCTCGTCGTTAGGAGGAAGATTTAAAGCATTTGCTTTACCAGTAAAAGGATTAATCTCTTCTTGGGCATCGTTTTTAATTTTTTTACTAATATCTTTTAAGTTGGCAATATCCTCTTCGGTATAGGTAACCTGACCAATATCACTAAATTCTACTCCCAATTCAGCCATAGTATACCTCCGGATTATTTTTATTATTTTCTAAAAAAGTATTTATAGTTGAATAATCTTTAGAAAAATATACTAAAGTTTCCGAAGATATATCTTCAAACGTTTTATTAATTAAAAAAATACTTGTATTATTTATAATTAAATTCATGATGTTTATTTTGGTGTTTTCCGTTTCTAATTTGTGTAATAAATTAAAACCGGAAAAGAATTTTATTTTATTATCTTTTGGTAAATTAATTTTATCGAAATCTCTAATTATACCAATATCCAAACCAAAATTTTTATTAAGATGTTCAAACGAAATACTTATTCTATAATTTTTAGTATCTAAATGATTCCGTATAAAAAAATAAGGAGTTATTGTAGATGCATTCGGAAATATATTCGAACGTATTATTTGAATTTCTTCATCATCTTGAAATTCAAACTTAGTTTTTATATTAAAGTCCATTTTAACTCCTTAACCAATTTCGATATTAGTAAATAACTTATCGTTTAAATCGAAAGGTAAATTATATTTATCTTTAATACGTTGTACTTTTTGATCGTCCAAATCTTGAGTTTTTACTTTAAGTTTAGCTTCTGTAAGGTTAATTAAAAAAGCATCTTTAATTCTGTTTAAATCATTGGTACCAAGATTAACATTACTACCTTTAAGCTCTACTGCAGCCGTACTAAAGTGAGTGTATATTCTTACAGCATTTGGTTGAATCTTTAAAATAGGATAAGGGAATAATTGATTAATCATTATGTACTTATTAGAATCTAATTTAATGTACTTACCATGACTTGGATAAGGTACTTTTAATTGAATTTCATAAGGTTTTTCATAACCGAATTTCGTATTCTTTAATTTAACTTTATATATTTTAAATCTATTTTTAATATTATCTTCGAAAGATATTTTAACGTCTTGTACTTTTAGTCCAGCGTCTTTATCAGTTTCTAAAGATTTAAACAGATCAAACATAGATTCGTCAAGTACTTCGTTAAACTCAGTTTGTTGTTTATTATAACTAGTGTAAGTTTCTATACCAGTAGCTTTAATTGGATCATAATATAAATTTTTTGGAAGATTGGATTTCTGTACTTTAATACTACCGTTGAATTTAAAATTAATATCTTTAAGCATTTGTACTTCTTTTAAGTACTTGGCAAATTTAGGATCTTTTTCTAAATCATTTAAAATTTTATCATGGCGTAAACTATCTTTTTTAGTATTTTCAGTTCCAGTTAATTTAGAAGTATTTTTTGTAATAATTTCATTAGCTTGATTTAAAATATTATTTATTTTAATATCGGCTTTTGGATCTTTAATACCTTTATTAAGTTCTTTAACTTCCGTAAATTTATCTAAAAGTTCTTCTTTAATTTTTAAAGTTTTATCCTTGGATTTAACCTTAGTTCCATCAAAAACTTTATTGTCTTTTTCATCTTTTATATCTTCTACACTTTTTACATCTTCTTCATCTAAATTAAGACCAGCACTTGTTAAATCTTTTTTATGTTCTTCTAAAAGAATTTTATTTATTTTATTTAACGCCTGAAGATTAATACCTAAACCATCCCCATTTAAAGAAGTTTTTATTTCCGTTAATGGATAATAATTATTTTTAATTTTAACCACAATTCCTTTAAAATGTGGAATACCAGTTAAATCAATTAAATTATTTTTAATACGGTAAAATTTTAAAAACATATCTAAAATTTCTTTATTATCATAATCAGTTTCTAATAATAAATAAGTATCTTTTTTATAAAAAGTTTTATGATATTCTTTTATAATACTTAATAAAAGATTCATGAATTCTTGAATAGCTTTAATTTCAGAAATACCAGAAACTGTTTTAAAAGATTCCCCTAATGCAGTCAAATCATAAAAAGAACTTTTCTGGAGAATTTCCGTTTTGGTTAAAGGAATAGTTTTTAAAATTCTTCCAGATATTCCTTTTTTAACAGCATTGGCTTTAAAAAATTTAGAATATTTGAGGGTACTTACTCTATGATTATAAAATACAAATGATGGTGGAATAATAAATGAATTAAAATAAGTTTTATTTTTCGCATGTGCAAGAAAAGTTAAACCATTAATACTATTTTCATTAACCGAATAATTAATACTGGTAACATTCGTAAAATATATTAAATTTATACCAGTTCCTGCTTTACCAGAACTATCATCGGTTAAATTTTTAAAAGTTAATTCTTTTATTCCATTTAACCCAGTACTAGTAAATATTTTTTTAATTTCCATTTTTATTCCTTTAAATTATTTTATTTTTATCTAATTCCTATTAAAGAATTTTGTTGTTGATGTTGTGAAGGAGCTTGTGTATTTGAAGTATCCGGAAGGGCTTCACCATAACTATTTAAATTATTTTCGTCTTCTCTTTCTTTAGCTTCTTTAGCTTCTTTATGAGCAGCTGCTAATTTAGCTGCACCAACTGCTGCTAAACCACCACCGGAGACTGATCCGATTCCAGTACCAATATTACTGTATTTATTTAAATATTGTTGTTCCGCTTCTGGAGTTTTTAATCTTGTTAAGGTATTGTCTGTTTTTTGTATAGCTTTATTAATTCCTTCCATATCATGATTAAGTTTCTCTTTTACTATTGGTAGTTGGTTAGTATTATATTTAACTATATCCTGTGGATCGATATTATCGTTTAATTCGCTTACCGCAGTTGCTTTCTTAATTATATCATCTATTCTTGCTCTATTTTGTAAATTAGCTTCTGATGGATTACTTAGATCATCATTAGAAAATAATCTTGAAAAGAATGAACTCTCTGGAACATTATTAGAACCAATAATATCTTTAACCTCACCACCACTTCTAAAATCTCCGAGAAATTTAGTATTCGAATGTAAAGCATCCTGTAAAGCAGTTTTATTAGCATTATAGTTATCTAAAATTCTCGTAGTTGCTTTGGCACCTTCTATAGTATTTGCTCCAAATTTAGCTTTAACTTCTGCAAGGGCTCTATCTTTTTCAGCTTCTATATCAGCCATAATTTTATCTACACCATCTGTTCTAATTAAATGTTCGTCTATAGTTAATCCCGCTTTTGGATCAAAATTTTCTAAAGATTGTTTAGAAGCTTGCAAATTTTCTAATTGTGACTGTTGTAAAGATTTACTATTTTCAATATCCATTATATCTTTGGTATGAGCAGAATCGCCGTATTGATTACCTAAATCATGTCCAAGATATCCAAGACCAGCTGCTCCAAGAAGACCAGCTGCTCCAATACCAAGATTAGTTTTATTTCTTTCAAAAAATCCTGGTTCTTTTGGTTTACTAAGAAAATCTTCAGAACTTTCTTGGATTAATTTATTAATAGTTTTTAAGTCCGCAAATTTGATTTTCATTTTATTTCCCTTGTTTTTCTTTATTTTCTTTAATTTTTGAATATTTATTAGTAATGATATTTTCTAAATAACTATCGTCTAATTTTTTATTTTTATCTGTTATTTTAGTCATTAAATATTTATTAGTATAACCATAACTGAATCCCATAATATTACTAAAATTATGGGAAGATTTAGTAAAGTCAATAGCATATTTTTTAGAGTACTTTTTATTAGTTAATCTAAGTGGAATAAGTTTTCCATTAATAGATTCCGCAAATACCTGAGTTAAAATAGTTTCAATATTAAACATATCGATATTAGTAACCCCAGATAATTGATTATATATACTAAGCACTAATTCGTAAATATCATCCGAAATATATTTAACTCGATTTTGAAATAATGCTGATAATACATCAATATTGGTATTTTTATTTTTAAAATGTGCTGTAAAAATAGTATCACCAGGCATAAATTTAAAAATCAATTCTTTGGAATTTTTACCATTACTAACATTATGTTTATAAAGATTAACATTATATGGTAATGTAAATTGAATACTATTCAAATCATTGGGAAAAACTATTTCAAAAAAACCATGAATATTTAAAACCAATTCATTATCATTATCTTCGTTTTCAACAATTTCTTCCGAAACGTTTTTATACTCTTCTAAATTAATAATTATTAAGCATTCTTTTTTAGCTTTAATTTCATTTTTTGTAATATCTAAGTACTGGCTTTTATCTTTCATTATTTTCCTTTTATTTATATTCTTAATAAGATCTTATCGAAAGATAAGATCCTATAAAAATATTTTTATATTTTTATACTCTATAAAATTGAGTACCATATAAAGAACTTTCATCTTTATATTCGCGTACTTTATCTGGTAAACCGCGTTTTTCTTTTTGTTTTTCATCCGGGATTCTAGCAGTTAATGGAATTTCATCGTATGCTAAATCAGCTTCGTCTTTTTGAGTAACCGCTTTAACTCTAGCTGCGATAGCCTCTTGAAGTTCTTTAGCTTTAGCTTCTTTAACTTTAGTTTTTTCAGCTTCTGCAGCTTCTAATTCAAGTTTATATTTATTTTGAATTTCTAAAGCTATATTAACAGCTTCTTCGTCGCCAGTTGCTTCGGCTTCTGCCAATTTAGTTTCTGCTTCAGCTGCTTTTTTTGCAGCTTCTTCGGCTTTTTTAAGTGCTTTTGTTTCGACTTCTTCGGCTGCTTTTGCTTCAGCTTCTTCTTTAGCTAATTCCGCTTCGGCTTCAATAGCTTCTTGTTTTTCTTGTTCTGCTAATTCGATAGCAACCTGAGCTTCTTCTACTTCAACATCTTTTTTCTTACGGGCCATATTAATTCCTTATTTTTTTAATATATTTCTTTGTTTTGTTTGTAATTAAATACAGATGAATATTAATTCAAAAACCAAATATAACTTTCCGGCGGCAATTCTTCCAATTCCTGGATTACTTTTTCTCTAAGTTGATTTCCTTCTTGAAGCATTTCATCAGCATTAATATCTATCTGAGCCTGAGGAGTATTAAAATTAGAGAATTTTTTACGAATTCTACCAATCGCTATAAAAACCATAGCTAAAGATAAATCTCTTAAATATGGATAAACATCTGGATCAACCGTACTTGGATCTTTATGAATACAATTTAATTCTACTATAAAATCTAAAACAGAACCATAGTTATTACTACCACGGACCATTTGCAATTTATCCGGAGCAAAGAATTTCCAAGTATCCTGAGATATAAAATCTTTAGACATACTAAATGAATTTTGAGCAATTAACATATCGGTTAAATCTCCAGAAGTTTGTTGTAAGTTATAGTACTGAGTAATATCCATTACGGATGGTTTTCTAATTAATCTATTAACGTTCATAATTTTGTATTTAAAATTTTTAAATTGAAATACTAAAGCCGGATTACGAGAAACAATATTCTCGTATTCATACATTACATAATATCTTATTAATGGAACATATCTACTAAATTCTGGTAAAACATGTTCATTAATAATTTCTATTATTTCTTCATCTGTTAATTCTATATTATTAACCGTACTACCTAAATGTAATTTAATATAAGATAAAAGATTTTCCCAATTACTCCAAGTAATACTAAATGAAGAATCTTCTATATTATTTTCTATATCATCTACGAATGTGTCAAATTGTTCTAAATTGGCACATTCGTCTTCTATTCTATTTATATTATCGACTAATTCTGTTTCAGTTACAGACATATTATTTTCCTTTTAAAATTTTTTTAGCTGTCTTAGCTATTTCTTTTTTAGGTACTTTAATCTCTTTTGGAGGTGGATTTTCTTTTCTAGAAGCTATTTTAATATTATTAACTTTTTTAAATAAATTACTATTATCTGGTCGAGTAATTTTATTTTCTCCAAATCCTAAAAATTCTTCTATTACTTCTGTTTTATCTTCTGGATTATTTATAGAAGATTTAGAAGATTTTTTGGAACCTAATCCTCCAGCTTTTGGATAAGAATCCTTTAACATAGTTCCAAAACCACCCATAGGAGCAATAGGACCACCACCAGAAGAAACCACAGCTCCTTCCATCTCTTGAAAGGCCTGTATATTTTTAGCTGATGTATTTGGATCTAACATACTTAAAACACTTTCATTAAAATAATCTTTTTTAATTCCTGCTCTTTTTAACATATCTTTTAACATTCCAGTCTTCTTTAATTTTATTATACTTTTATATAAATCATCGGAATCTTTTAAAACATTTTTCATTCCAGTTGCTTTTAAAGTCAAACGTTTTTGTAATATATTATGTTTGGATTCTCCAGCATCTAAAGGATAAGCATTTTGTTTTGACAAAGCTTCTTTCTGGAAATCTATTGTACCAGAACCATTTTTATTAATCGCTAGTATTTGCGCTTGTGTTACACCCATAATTATTTCCTTAGATTTTTAATAATATTTAGTTCCAATTATAAATTTCGCGAAATTTAAAAATGCGTTTTGAAAATAATGGAAAAACTATTAATAGTTAACTATTCATGGTATGTGGTACAGATAGTTAACTATTGATAGTTATTTATATAACAACTAACATACTATAGCCAGTTATTTCAAAAAGACAAAAATTTTTAAAAGTTAAAATTTAAGAAATAGTTAATTTTTCAAACATTGATATCACCGGTAAATAGGGGACTTGGTTTTCGATTTTAAGTTTATTTTAAAATCTGTTAGCTAGAGATTTTAAAAATAAATAACTATTAATAGTTAACTATCTGTAGTGCGTGTATCAATAGTTAACTATTGATAGTTATCTTATAATATTCGATATAGATATTATAATAAAAAGATTAAAGGATTTTTATGAATATTTGGGAATTAACCGATTTGGAAGAGCTTCCAGACGATAGAAAAAATACAGTAATTAAAATATATTCCGAGACTGGAAATTATCCAAAATACGGTACTGAAGGTAGTGCGGCTTTCGATATAGAAGCAAAAAAAGAAATTATTTGGAAAACATATCAGGATTATCATGTTGCTACTGTTGATACAGGATTATATACTTCTTTTAGTAGCAAATACGTTTTAAAAATTTATCCTCGCTCTGGTTTAGGTTTTAAATTTCAAATGGGATTAGCAAATACAGTTGGAATTATAGATAGTGATTATAGGGGGGAAATAGTTATAAAATTAGTTGTTCCAAGTACAGTACCAACCGAATTATTACCAAAAGAGGCTGGATCTAGAATTGCTCAAGCTATTTTAGAAGAGATACCAAGAGTTTATTTTAAAACATTAACCAAAGAGGAATTCGAAAATGAAAAAAATACCGAGCGGGGAGAAGGCGGTTTTGGAAGTACGGGAATATAAAAACTCGGGAAAAATTATAGATAAAATAGAAGAAGGTATTATTTCAAAATTAACTTTAGAAAAGTTAAAGGAATTATATGGAGATTATAAATCTAAATATAGTTCCAGATTAAAAATAGATACTGGATTTAAATGCAACGCTAAATGCAAATATTGTTATTATATTTCTAAAGTAAATGACGAATTTATACCAAAAGAAGATATAATTAATCAGATTAATAAAGCATATGAATTTGATTTTAAAAGTATTGAATTCAGTGGTGGTGAAAGCACCATTCATCCAAATTTTTTAGAATGCGTTAGTTATGCTAAATCATTAGGTTTAATAGTTTCTGTAATTACTAATGGTTATTTAGCTCATAAAGAATTATATGATATTCTTAATAGAGGTATAGATGAAATTATGTTTAGTATTCATGGGTTTAGAGAAACTCACGATGATATAGTTAAATTAGATAAAGCGTATGAAACTATATTTAGTAATTTAAGAGTTATAAATAATTATCCAAAACCAGTTAAAGCAAGATTAAATATTATTATAAATAATAAAAGTATTTTCGAATTAGACGATATAATAGAAGATTTTTTAAATCAGCACTCTTTTTATTTAATTAATATTAATCAAATAAATTTATTACCTATTAATGAATGGCAGGATGCTAAAAAAATTGGGGAAAAATCTCAAAAAACAATACATAAAAATATTGATCTAATTACCAATGTTATGGATAAGATTATTGAGGCTAAAATAGATTTAAATATAAGATATTTTGAATATTGTTATCTTCCTGAAAAATATCACTTTTATTTATATAATTATTTAGATCAATATTTTACTAATGATTGGAATCCGTTTTTTATTTATAAGAATGATATTTTAAAAGAAGATGCTAAAAAATTAGTAAAATTTAATATAGATAATATTAAAAAAGATTTATTACAAAAACGAAAAACCCAGTATTATAAAAATTTAAAATGTGTTAAATGTAAATGGAATGTGTTATGCGATGGTTTTAAAAAATAACAAAAATATATTCAAAAATATTTTAAATAAAGGTAAAAAATGATTTCTTTTAATTATAGCAATGCATTTGATAACATTTTTAATTTTAATACCATTTTATTAAGTATCGCTTTGTTTATATTTGGAATATTTATTATTAAGGTTTTAGTATATCTTTTTAATAAATATGATTATTTATTAAAGGGAAAGAAAAGAATAACTGATAGAAATTATATAAGTGAACGGGATCTAGATGAACATGAAGTAAATATTCATTCAAATAAAATGAATAAAAGTAGAAGAAAAACAGATCTAAAAAAGATTGTTAAACCAACGACAGGAGCAAAAATAGCTATGGATTGATTTCCATAGCTATTTTCCTGTCGTTTAATTTCTTTTATTTTTTAATTGGATATAATGTTTGGCTAATTAAAGAAGTTGGTCCTAAACCACCATCTTTTCTAAAATAATTAATTCCCCCCATTAATGTACCAACACCTGCTCCAAGCATAGCTTTATCCTCGATATTATCTACATTTAAAACATTATCTTTTCCCAAAGCTAGGTCAATTCCAGTTCCAATAATTGGATGGAGTATAGCTCCAGCAGCGGTAAGAATAGGTATTCTAGTTAATTTTCTTTCGGTAGTCATTTCTTCTAAAATAATATTTTTATTTATATTAAATAACATATTTATTCTCCAATCGTAAAATTAGTTATTATTTTTTGAGTATCTGGATAATCGGTATAATCTTTAATATCACTTTCTTTAAATTGATATTGGTTTAATAATAAAGTTCCTTTTGCTGCATCATCGGGTGGCATATTCATATGATAACCAAAAATAATATTTTTATCATCTTTTGTTGGAATACCGGAATCTCTTCCATCATGAACCATACGTTTTAAAATTAAATAATCTTCTTTATTATCTAATAAAATAGCTCCACCTTTACCTATTGGTAAAGCTTTTTTTTGTTGAAAACTTAAACACATATAATTACCAGGAATATATAATTTTGGAATAAAACCAACGGCGCAATCGTAAATTGGAAAACCTTCTAATCTATATATACCTTTCCAAGGAATATTCTTAAAAGTTATATCTATATTTAATCTTAAAAATATATTTGGAATACTTAGATATGTTTTCTTTGGTAAAATAACTTTATTACATTTATAATTTTTATAAAGTTTTAAAAAATTAATAGTAATAAAAATAGCGTTTGTACAACTATCGGTTAATACTACATAAGGTGCTCCAGTATATTCCGATAAACGTTTTTCAAATATATCTATAAATATATTATTATTTGTAAAATCTAATTTTTCTAAATAATTATTCATTTGGTAACCTTATTAAACGTTTTGTTACTTCTTTTTTAAATAAATATTTATTCAATAATTCAAAACTTGGAATAATATTATCTGGCAGAATATAAATAAACATAGTTAATAATCGAGTATTAAATTTTAAAAAAACTCCATTTAAGATTTTTTCTTCTTCCATAGTATCTTCCATAATTATTTCTATAAATGGATTGATTATATAAATTTTATTATCGAATTTACCGATTCTTTTTAGTAAAGGAGATACCAATCTAATATTTAAATTATTTAAAGTATCTCGAAAAGTTTTTAATAATGGTATATCCGTTTTTAAATTTATTTCTTGAAATTCTATATTTTCAAATATATATAAAAAATCAGTTTCCCGAATCAAATTAAAATACAAACCAGAGTTTATAAGAATTTCCATTTTTTCAGTTTCTAAGAATTCATTTTTAAGTATTACTATTATATTTTTAGATTTAATCAAAAACATATAATCGAAATTAAATGAATCCTCGTATAATTTTATATCTTTTAATAAAATATCAGAATACTCTTCGATCGTAATTAAATTATTAAAAATCAATTTAATGTTTGTTAATCTTATTTTTAATCTTTCTATATTATCTAAATCTTCTATATTATCTAAATCTTTGGTTGCCATATTAAATATCCTTTAATTTATTCATTCTTTTTTTATATTGAATTTTTTCCTTAACGGCATCGTATTCCGATTTATCATAATACAAATGTTCGTGCCAAAAATAAACTTCTTTTAATTCATCATCGGAAAATTCTTTTATAGATGGATAACCTTCCCCAAGTTGATAATTTTTTAAAGCGGTTACATTTAGTTTTTCTTCATATACTAACTTATCTAAAAAATATTCTTCTATATCATAATCGGTTATTGGTAAATTTTTTCTAGATTCTTTTATTTTTAGATAATTTTCATCTGGGTTTTTTATAAATTCTAAAATCTTATCATAAAAATAATTATAAAAATTAGAATCTTTTCTACTTATTATAAAACCAGTATCGAATACTAAATCAGTTCCAGAATTTCTTTGATTAAATAAACTACTTTTAGTATAAACACCACATTTTATAATATTTTGATTATCGTTTTTTAAATTCATAAATAAAGTACTTGGTAATTCTTTTATTAATTTCATATCTAAATCAATATGAATAAAAATATCTATATCTAAATCAAGATTTTCAAAATGTTTTCCAGTAGCATAAACATTAATAAATCCATTTATATGTTCTTCTGTACTTTTTATATATGTTTCGTCATAAGTTACATTTAATTTTTTTAATTCTTTGATTGTTTCATCGGAAATAGTATTTTTTGTTGGACAATGAGTATATATGGGAATATCTTTTAACCATCCTCCATTTTTTCTCCAATGTTTAAAACATTCAATCGCTTCTTTTTCGTAATCTCTTTGAACTTTAAAATTTCCAAAAACATTATTTTTATTATTTTTATTTTCTATCGTAGTTATTAAAGCTATTTTTGTATTTGTCATAAATTTCCTTTTTAGTTTAATAAATTATAATTTTAATTTTTTCAAACGAATGTTCTTTTTTAATATTATTAAAATTATAATTTTTATTTTTTTCCTCGGTATATATATAACCAGTATTAGTTTTTTCATTTTTTAAAATTATAAAAAATGGCATATTTATTTGATAATTTAGAAAACCAATTTGTTTTAAATCTATTATATATATTTTATGATCTTTTGTTTTAACTAAATTATTTGTAAGTAAACTACTAAATGGATTGAGTTCAATATGTTTATTTTTTAAATCATCGTAAAATTTTTTTAAATAGTAAAAATCTTTTTTAGTAATTAAATATTTAATTATTTTTCCAGACACTTTATGAAAATATAAATTATTATTTTTAAAATGACTAAATTTATATAATTTACTGGTACTTATAAATTCAATTATACTTGGAAAAATATTATTTATTTTATCTTTATAATTTTTATCCACGATATTACAATAATTTGTAATTAAATCATCTTTATAATTATAGGTATCGTAATAAGTAAATACTTTTTTATAAATATCAATATTTATAATTTTATAATTATCCTTGATAATATAATAAAAGAATCTATTATTAAATAATAATATATCTTTTTTAGATATATTATAATTAATTTTAAATTCATTAAGAATATATTTTTTATAAAAAATATTATCTAAATGTTCCTGATATTGTACTATTTCGATTTCTTTAATTTCTTCGTTTTCTAAAAACATTATGAATCTCTTTCTATATCCAAAGTACTACAGTGTATTCCTCCAGCAAATATTTCAGAATGTCTTAATTGAATTGGAATAGCTTCAAAATTATTTTTTTCGAGTATTTTTATAGTTTCGGTAGCATCTTTAGAAACAATAACTTGTTTTGGAGAAATACTTAATACGTTTATATCCATTCCTCGTTCGCTAGCAAATAATTTATCTATATCCGTAACGTTAGTTGGATATTTTCTAATAGTTTCTTTTGGAATTAAATATTTCCAATTTTTAAATTTTTTAGGTAATTTTTCTTTTAAATTTCTATAAGCTGGATTAACCAAAAATACCCCATCCGATAAAATATTAAAAGCTCCATCAAGATGATTATCAATTAATTGATAAAGTGGATAAAAAGTAATGTTTGGAAAATTAGATTTTACCCAAAGAAAACCTAAATAATGATTATAAGTACTAATGTTTACAAAGCATTCTTTATCGTTTATTTTAATAAATTGTGCAGCATCTATAGCCATATCATATGTATCTATAATAGGATTAAGATTTTCAAAATTTCTTGGAGAATCCCAATTATCTAAATCAATTCGAGATTCCGTTAAAAAATTATTTGGAGATTTTATCCACTTAGGGTTAAAACGTTCTGGAGTTTCAAAAAAATTTTTATTTAGTATTGAATATAATTGTAAATTTTCGAAATATCTATTTCTAATAAATACTGGAGTTTCAATAATAGTATTATTATAAATAAAAGTTAAATCCCTCACATTGCTAGCACTTGATCCTTCACTTTTAAAATAAGGAGTTTCTATACGATGCATTTTATCTACTTTAGTTGGTCGAGAAACATCAATTCCTAAATTAATTAAAGTACTTGATAAAGTATCTAAATCTTCTATACGTTCTTGAAGTATTTTATAATTTATAGAATATTCGGTTATTGGTGAATCGTATAACTGTTGGCCTAAATTTTCTTTATAAAAATTTTTCATAGTTATATCAAATAACCGCTTATTAAAATTTAATTCATTTCCAACAATTACCTTTTTAAGTTTTCCATATTGAGTACTTGTATTTATCATTATTTTCCTTTAAATTATATATTCCATGTCTTTTTTTTCTAAAATTTTTCGGGTGCAAATTTCACAAAATTTGCAGGCTTCGTATTCAAAATTTTCTATTTTATTATATGACCAGTTTTTAATATTTATATTATTTAATTTAGCCTGTTCATAAAATAAATAACACGGATTAATATTACCATTTATATCTATAAAAATAGAATTATCCTCTTTAGCTTTACAGGCGATTTTTTTAGTACTTAGTTTAAAATTAGAAACTATTTTATTTATTTTTTGATATTGTATATTCTGTATTGGTTTTAATTTATTTTCTATAATATCTTGATAATTTTTATATAATTTAGAATTCATTTTTAAATAAGTTTTAGTCATATAAATATTAGAAATAAATGAAATCATTTTTTTAAACCGTTCCGAATTTAAATCTTGATAATTATAATCGAATTGTATACATTGCGCATAATCAATTTTATTTTTGGTATTACCAGATTGGAAATATTTAATATTATTTAAAATATTTTTTAGGTTTGTCTTTTTTCTATATAATTCATGTACTTCTTGAGTACTTCCACATATAGTAAAATAAACTTTATCATTTTTATCTAAAAGTTTATTTAAAGATTTCCAGAAATCTGGAGTTCTTGTATCCCCATTGGTACATATTTCTATATTTAAATTTCTATTTTTTAATTCTGTTATTAATTTTAAAAATTTTGGATGTAAAGTAGGTTCCGATACGGCCCCAACCAATCTAATCCATTTTACCGAATTATTTTTTATTATATTATCCAATTGAAGAAGTAATTCCGATATTGGTCTAAATTTAGAATTTAAAATATCTTTATTTAAATAATTTCTGGCACATAATGGACAATCGGCATTACAATAGTTACTTAATTCAAATTCTATATCTTTAATTAACATATGAAATCCAATCCTTGGTATTGTATTAACTTTTCTACACTTTGATCACAAAATTTACATTCGTCAAAACCACAAGAATGTATTTTTTTAAAATTAAAAATCACCTTATTCTTTTCAACTGCTTTTTTAAATTCTTCTAAATTATAGAAATAATTATCCTTACTTTCTGGAAATTCCATTAACATATAACATGGAAAAATAGTTCCAAATTGATCAATATGTAATTTTTTATATCTTATAGCTTTACAATTTAGTTTTTTTGGATTTACTTTTATTTTAAAAAATCGGTCAAATACTTTTTTATATTTTTTTTCTATTTCTTCTTTTGGCCAAATACCTTCCTTTTTAAAATCATTCTTTTTAAAATCTAATAATCTTCTACGGCCTTCTGATTGAACAGTGTACCATTCAGTTACCATATTTTTTATATAATCTAAATTTTTAGAATTTATATCATTAGTATTATATTCAAATTCTATAAATTGTACACAATCATTATTAAAAGAATATTTTTTAAAATACTTTATATTATTTAAAATTTCACCCAACGAACTACCTTTTCTATATTTTGAATGAAGTGCGTTTGTACTCCCACAAATAGTAAAAGTACAAATGTTATTTGGATTACCTTCCGAAAATAATTTTCCCAAATCTTCCCAAAAATTTTTATTCTTTTTATATTCCGAATTTGGAATATTACTACCATTAGTAAATAAATCAATAAATATATTTCTAGAATTAAGATATCCAATTAAATCCAAAAATTCCGGATATCCAGTCGGTTCCGAAATGGCTCCGGCTAACATAATTCTATTTAAATTTGGAAATTGGTCTAATTGCCAAATTATTTCCGAAAGAGGTCTAATATTTTTCTTTAATAAATGCGAAGCGTGTGTGTAATTTCTAGTACATATTGGGCATTGTAAATTACAAATACCGGTTAAATCAATTTCAAATTCCTGGATATCGTGATTCGTTAATATCATTTTTATTTCCTTAATTTATGATTCGATTCCATAGTTTCGCTTTCGCACAAAGTATGTATTTTATAATCGTACATTATATCTAAATTTTTTGGGAAACATTCAAAGCAGAAGGATTTAGAACCTTTTTTAATTTCTTCAAATGAACATTTATTATGTTTAGATAATGAACATGGCCAAATATTTAAATTATTATCAATATACGCAAAATTATTTTTTATAGACTTACAAGTCATATTTTTATAATCTGGATTTTTATCTAATTTATTATAAATGTTTCTTTCTTCTTCTGGTAAACATATACCTTTTTCCAAACTATCGCTTAAATTATATCTTTCTGCGAATGGAATTGACCAAAAAATTTCTTCCGAATTACAATATTTTTTTAAAAAATTTTTATTTTGTAAATAATCTTCAATATTATATTTAAATAAAATCCATATAATAGTAAAATTATTTGGACAGATACTTTTTATTATCTTAGCTCTTCTAAGAGTATCTTCTAAATTACCACCTTTTCTATATTTAGTATGTAATTTATTAGTTGTTCCAAATAAGCTAAAATAAATAGTACTTTTCGTACCAAGAAATTTTTTAGCAAGTATTTTATAATAAGTATCGTTTTTTGTACTAGCATTTATAAATAAATATACTTCTATATCTCGGTTATGTAAATAATCAAGTACTTTAAATAAATCGGGGTATGTTGTTGGTTCCGAATATTCTCCAGCTAAAGTAACGTATTTTAAATTTGGAAATTGATTTAATAATGATATTAATTTATCAGAATCTACGTGAATTTTCTGTTTAAAATCATCCTTAGTATATATCGTATTTCTAGAACATAATGGGCAGTTTAAGTTACAGACATTATTTAATTCTATTTCTACTCTAAGTGTATTTTTATAAATTTCTTCCATAATTATCCTCTATTGTTTTCGGTTAAAGTATTTTCATCTAGATATACGATATCATCGTATCGCGTATTTTTTATTAATTTTTTGTAACTTTCTTTTATCATATATTTTTTATATTTTAATAATTTGGGATATAGTTTTTTATCCAATTTACTCATATTTTTTCCAGTACTATTTGTGGCGGGTATAATATCATAGGTATATTTAAAATCGAAAGTATTTAATTTTTTTAAACCATTATTATCTATAACTAGTAATAATTTTAAAATATTTTTATTATAAAGTTCCAATAATTTTTTATTTAAAGTTATACTATTATCTAAATTTTCAGAACAATGATATAATATTTCATCAAAGTATTTTATTAATTCTGGATATTTATTAAGAAATAAACCATTTGTATTTAAAGAAATATCGCAATTTTTTATTATTAATTGTTTAATTACATATTCTATTTTATATTTTGGTAAAGTTCCAACTTCTCCACCACTTAAAGAAACAGTCGAATTTGGTTCTATAATTTTTAATAATTCTTTTACTTTAGTAAAAGATATATTTTTATTATGAGTATCTACACAGCAGTACGAACAGTTCCAATTACAAGTATATGTTAAATTTATTTCGTAATTTTTTCGCATTTTATTTTTCCATCCGCATTATTTTATTAGTAATATTTATATTAAAATTATTATAATTCATTATAGTATTATTTATTATATCTATAATACTATCTTTTTCAAAATGATAATTTAGAACAATATCCTTTTTATTTATATAAATTTCTTTTTCTTTTACCAATGGTAATCCATATTTACCGTTAAAATTTTTTCCTTTTTTTATTAAAAAATCTTTTTCTATTTTTAGTAAGTCGTTGTCAAAAATATTATATTTATTTAATAATTTTAATAATTTTCTAAAATTTGGATCAGTGCTATATAATAAATTAAAAATTATTTTATTGGGGTACTTTTTATTTAAGAGCTCTGCTTTAGTAATAAATTCTATTAATAATTTTTCATTTATATATTCCTGATGTAAAGTAGCAATTACCTTAATATCTAAAATAGTTAATAATTTATCAAAGTATTTTAAATTTCCAGAAAAGTTAGTAAGGAATATATAATTTAAATTTGGAATATCTTCAAACATATTTTTTATTTCTTTTATACGCGTTAAAGTTTTTATATCCGTACTTAATTCCCCACCTTGGAATATAATATTTATATTAGATATTTTGTTAATTTTTAAAAAATTATTTAATTCTTTTTTAAACTTTTTTAAATTTTTATAAAGAATTTCTTTATTAATTTTTTTATTTGAATGTTGGTTTTGTCCGCAATAAGAACAATTCCAATTACAAGAATCATTTAAAAATATATTTATATCCAAACTATCTAGTTTCATAAATTATCCGTATTGATTTTATAAGTACTTGAAAAATCAATATTATAATTTAATAAATTATTTTTATTGATTCTAAAAACACATGTTGGACATATTAAAGTTGGATTATCGTCATCGATCCAATTATAAAAACATTCGTCAAAAATACTTAAATTATAAAGTACACGATCGGTATTAATATCTTTTATTATATTTGGTTTTTTAGTAATAATTTTATTTTTATAATCATTTATATTTTTAATACCGAAGTTACTTAAATCCCCAATTAATAAATCATTTTCAAATTTATAATTTAATACGTATGGTAACTCATTACAAAATTTTAAAAAATCTTCCTTAAATTTTTCATAAGAATAATTCTCCAATTTTTCGTCTTTAGACATAACATAATAATATTTTAAAAAATATTCTTCACTCATATAAATTTTGCCGTTTATAATCTTTGACCAATAATTAATACCAGCTTTTAAAAAATTATTAAATTCTATATTTTCATATTTTTTTACTAATTTTAAAAATCTTATTTGATCAATTTTCATATTTTTATTTAAATCTTTTAAAATATTTTTTGATTCCTGTTTTTCTAGTTTTTGGGTATTCCGTGCCTTCATTATATTTCCTTTGTAATTTTATTCTGTTTAATTCTAGTATTAAACGTAGATGGTAAATGCGAACAGGGACAGTCTCGATTACAATTAATAAGAGTTTTATCAATTCGAAAATTTATAAAAGAGTATTCTTTCTTTCTACATATATCTACTATTTTATTATTCGAAAATCTATAAAATAAAGCATCGCATAAAAAATATTCTCTAGTTTTTAATTTTTTACCATAATTATAATTTTTAAAAACAGGGTCTATTAAATAATCAGTTTGTAAATTAATAAATTTATTTTTTAATATTTTTCTTTTAATATCTTTTTCTTTTAATAGTTTTTGTAATTTTATTGATTTTGGAGAATCCGAAATTAAATACTTAAAATCGATATTAACATTATAATTTTCTAAGTTTAACTGATTTGCTTTTGTTATTATTTTAAGAAGAGATTCCTTATTCTGATAGTACTCTTCATGTAGAGTACATGTTATAATAAAATGATGTTTATTATATATTTTAGATAATTTTAGAAATTCCTCAAAAAAATCTTTATTTCCCGAAAAATTTGTAATTAAATCCATATCTAAAATAATATCGTATTGTTTTACTTCCTGTAATAAAAATTTAAAATAATTAATATAGTCCATATCTATGCTTAGTTCACCACCAAGTAAAGATAAGGAACAGTATTTAATACCAGATTTATGAAATTCTTTTAATATTTTTTTTATTAATAATTTATAAATTCCAAAAGATAATTTATCATCGTTTTTATGATTTGAATTTTGGTTACAATAAGAACAATTCCAATTGCATTTAGTAGTTAAATTTATACTAAATTCGACGAAGGTTCCAAACTCTCGATTTTCTTTATCTGGTATATTGTAATTCATTAAATTTCCTTATTCTTTATCCGATATAATTGGTAGTTGATTAAATTCGTCCGGCATGTATGAACATGGGCAAATTTTATCACATTTATATAAAGTTTTATCAATTTTAAAATTTCCAAAATTATATTCTTTATTTTTGCATCTATCTATTATTTTATTATTCATTATAGAATAAGTTAATACGTCACATAGCCTTGAATTAATTTTTTTAGAAATATCAATACCACAATTATTTTCTTTCGCTAAACCTTTTTGAATTAAAGGGGTACTTATTATATTTATTTTTTTATTTAATTTGTCAAAATGTTTTTTAAATAAATTAAAACAATTTATAAATTTTGGATTTTTACTTTCTAAAAATTGAATATCTATTATCATATTTTTTATTTTATTTACTTTTTCTATAAATTTTAATATTTTTTCTTCTTGTTGATAATATTCCTCATGTATTGATATATTCATACAGAAATTAATAGTTGGATAATTATTGTTTATATCCATTAGTTCATTAAAAAAATCAAAATTTCCAGAAAAGTTAGTACTAAAAACTATTAATATCGAGTCCGCATTAATATTAAATTTATGTAATAATTCAAAAGTGATTTCAAAATGTTTTAAAAATTCTTTATTTGTACTTAATTCCCCACCCATTAAAGTAATTTCGATATTTGGAATATTTTCTTTTTTAACTTCAGATAAAAATTTATATAATAATAATTTATAAGTTTTTGCCGAAATTAAGTTTGTATCATTATGATCAACATTTTGACAACAATAAGAACATTTCCAATTACAAAAAAAAGTTAATTCGGAAAATAATTCTATTTTGTTAAATAATTTCATTGTATCCCTTTAAATATAATTAAGTACTTCATCTTCTTCGGTAAGAAATACTTTGTCGAAATCTGTATTAATATCATACATTCTCCAATATAATCCAGTATCCCCATAATCTGGCCCACAATATTCTTTAAAATTAAAATCAAATTCTATTTTTTTATTATAATAATAACATTCGGTTATTAATCTTGGACTACAGTCGAATTGTCTAGTAGTTCTAGTGTATAAAAAAGTATCAAATTTATCAAATAATTTTTTTATAGGAGCTTGTAATACGAATGACCCAAAGTTATGATCAGTGCCGGAAACATACAACATATTTTTATCTTCTTTAATAGTTTCTAATTTTCTTAAATTAGAATTAATATAAATTAAAGTTTTATTATTTTTTTTATCTATTTTATTAAGTTTTTTAAATCTTTTAAAGTATATTTTTTTTATATAATGATCCCCAATATTGTCTTTATAAACCCGCATATCATTTAATAAAAATACCTTTTTATTATCAATTATATTTGAATAATTAATACTTGGGTTACAACGAAATAATATTAGTTTTTTAGATATTACCTTAACTTTATTCAAATAATTTTCGTTTAAACCACTAGTAATTATTAAAGTATCTGCTAAAATTATTTTTGTGTTTGGTTTAAAATTAATAAATTTTTTATAATCTTTTGGTAAATCGTATTTATCTTCCCAAGCATCGAATATTACTTGTTTATTTATTTTTTCTTGTATTAATATATTTACCGAATAATTTAAATCGTATAATAATAGAAAATAATCCATCACTTCGAAAGTATGACCACAAATTCTATTTTTTTCAATATTGCTTGGACAATAGGTTAATGTTATTTTATTCATAATTTCTCTTTAATTATTAATTATTAATTATTTGGTTTTTATTAATTTGGACAAATTCTTTTTCCAAAAATGGACATGGACATTCTCTATAACATTCTATAATTTTTGGAATAACTTTAAAATTGATAAAATTAAATTCTTTTTGTCTACATTGATCAATTATTTTTCCATCTGGAAATACAAGATAATATAAAGCATTACAGTATCTACCAATAGTTCTTTTTTTATCTATATAACCAGCTTTTCTAATTAATGTTTTATTTATAATAATTTTTTTATTTAATAGTTTTAATTTATCTAATTCTAATTCAAAATCTGGAATAAAAATATAATTAGAATATAAATAATTTATTATAATATCATTTTTATTATCTATAATATTTATAAATTTTATAATTTTCGAAAGATTTATTTTTGTAAAATACTCTGGATGAATACTTATATCAAATGTAATTGATATTTTATTAAACATATTATTTAATTTTTCAAAAAAATTAAAATTTCCAGAAAAATTAGTTAAAAAATTAACATGAACTTCTATAGAAGAATTTTCAAATACTTTGTTTATTAATTCAAAATAATTTAAAAAATTTATTTGGGTACTTAATTCTCCACCCATTAATGTAATATCCAGCGAAGTTATTTTATTTTTTATAATTTCTTTTTTTAATTTTTTTAATATTAATTCAAAATAATTAATATTAAGAACAATGGGTGAATCTTGATTAAACCCTTGAATACAATAAGAACATTTAAAGTTGCATGATTCGGTAAGGGTAAAATTTATATTTATATGATTAAAAACAAGTTTTGATAGTTTAGATTGCATTATTCTTCCTTTGTATGTTCTTTTAAAAATTCGTAAAAACCAGATTCGTATATATTTGGATAGTCCAAAAATAAAGAATAAATATTCATTAAATAATCAATACTATCTTTAATTTTTTTATTAATTCTTAAATGATTAAAAATAATAATCTTTTTATTATAGAATTTTGATTCTGGTATTAATCTATTTGCTCTATCAAAATCAACCCTAAATAAAATTAAGGTATTGAAATTCTTATGAAAATTGGTAACAGTTTGTCTATGAGTACTTATTAATTTTTTATTTTCTATAAATACTTCGGATTTAAAATTTGATAATTTTTTAAACATTTTAAAATTAATTAACAATGGAAAATTATTAGAAACTAAGGAGAAATATTTATTACCAAAAGGAATAATATTTTTTAAATTGCAGAATTTATCAAAAGATAAATTTAAAGATTCGATAGAATTCGTGTAATTATAAAAGCACTTTTTATAAAATATTTTTTTATTTAATAAATCAAAGGTACTATAATCAAGAATTAAAATATTTTTACTATGAATTCTATCTTTAGTAAAAATAATATTTTTTACTAATAAATCCACGTAATATTTAGAATATTTTTCTATTATTAATTCAATCAGCTTATTTTTTAAATTTTTATTTTTAGAATCAATTATAAAAATAATATCTATTTTCATATTATTTTCTAATAAATAAATATAGTACTCTAAAGCATAAAAAATTATTCCTGAAATTTTTCTAGGATAAATAATTAAACTTAATTCGTTTGAAGTTTTTAACATTTTTAGCCTTATTTAATTTATATTTATATTTATATTTTAAAAATTTAATAAAAAATCTTTAAACGTTTTAGATTTTTTAAAAAGTATTTGTATCTTTTCGGATCTTTTTTTAAAATTATCTTCATTTAAATTTTTCCAACAATAATCATTCAATTTATTTAATTTTTGGAAAAATATATCTTTTCCAAAATAATTTATAACTTCTAAAAAAGCTTTATTGTCATTGGCAACTGAAAATGGATTCATTAACAATATTTTTTTATTTAAGTACAATGCCTCTAATAAGGTATTAGAAACGCAGTCATAATCAACATTATTTATCAAATAAGTTTCTATACTTTTAAAAAAAAGATTTTGATTAGTTTCGTTATCAAACCCAGCTATAGATTTACCAAATATTAAAACATTTTCCTTTTCAATATTGTTTTCTACGATATATTTTAATAAAATATTTTCGTCGTTACATTCTGGACGATTATAAATACCAAATTTATAGAATTTTGATTGATAGTTAACTATTGATAGTTGACTATCAATAGTTATTTCGAAAAAATATCTTGGATAATATAACATATCAAAATATTTACTATAATAAAAACCATTCGAATATATTTTATTTTTATTTTTTAAATATATAAAATTTAGTTTCTCAGAAAATTGATTATCTTTTACTAATTCTATTTTTGATTTGGAATAAGTAAATAATAAATTCGAGTTGAATATTTTATTAGAAGGCATTCTATAAAAATTAATAAATTTATCTTCGTTTGGTTCATTTATTAAAGTATAACCATATCTTCTAAAAATTTTGGCAGGAATGGTATTCGATCCTCTTTTACGGGGACCGAATCTGTTTTCTTGTAATAATGATATATTTTTCATTTTTATAATTTTTATAATGAAGTAGTTTGATTTTCTTCTAAAATTTTATCAAATTCTTCTTCATCCGCATATTCAATTTCTTCTTTTAAATTTATTAAATTCGTATTTAAATTTAAGAATTCGTCTATTTCATCCTGAAGATTAAGATATAACTCTAATTTTTCTATAGCCGTTTCATCATCTAATTCCAATATTTCGATATATCTATCTTCTTTATTTTCTTTAGTAATAAAAATTCCAATAGATGCAAAATAATTGAAAAGATTGATATAATGAATATATTTTAAGAAATTAGTTTTATTAATATTCATAGAAAAATCTTTATCTAATTTATTTAAAAATTCTATTTTTTTTAATTCTAAATCAGAAGGCTCATGAACTTCCGTTTCCGGCGCTTTAATATTCCTAAGATCATTTGGATCAAAAATAAAACTACCTGTTGTAATTTTTTGATTTAAAACGCTAGATTCATTTATATAAACATGATTATATAAATTTAATAATGCTTTATAATGAAATTTAGTATTATTATCTATAGATGCCCATAATGAAAAAATTTCTAAATCTAAACCACCAAATTCAGAAATTTCGGTAATTACGAATTTATTATTTAATTTATTTATTAACGCTATTTGCATATAATTTCCTTTATTAATAATTAGTAACACAATTGCAAGTACAAACAGTATTACATGTACAAATACTATCGCATGCACAGTGTCCATTTGTATTACACAATACAGCAATTTCTTTATATTTTGCCTTTAAAGTTAAAAGACTAGCATTATCGATAAGATTTCCTCTTGAACGATAAGTGACGTTTAAATTTGCTCCAGCAATACTATCAGCCCATAATTTTAAACCATTGTAATCGTTATGATTAACTATATTTCCAGCAGTTATATTACTTGGCATTGCCGCAGGATCTAAAAAATTTCTATTATCTGCTATATCATTCGCCAAAAGATATAAATCTCTAAAATGATGGTCATCAATTACCAAATTATTTGGTGATGTCGGAGCAAATTTATTTTCGATAGTAGTTGAAAAATTTGTACTACATGTTGCCATATAATCTGGGCAGGTGGCGCCCTGATCAACATTTGTACCTGGAGGAGGACTCTTACTAATCAATGCATCGCATCGAGTAGTATAGGCAGGATTTCCAGTTTCGAAGGAAACCGAATTAAATTTACAGGAGGTCATTGTAGTTGATGTGGTACCCATATAATTCCTTTTTAATTTTTATTTATTGATTATTTTATCAAATATATATAAATATTTACTTATATAATTATTGATTTCACAAGCTAAAGTTAGACCATGAGAATACATATCTGTGTATAAATCCATAGAAGTATTAGTATCCATACTTCTATCTGGAGTAATACTAATCATAGGACATTTAACACATGATAATGTTTTACAAGAAGAACAATAACTAAAGTTATCTACTTTTTCACCAACATGTTCTTTTTCTATTATTTTTTTAGTTCTGTGAAAATTTTCAATAAATTCTAAATTTTTAATATTTCCATAATTTAATGATTTTAATTGTTCTTCTGGATACGGAAATTTAGATTTAGAATGTTCTTCGCCAAATTCAACTCTATGACAATATCTAGTATTTCCATCTTGATCTAATCCAAATAATTTCATTCCCGCAGAACACGCAGAATTATTAGCAGAATAACTCATTTCTCTAAACCATCTAGTAAAAGCTTTTTTACCATTTAAAAATCGGTCTAATTCAAATTTTAATAAAAATCTGAAAGTTTTATCTATATCTTCGAATAGTTTTTTCTTACCTGATTCATCTCCATATAATATGCTTTGACGTAATTTATACATTAAAATAGAAGTGGTGTCAAAAGTTGGATAATATGAAAAATTTCCAGGATTATGATTATTCTTATTTATATCTTCTTCAAATGAAACATAATCCATAACAGCTTCAGGAACGTCTTTAATTGCTTCTATTGGTAACGTGGCTTTTAAAGTTACTTTATAATCTTTACCAAGTAATTTATAAATTTCTTTAGTGATACTTTCTTTGGTTCCGGCTTTTTTAGAATCCTTTCTATAATCTTCTTGAATAATTCCACCATCATAAGAAACCTGAATCTTTATTTTTTCTTTTGGAAATTCTGGATGAAAGAATTTAATAGTTCTTTCAGCCGAATAATTATTAGTAATTAAAATAATATATTTTAAATCTAATTCGTCTGATAAAGCCTTTGTTAATTTGTGAGTTATTTTTTGATCGACTATTGTTGGTTCTCCACCCAATATACTAAAAGATAATTTAGAAACTTCTCCACGTTTTTCTAAGTCTTTTTGAAATGCTTTTATTCCATTGACGAACTCTTCAATATCTTTTTCTTTGAGAATTTCTGTAACTTTATCAAGACCTTCATAACAATATGTACATTTGAAATTACAATTTTTATTAATTTGAAATACTATATGGAAAGAATCATCATTATCGTGATTGGTTGGGATATTTGTGTCATCGTGAAAATAATGTTCGTATTTGGCTTTTATATTTTCTTTATGCAATTGTTTTTTATCCAATTCATTATAAAAATATTCATTTAACTCTTCGTATAAAGAATCCAAACCAGATTCTTTTAAAAGATTTTCGTAATGATCTTTGTATTCTATTTTATTTTTAGCCTGATCATATGTTAATTCATATTTATATTGAAAAATATAAATACTAATTTCTTTAATAATTAAACTAAGAACTTTTGGAATTTCACCAAAGTCCGCTTTAACAGCTTGAATAATAACTAGAATATTTTCTAGTACCGTATATAAATTATTATTTAAAGAACTTAAATGTTCTAATAATTCTTTATTTTCAAGACTACTTTTTTTATTATCTAATTTAATTTCCGATATATCCCCATCGTAAAATATATCCAAAATTCCTAAAATATTTAATAGTATTTCTGGTTCTAGATAATTAGAAACAATTTTTAAATCATCCAGAATATTTAATACACTTTTATTTATATTTTGTATTTGTGGAATTTCTTCTATATTTATGGTTTGATTTTCCATTAAATTTCCTTTAAATTCTTTTTTATTAATATATCTATTTAACTTTACATAGAATTTTAAAATTTTCTAAAGAACTTATATTACTATTTTCTAAAGCTACTCCGATTAAATCAGGTGTTCCTTTAAATTGATAAGTACCTTCCGCGATATTTGGATTATTAGTACTTGGGTATAAATACATTCCTTTTTTAATAATCCCTTTGCATTTAACTGGTACTCTACCATTCAATGCGATATTAACGTATTCTTGATTATCTTCGAAAGCGCTATTAAGTACAAATCCTGGACTAGTAGTTACTACCCCACAATAAATATTTCCTTTTGCATTTTCGGTAACTTCGAAATCTTCTGTATCTTTAGATCTATTAAAATATAAAATAGTTCCTGGTTCATAAAGATATTCTTCCTTAATTTCTTTTTTATAGTACTCGGCTAAATCGGCATACTTAGCCGTAGTAGCAGTACCAGTAAAAGTTCCAGCATCTACGGTAACATTTTCAGCGTTGTCGAAAGTTAAAGTATCGCCATCCCAATAAGCAGAACCATCATCGGTGTTTAACGTAATTCTATTACTATGATATAATTCAACTTCTGTGCTTCCCCAACGAATTACGTCTATGCCCGTATATTGTAAAGAACTTCCAAAAAATTTCCAAGTATTATCAGTACCCCAATCTTCCAATGAAAAACCTTCCATAAACTGAATCCGAGTATCTAAATATTTTATATTGTCATCTGCATTAAGTACTCTAGTTCTAGCTTCTTCTGCCACATTACCAATATTTACCATATCTATAAATGCTTGATTAATACCAGAAGCTAATTCCGTGGTTTTTGTAGTAATTGGAGAAATAATATTTGAATTAATTAAGGTTCTAAAATTAACAAACATTTGATTTATAGTATCAGTATAGTTTTCAAATCTTCTTTGAATTTCTAAATCTGTTCTAGCCATTAAATATTCACTAAAACCTTTTGAAGAAATATGATTAGTTAAACCATAATTTTCATTTTCATTAACCATCCAAAACATATTTGCTTTATTTTCTAAATCCGAATTTAAATTAGTATTTAAATAATCTGAAATAGTTTTATAAATAACATTGTACATATCCATTTGAGATTTAACAACTACCTTTATTTTATCATCTGTAAAAACAAAAGTTTCTTTGGTTTCATTAATAGTTTCTTGTAATAATGCATGAATTTCGTTAATTTGAGTTCTATTTAAATTTAATTGACTTCCGATTACAGAAACTTTTCTTTTTAAATTTGAAATATCAAAAGAATATTCATTAATCGTTTCGTCATTTTTAGTAGCTATATCGGATATTTTAGTAGCTAATAATTCGGCTTGAATTTCTAAATTATTTTTAGTAGGCAAATTCTGATATTGATCACCTTCCACGAATCTTGTCCAAATAGAATAAACTAAAGTTTTTCCATTGGTTGCGTCTGTAAAATTTAAAATTAATTCGTGTTTATAAACTCTTCTATTATCTATTAATTCAATATCATCTTGATTTAAAGTATCGAAATCTAAATTAGAGTATTGATTAATACCATTATTATTTAATTTAATTATTATATTATCGGTTCCTGCGCTTGGTATAGAATCGATATCAAAATAAGAAGCGTTAATCCCTAGAATTTCACAATATGTATTATATACTAAATCTATTTTTGATACCAACATATTTGGATATAAATTATGAGTATATAAATTATGTTCGAAATGATTTAGTACATAAGGTGGATTATCTATAATTCTTTGAATTTTAATAGATATATCTTGAGAAATACTAGCATTCGTTTCTAAATTAGTTGCTATTATAGTAAAGTTAAGATACTGTAATTCTTTAGATATATCTTCAGGGTAATCTTTATTAATAGCTTCCTTACCATCTCCAGTCAAATAAACTTTATTTTCCTGAACGGAAAAATAATTATTATAACTTGAATCTACTGAGTAAGAAACCGAATTAACATCGGTTTCTACTTCACATAATAATTGGCCATTTATTAAGGATTCTTCAATTATATCATACGTTTTTATTTCGGTAAATTCCATAAGTTACCCCTATAAAGTTTCTATAATATTAAAAATTATATGTGTACCATCGGTATTGCTAATAGCATATATACTTTCATCGAATACAGTATCCATATTAAAACGAATTGTAGTATTTGGCTGAAGATTTCCGACCCAAAAAACGACTGTATTCGTTTTAATCGTTACTAATGCTTCCGAAGCTCCATCAGTGTTTGAAATAATTATACTGTTAATAAGACCATTGATATTTCCAAAGTTCTTTTCTATACCTGCGTCTAAAACTGCTGTTTTTTTTATCATTTTTTTATCCTTTTAATAATCCGTAAATGTGTTTAAATTCTGAAAACATTCTAAATTTGGATCCGCTAAACCATGATCATTAAATTCATAATCTGTTATAGTAATTGGATCATCTATACCAAATTGTAGTCTTAAATTATTATATTCGATTACCATTCCTTCTAATTCGAGAGTAAGATTTTCTAAAACACTTACAAATGAATTCAAGTTGTTTTCTGTTTTATCTATTAATGATCTATTTGGAATAGTTTGACTTTTTAATTGTAATAAAATATCATTTAATATTTGAATATCGTTATTAATAGCTATTAATAATTTTTGTTTTAATCTAATACGAATAGTTAGATATGTGTAATTATATATTTTTCTTTCGTATTCACTAATATATAAAATGGTGTTGACGCTTTTTTGATAATTTATTCTATCAATTACCTGTTGATCCATATTCACAATATCGTTTTCTAATTTAGTTATTAAAGAATTTTCTGAAATTATTCTTTCGTTTAAATCATTTATATCTAAATCAAGATCATCGATTTGTAAAATTATATTACTGAATTCTCTAAGACTTTCTTGATATAAAGTAAAATTATTATATTTATCATTTATATAATTTCTTTTTTCTTGATCATATACATCTATAACATCTTCGATAATTTCTTTAGCTGTATTATTTTCACTTTCCGTAGCAGATAATGAATCTAAATATTTAAGTACTTCATTTGCTTCTTGAATTAAATATCGAGCAATATAGTAAATTGAGTAAATATCTACTTTTAAATTAGTTTCAAATTTTTTAAAATCTAATTTATCTTCGGTTATATCTATAAAATAATGAATTTTATTTAAATAGTCGCCGATCCCATAAGAACTTGCTATAATTTCGGACATCTTTGGATCTCCAAATAAAACAGTTCCAAGTTGATTAGTATAATACGAAATTGATGCTCCACTATTTCCAGAAATATCCAATAAATTTTTTATTTCCCCAATATCATACGAAACCAAAGCATTATACAATGTTTCCGTGGTCGTTTTTATATTAGTATTAATGGTACTAATATTTTTTAAACTATTATGTAATGTATTTGTATTTGAAATAAAAGCTTCTACTGGATTGTAAGTATCGCTTATAATTTCGTTTGTAGTATTATATGGAGTCATTGGACCAATTAAAGTACCTTGTGATAATGCTCCAACAGAACTTCTAGTGGTGATACTATAATGAGGCGAACTTATAGTTATATTTTGAATGGCTGTTTGAATTCCTTCTGGTGCATCAGTAGCGGTTTTTACTTTTGGTACGGTTATATTAGTACTTCCAACGCTTATTCTATTTATACCTGGTAAAGCAAGACTTTGAAAATCTTGGAAAGTATTTAATGAACTTTCAAAACTTTGAATTATGTATTCTTCTAAAAAGAATAATTGACTCTGATCTTTATCAGTAAAATCTAGTAAAAGTTTATTTAAATATTCGAGCGTAGTATTGATATCAGTAGTACGATATTTGATATATGATTCGAAATCTACCAAATAATTTACTAAGTAATTAATTTTAGTATTTTTAAATACATTTTCTGATTGATATTTATTTAAAACTTTGTATTGATCAACCAAAGTATTTTCTAATGTTAGTGCCGAAATAGGTCCAGTTATTTGACCAATAGTAATACTTGGATTATTATTTAAAGTAGTATTATTATATTTAGTTAAATTATCTTGGTACTCATTTTCTTTTACTTGACTATCCATTACAGCCTGATCTTTCCGAGCAGCTAAATCTTCTTTAAGTAATTGTAATCCCTGAGTAAATAATTTGCGAAATTCTTTAGATTGAATACTATTCCAATAAGCGTAAATGATATTGAAACGATCTTGGAATTGTTCTGGTAATCCAATAAGTTCTAAAAAGTTAGCTGTATCCATTTCACTAGCATATTGAAAATTAACCATCAATTTTTTATTATCTAAAGCATAACCAACCATTACATTACCAGGAGTAAATCGAGAACTTACTTTTCCTGGAACTGGCTGTTGACCATCTTCCCAAGCATAGTTAGTTTCAGAACAGTTATCTAATAAATAATAACTTTTACCAGGTTCCATATTTAATAATATTTTATTGCTATCGTCTATTTCAAAATTATTTTCAAAATCTATAAGTCCACTGGTAACGATAGTATGCGATCCGGATTTTGGAGTATATACATAAATACCCATCGCTTTATCTATTTTTCTATTACATGCTCTTGCCGGTTTATATAAACCATCTAAATCTAAGAATACTACATCTCCGGATTTAGTACTGTATTCGGGAGTGATACTATTTTTATATACTTTTCCAGCATCTATAGTTAATCCTTGATAAGCATTAATTTTAAATAAATCCATAGCACTATCAGAAACTAATTGAAATAATCTAGTATAGTTATCCATAAACATATCATCGAGATTTTGAGGATATGTTATTAATTCATAACCATCCATTTTAAATTGAATAATTCTTAACATTTTCGAAGGATCGTATGAACTAACTGCTACATAATCTATAGTCGCAGGATTATATAAACATTGATTACTATATTGATATTTTATTACTAAATAATAATCAACTTGATTTACTAATTTTGATATTGGTACGTTAAATATAATATCATCTATAAATGCTATAAATTGATCGTCTACAAAACAAGAACCTTTATTAATATAAAATTCTAAAATATTTTCATCATTTGATATTTTTTTCTGTACTGTTGTTTCTAATCCATTAATATACGATGAAACCGTTTCTGTCGCATCAATAGGTTTAAAAGAATTAAATACCTTTGCTACTAATCTTAAATAATCATTTGGTGCTCTGTCACTTGGCTCTAGACCAAGTATTTCGGCATTTTTATAATCATCTAAACCGTTAATTGTAATACTCATAATTATCCTTTATTTTGTTTTTCTTGTTGCGTTTTAATTTGGTAATTTTTAAATAGTTCTATTAATTTCATTTCTAGATTAGCAAATAATTGATAAACTAAATTAATTTCTAAATTAAATATTAAAGTATTTACAACTTTAATATATTCATGTATTTGTGCAACGTCTTTATAAAATTCCTCATCTATATTTGGAAAATTATCTGTAAATATTTCCAATTTACTTTCAAGATCATTTAATTTATCATAAATATTAAAACGAATTACCATCTCTTGGATATTATTTATTTGGTAAGCTCTTTCTTCTTCTGGAGTCGGCTCTTGGGAACCCTGTAACATCTGACCAAGTAATTCCACATCGGCTTGGTTAATTTTTCCAGAATCTAATAACTCTTTTACATCAGCTTCCATATCTTCAGATTGTTGTAAATCTTGGGCTAATTGTTGAAGTTCTTCTTCCGATAATAAAGGTTCTTCTTGACCTTCATCGCCATTTTCTTTATCCCCTCCATCTTCTACTGGAGTATTATTTGAATCAGTATCTTCTGGAGTATCTTCTGGAGGGGTATCATCGTCTGAGTTTACTTCTTGAGTTTTGGCTTCTTCGATTAAAAAATCCCAAGGCGAACGACCATATTGAAAACCATTCTCTTCTAAAATTTCTAAACTTATTTTCTTTTTCATAAGATTCCTTTGATATACTTTGGTAAGGTTATTTAATATTTAGTTCGAAAGTTAAAAGACAGGAAATTCTTAGGCTTATGCCTAAGAATTTATTGAGCTTGTTCTGGAGGTTGGGCTAAGTTTTGCATAATCTGTTCTTTAATTTGTTCTTTAATTTCCGTTTCGCCACCACTTTTTAATTTATTCCACGGTAGATTAGGAGCATAAAGTTTAAATAATTCCTCTGGATCCACTTTCATTCCAGCCTGAGTAAGAGTTCCAACTAGATTACCAATACTACTAATAACCGCTTCGCTATTTTGTAATTGTAAAATAACTGGAGCATTTAAAGTAAATTTCATGTACTGAGTAATATTAAAAGATTTATAATCTTTATTATTGGCCTTAAGTACTTTTTGAAATACAGTATTAATTAAATCATTTAATGCGTCTTCGATATAACCTTGATAAGTAGTAATACTATTAGCGAAAGTAATATTAAGATTTACTAAGGTTTCTCTTTGTTCTATATTCTCTCCAATATTTAAAAATACCGATGGAATACCTGTGGCTGCAATAAGTTCATTTCTAAGATCGCCTAAATCATTAATAGGCAATGCTCTATCATGCATGGGCATAACTTCCATATCAATAAACTTTTGACCATTCTTAGATACTGTAGCAATATCGCGGAAGTCGGTCATAATTTGAGAAATATTTTTCATCGATCCCAAATCATCGTATGAAATATTTTTAGTCTTAAGTTCTTTTTGAACATTTTGAACGATTTGAGAATGGTTTCTTCTTTTACCAACTTCAATATTCCATTTACGAACTACGGAAGCTCTACTTAATCTAGATATAACTGAACTTAAAAGAGCAATTGTATATAGTTTAACTGGAAGAACTATTGGATCAAATACACTTGTTGCATAAGGAGCAAACTTATCAATATTTGTATGAAAGTTAATTAAATTATTTGGTTCGACTAATCTAAATTTTAGTTTAGATCTTTTCTTAATTTTTTCATAAAGAATAACTTTAAGACTGAATGATAATTCTTCTGGTAAATCATCTATAAAATTATTAGAAACTGCTAAATGTTCTTTTAGTTTAAAAATAATTTCTTTACTGAATTTATCAATTACTTCGTCTGTGGTTTTCTTATTAGTAAGAGATTCTTTATTACTAGTATTATCATCATCATTTGCAAATCTTTTATAAAGGTTTACCTCATCCGCTTCAGCGCCTTTATTTAATTCTTCGATTACCAAATATCCAAAATTAATCCCATCTTGTTCCAATTTAATAACAGAAGTAGGTTGAATAAATTTTAAATAAATATTTTTAATAATATCAAAATTTAAATCTTTTATATCGTTAATATCAAATAAGTCTGATTGAAAACCACTTTGTTCCAATTCTCCAACTTGATCCATATATACATCATTAAATAAATTGATATCGTTCTCTTGAATACTTTCTTTAGATTTTAAAAGATTTAGAAATTGTTCGGAAGGAGCTTCTGTATAATTCTCTTGAATTTCTTCTTTTTGAATCACTGGAAGTTCTAGATATCCTAAATTACAATTAGCTGTAACATTTTTATCTTCTCCATAAAAAGTAATATTCTCAGTAATCAATTCCGAACGAGTTTCTGCAATTTTAGAAATACCAGAAAGATCAATTACCTCCATATAAAAGTCGCCGTACTTAAGAGTATTGTGAATAATACTATTCTTTAGTTTATTTTGAATATCAAAATAAACTAGAAAAGTTTTCATAAAATTAGAAATATTCTTTTTAACATTTTTATCTAATTTAATCATTAATTCATTATGGTCATTTTCGATAGTATTTATAAATTGTTTATTTTGAATATTTTTAATAAGAATATTGTCAATATAAACTCTAAGCATTCTATAAGCGATTGGATTAATTTCAGAAATTTCATTATAAAGATCATAAATCTGTTTTCTATTATTACTAATATTACCATTGTTAAATATTTTTAAAATATCATCCGAGTTAGTATTTAGTAAATCATCTAAATCTTTATTCTCTTCGTCTTTCTCGGCCTTATCTGATTTAGTACTGCTCATTCCGGCAAGAACTGGATTAATATTATTTATTTCTATACGTTGAACGTTAGAACTAAATAATTGCATATCAGAACTACCATTAACAACTTCAGAATATATTTTATCAAATTCGTTCGTTATTTGATCTAAATTATCTAAATCATCCAGAACATCTATTGCATTTTGTTCTGGTGTTTGTTGTTCCTGAGGATTCATTTGGTTAGGATCTTGACTAGGATCGGGTATTCCCCAATCATTATATTCATTTGCCATTTATTCTCCTTAATTTTTATTCGTTTCTATTTCGGACATGAAAAACATATTATCTTTTATATCTTCTTCTTTGTTTAAAAACTTAGCGTCGGTTTTATTAAAATAGGTAGCGAATCGTTGATGTATATACATTTCTATTCCACTGGTACTAAATATTGTAACCATTTCTTTTTTCATTTCTGGAGAAAGACTCATATAAAGATCATTAAAGAAAAAGTTCTTTATTTCTAAAAATTTTTCTTTAGAAAATTTTTCTTTTTTTGAATATTCATTTCCAATATATACTGGAAGAATATCCTTATATAAATAATATTCATATTTCTTTTTAATTAAATCATCTAAAAATTCCATAACATATTTTGCTTTGGGAGGTTCTATACTTTTAGGATTTTTTAATTTTAAATCTTTATTTTCCAATTTATCTTGTTCTAATTTACTTTTACGTCTCGTATCAATTACAAATAATAACATACCGATTAAAAAAGCTAATGATCCAATAATTATTGGATATAACCATAAATATTCTTGATTCATTTAAATTTCCTTTTGTTTATTAATAGTATATCTATACCTTAAATGTATAGCTATTAGCAAAACCAGCTACATAGCCATTATCATCATTTGGGTAAGTATCTACCTTCATAAATGATCCTTGTGTAGCAGTATCACCTGGCCCACCATAAGCAATGCCCATTAGACCATCTACTTCGTCGCCTGGAGATTGAACACCCAATCCATTTCTACCATACATACTAGTTAATTTTCCATAACTAACAGAATCTATTACATCTTTAGTAGCATTAGCAATACTATTCATTAAATCCTTTAAATAATTATAAGTACTTTGTATACTTGCTGTTAAACTATTAAAAGCATTCGTTAATGATTTAGCTGTATCAGATGCTTTTACAATGACTGTTTTAATTTCCGTAATGGTAGTATCAAATACTCCTTTTGCCGAACCAGTATATTGAACTGCGAAATCTTGCATTAATGGTACTATAGTTAAACGGACATCCACTAACAATGGTTGTTTAGCGCTATTAAAAACGGTTTCATAAGAACCTCTGGAAATTGTCATGGCTGCAATGGCCCCAATTTTAAAATGAGTAATACCATATGCTCTAACATCCCAAACTAATGGCATTGCATAAGTAACACCGTTTATTGTAATTGGTGAACCTGCAGACATCATAGTTAAAATTGGTAAAGTAATATTTTTATAAATACTTACCGGATCACCACTTGGACTAGCTAATTTTATAAAAATATTTAAAGTACTATTATAAGAAGAACTTTGCCAAGTGTTTGGAGTGGCGAATTGAACACCAAGTACACGACCACTTAATAAAGAAGTTAAACCACTTTTAGTACTGGCAGCTGTAAGAGCATCCAAAGCATTACTATAACCCATATTTTGAAATTTCCCGATTAATGTTTCAGAACCAAGCATATTATTAACGCTTGGTAAAATTTTATTCATTACCATTGAACCAACATTTGGCAAATTACTACCCGAATTATTATCTTGGAAATTATTAGAAATGGTTTCCGTAAAGGTACTATCATTCGCCCCCATAATTCTAATACTTGTGGTTTTTTCCCAAACGCTACAAATTTTTTTAGCGGTAACTACCATAGCTTTTTTATCATCATCTTTTATATCTGGTATACCATCCAAACCTTTTTCAAATTGTTTGATTGAATAATCACTAAGATTTTTTATAACATTTTTATAAATATCAATAATTGTAGTTGCTCCAGAACCAGAAGTGTATTTATAAAAATCACTTATGTTTCCATTCTTTCCAATCATACCTAAGTTAACTGTATAGGTAGCTGGTATTAAATCTATATAAGTAACGTCGCGTAAAAGTATTTTACCGAATGTATTTTTATAATCTAAAATTTGACCATAACCTGGAATTTTTCCAATTATAGCTACATTTTGTTCTGCCATTTTAATTCCTTTTTTATTAATAGTTAACTATCGATAGTTAACTATTAATAGTTTTTGATATATTTTATCTGGTACCGGATGAGGTATTCTTATCTTGTAAAGCGGATAATTTATATTTCGTTGATTCTGCTTGTAAGACCAAAGATTGCAGTAATTGTGATTGTTCGGAAGTATGTTTAGAAATATTTATTAATTCCTCTTTTTGGCCTCGCGCTAATTCTATACTAACGAGATGTAATTCAGCTATTTTTTTAGAATATTCCTTTTGTTCTTTTTCTAATGCTATTTGAGCTTCTTTAAATTTTTTTTCGTCTTTTTGCCTATCTTTATCATCAATTTTACCATCTTTGTTTATATCCATAGCTTGAATAAGTTTTGTTAATTTTACGGATTCTTTTTTATCATCGATTTTAGTTAATCTCTGTGTTAATTCTTCAACAGATCTATTTTTAAAATTTTTATGATTCTTTAACCATTCTCTAGCATCGTGTTTTTGCTGTTCTTTTATTCTATGTTGGTATTGTAATTCTTTAATATTATCTAAACCAAAGCTTTTCTTCATGTCATCCGGAATTAAAGGTTCTATGAATCTAGCAAAATCCGGATGTTTTATAAACATATCTTGGAAAACTTTTTTCCAATTCATCTGTAAACCACTACCAGCTAATAACATTACTGCACCAGCTACTTTCGCATATGGGTTTGGAACGGTAATTAATAAGCTTCCAAGTGAAGACATAACTATACCTGTTTTTTTAGCTCCACTATACTTCTCCCAACCACCATCTAAACCATCACCTTTAAAATATTGAGCGATATTGGAAATAGAAGATGATAGTGTTTTAACGGTTGCTTTTATTTTTGGACCAAGCACATCTTTATTATCGTAAGCTAAATATCCTAAACCTGCGGCAAGCATTAAAGCTCCTCCAGTTTTCTTATGTTTCATACCATAAGATATTATATTTCCAAATATAGTTTTTAATAATTGGCCAGTTTTAAGAGCAGGTTGTACTACAAATAAATTTCCAAGTGCTCCAAGTAAACCACCTTTTGCCCAACCATTAGTCCAATGTTTCTTAAGAGATTTTGGTGTAACATCATCCACTAAATTTGATCCTGGAATATGCTCTTCTTTTTTTTGATTAGCTATAGATTCAAACGCTTCTAGTAATTTTGATTTATACTTTTTATCCTCTTCTGCTTTTTGATTAGTAGCAACTGTATTTTTCTTATCAATTCCAACTGCTGTATTTCTTATATCAGTCTGTTTATAAAGATTTAATAAATTATCTTTTAAAGCATCTAATTCTTCGTCCCGTTTTGTTTCATAATGATTTAAATTCTTAGGATCGTTTTCCATAAGTTTTCTATATTGTTCTGTTATAGATCCACTATCCTGCTCAAATTTATCTTTAATACTTTGTTGTCGGTCAGTTTCAGTTCCAATTTGTTTAGAAAGTACGTCATACACACCATAAGATTTTTTAGAAACTTTTGATTTATCACAATCCCAACATTCAAGTAATTGTTTTAATAATTGATTTCTTTCTTCATCCAGAGATAAATTTTCTAAAAATAAATTTGGAAATTGATAATTTAGAAAATCATCGTTTTCTAAATTTTGAGATTCCGAAAGAGACAATGCATCGATAGTTTTTGGTCCTTCTGCCTCGGCATTTGATTTCTTTCTTTTATTAATTCCTCTTATTCCAGCACTAGCAGAAGATAAAACATTTAATAATGGAATATTTCCGACAACATTTTCGGTTTTATCATATAACTTAGTTAACCAACTTTCATCTTTTTCTAAATCAATGTAAGTTTTAGTTCTGTCAAAAAAACCTTTACCATCGTCGGTTTTTCGTTCGTCTAATTTTAATTTAAGAATTTCTTGTAAAATACTAGCACTAAATGATTGAACAGCTAATTGTTTACCTTCGACATTATCTGATAATTTTAATATTTGTGAGATATCCATTTCCGCAATTTGTATTAAATTGGTAGGTACCCTTAAATCGGTAGCTGTTTGTTCTCTAGCATTTTCCATTATGGTATCTTCGTCCATACCATATAATGCTTTAATATCTTTGGTTGAGGTTGATCCTAATAATCCTCCAGTAAGAATTTTTAACGGATTCAACGCATCGAAAAGGGCATGTGTATCGGTACTAGTTTCTTGAATCCATTTATTAACTCGATCGTTAATATCATTTATTCTGATACCAGTTCTTTCTAAATAATTATTATCTTTAGGATTACTATAAGTATTTAATGTATTTTGATACCCTGGATCATTATTTAATAAATCCCCTAATTCATTATGAGTTCCAAATAGTTCTTCTTTTTTATCTATTTTCTTTAAATCATCCTCATTTAAAATATCATAAATAGCATTTAAGAACAATAAATGTTTATCCATACTTTGATAATAACCAAGAGCTAATGACTCAAATGGGCTTAATTGTCCAGTAATGGTTAATAAATTTACCTGAGCCGCTACTGATTTCATAGTATCGTATTTGGTAACATCCCTATCGGTACTAGCTGGTCTTCCTAAATCACTTACTTTGTAATTATATTTTTTACCGTCTTTTGCTTGAGCAGACGATTTAATACTTTTCATAAGTTTATTTCCACCAGCAGATGCCAACATATAAGTTAACATACCAGTTAAAGAACCACCCATTCCAGTCATATCATGAATACTTCCACCCACTTCATTAAGACCTTTTCCAAGTTCTCCAAAACCAAAATTAGAAGCTATATTACCAATACCTGATATACCACTACCCAAAAGAGCAGCTTGGTGAGTATTACCAACTCCTCCAAAATAATCTGCTCCTGCCATTTGAGAAGCTCCCAAATAAGCTAAGGAACCAGGATTACTTAAAGCATTGGCTCCTTTATTGGCCAAGATCATTGTACTTGGATCCATCGTATTTCCAGTTAAAGCACTATATCCATATCCTAAAGCCATACCTCCCATAACACCACGTTTAATACTTTTTCCGGCATTTAAGGCGCTATCAGCAGCTTGAATATTTGAAACACGATAACCTTTTTTTAAATTGATATTTCTATTTCTTGTATCTTGTATATCTTTTATATTTTGTTTTTGCATACCTCTGTATAAAATTGGTGCAGCTACGGCACCAATTGCAGAACCACCCATAGTTAAATAATCACCCATATTAGTTTTATCGTTTATACCTCCACCAACGATACCACCTAAAGTACCACCGATGGCTGGAGCCATCGTACCAGCTATCGTACCAAGTGGTCCAATGGTTTGCCCAAATTTTTCGTATTTTTTACCTAAATAACTTTTTTCGTGGTCCTCTTCTAAACGTTCTGCTAGAGATTTATTATATTCTTGACTATTTGCACCCATAGAAGATTTCCTTTTTTTAATATATTATCTTTGTTAAGTTATTTATATTAGTTCCTAATTTTAATGACAGGAAAATCCTAGAAGTTTAAACTTCTAGGATAATTTAATTAAAGAGAGAATGTATCAAATTCCCCAACTTCTTCAATTTTTTCACTGTATTCAAGATTAACCATTCCAATAGCCGAAATAGTTTTTACCCAAACATCATCACCATTTTGATAAAATTCTATATAGAATTCATCTGGTTTAGTAAAAGCAAATGGATTAAAGATTTTATAAACTTTAGTTTCAGTGCCTTCTGGAACTACTGCAAACTCTTGTTTAAAGATATCATCAGAAGTACTGATACTTACAATATTGAAATCATTATCTAATTCGAATTTAAGATAATCTGATTCAACTGCTTTACTAGCATTTTGAATAGTTTCGACTAAATCAATTTCAAGTTCTCTTCTTAATTTTAATTCTCCAAGTTCTGGAGCTGTAATTTGAAAATTATTTTGATTCTCTGCTTGTGGTAAAGTAATACTAGTACTTGGGTTATCATTTACTAATGAAGTAATTAAATATCTAGAATTATTATTATCTTTAATAAACATTACCTCATCTCCACCTTTAATAAGGCCAAGTAATTTAGTATTTTTAACTGGATCAATAATATCTAAATCATGATTATCAAAAAAGATACTAAGATCTGCATAGATATAACCAGCATTCTTTACAAGATTAAGATTACCTTCTCTAATATGGATAATATCTTGAGAAGTAGTTCCAGCACTTAAAAATGAAAGAATTTTAATAAGGCCACCATAAAGAGCACTTTGAATTTTACCAATTTGATAAACTTCGTTTGATTCTGGAGAGCCTTGTCTTGTTGGAGCAACTGTTGTTTGAACTGCTGTTTCCGCTTTAAAATCGTTTAAAGAAGCTTGAGCTGGTTCCACTACAGTTCCAGCGTCTCCTGGAGTTACTCCAGTAGATATTGTATTGATATCCAATTCTAAATTTTCCATTATACTTCCTCCTCTAATCCTGGTAAAGGTGGGTTCTTTTCTTTAGAAGCTTCCTTTTTCATTCCATCGAGAACTTGTTCTTTATATTCATGATACTTAGCTGCAATTTCTGGAGTAAGATCTTTTTCTTCAAGTACACCAAGAATATGTTTTTTAGAAATAATTCTTTCATCTTGGACCGTTCCAGTATAAATTGCTAAATAAGGCATCATCCCAAGTCCACCAGACATTGGATCTAACATAAGACTCATTGGATACTCAATTGTAATTGTGTCATCCGACGTATTTGAAATCAACCCGATAATATTCTCTGAATTTACTAGTTGTAAAATTGCTAACGTTTGCATGTGTTTCCTTTAAATTTTTATATTCCAATATATCTATATATCTTGGTATCGACCAAAAGATATATACTTTACGTATTGATAAGTACAGTATTTCCTTCGGCTTCCGAAAAACTAATTATTGGTAAAGATACTTTTTTACCTTTCATTTCTGGAAGATATTTATTTACTATTTCGGATGATTTAATACTATAGAATTCTATAAAAAAATCGACGAAGGATTTATAAGTACTTGCACCACCATGACTTTTAATAAAAGTATTTAAATCATCTAACGTAATATTTGGATTAATTTTAATAAAATTTGGCGTACTCATAATAACTAAATTATTAATTTCCGAGTCTGTATTTACCAATGGCCCAAGAGAGATTTTTTTAATCTCTTCTAAAAAACCATTTACCAATTTTTCTTTTTGTGTCATCTTATTTCCTTTTATTATTCTCTACCATTTTCTACCACGAACTAAAAGTATCATTTAACGCTTCCGTTTGAGGAGAAGCTGCTGGAATACTCGTACTTTGAACTGGTTGAGCGTTTTGAGAGGGCTGTCTCATTATTGGACCTTGAGGAGGAACCAATGATTCGGCTTCCTGCAATTCTTCTCTAATTTCTTCTGGGGCTTTTACTTTAAAAAATGAACCATATAATGGATCATTTTTAAGATTTTTAATACTAAGAATTACAAAAGCATTTCTTAACTCCGGCGAAATACTTTCTATAATTTCTTTAACTTCTCCATCCGCTTCTAAAGTATATTTAGCTCCAGAAACATTTGGAATAGAAGTTCTATATTTATCCTCTGGTTGTTCATAAGCGGTTGCTGGTTGAACTGATTGTTGAGGTTTTTTAACTGGGTTTTCATATGCGTGTTGTATCATACTTTTTCCTTAATTTAAGTTTATTATTTAACTGATTTAGTTAGCATTAAGCTAACATAAACCCTCTAATGTTCGAATAAAGTCTTTCTGGTTCTACGAAATCTACATTCGGAGGAAATGTTGTTCCATAAAGTAGATTAGCTCCACCTCCAGCAAATATTACTTTTTCGGAAGTACTTAGTAATTTTCTTTCACGTACTAAAATACTATTTTTTAGTTTTTTAAGAAAGTTATTTTTTAATTCAAAAATAATAGCTTTTACTTTTTCTTGATCTACTCCATTATAAATAAACTTATTTTTTAAGAATATTTGTAAAGCTTCTGCATCTGAGAAAGACATACCGTATTCATTTTCTAAGAAATCGGAGAATGATTTAATAATAGAACTTACACCATGACCTGGAAAACTTCTAGAGTTATTTCTTTGAGGAACCCCATTATCAAAATAAAGAACATTAATAGTATTATATCCAATATCTAAAAGCATCGCCGTATCCGGATGTGGAAGCTGTTTAGTACTAATATAATCAATATATGCCCCAGCACCCTGTGGAATAATTTTAATATTATTAAATTTAAAAGTTCTACCATCTACTTCAAATTCAGATAATCTTTTAATATAATCATCCTTGTTTTTCCAATCTGCTAATGATAATCCTATGCGTAATTCGATATGTGTTTGATCTTCTTGATTAAAATTAATAGCTTTTAATTTAAAAAGAATACTGAAAAGAATAAGTGGATCATATTTATATTTAAAATTATAATCGAGTGTACTAAACGATTCCTGAACATTTTCTCCAACTAAAAGATCTTCGTTTTCAAAAATAAATGATGAATTTGTACCATAACTTAAACCAGTATCAATATTAAAATTAATAGCTGTTGGTTCGGTGCTTAGTTTTCCAAGAAAACTTATTTTACTAGAACTATACCCAAGATCTACACCAACCGGCGTAATGACTTTTGGATCAATACTCATTACATAATCTTTGTATTTATCGTAATTTATTTTTCTTGCTGGTTGAGCAGGACTTGTTTGTTTTTGTACTTCAACTGGTTCGCCAGTTGGTTGAGTAGCCGTTTTAGCCATTTTGTCTCCTTTAAAATGCTTTTAAATATCGATAATATCTAAAAGGTAATTGTGGTAAAATATATAATAAATTAAAATATTTATTTTTAGAATAAACTCCAGTCATATAACTTATCGAGGTAATAATAAACCATTTTATATCATTGTATCTATCTTTTATTGACATTTTTCCAAATACCTTCTCTTTTTTAATCTTTTAGGAATTTTATTTAGATTTCTAAATATATCTATATCTACTATATGAAAGTTTTCTCGATATATATATAAAAATGATCTAAATTCATCCAAAGTAAAATAATCTTCTTTCTGACTATATTTAAAAAGTAATTTTAAAATCTTTTGTAATTTATCTATATGTTTAATATCATTTTGATAAATAAAAGAAACCATTGGATAATTTTTAGCACTATCTAACATATCTAATGCCACATCTAAAAAATATTTTAATCTTTCTAAAGATATACATTCTTGATTAAGATATAAAGATCTATTAATAAACCGAAGATATTGTTTATATAAATCCTCTTCACGTTTTTTTAATTCTTTTTCTGTTATTCCTTTAGTTGGTAAATTATGTTTATTGCATCCTTGATAAGGATCCACGTATTTAATTAATAAATCCCTTTCTTCTTCGGTTATAATTTTAAAAGTCATATAAATATATAAATCTTTAGTAAATTTATAGATATCCAATTTTAATTTTTCTTTTTTATTCATTAATGAATCATTAAAATAAAAATCCTTTATTATTTTCAAATTGTTTATTTTATAGTAAATATAATTTTTTAAATAATATATATAATTAATCATTTTTTAAATTTTCCTAAAATTAATTTTATTTTATTAATTAAATTTTTAAATAATAAACCTACATAACCAATTCTCATTATTTCCAAATCTTTTTCCGTAAAACCAGCACTCCGATATTCATAATCTTCTGGGGAGTATTTTTTAATATTTTCTATCATTTAAAATCCTTTATATTCAAATTCCGATTCGTCGAATTCACTCATAATATTATTCTTTAAAATCATACTAGCGTTTGGTTGATATTTTAGAAAGGTGCTAGTAAAAAAGAACTGTACTAATGGAAATCGTTTATTTTCAGCGACCCTTACAATACGCCCAATACTTTGTAAAACAGTAACCTTTCCAATGATTGGACTACCAAAAATAATATGACTGAGATCTTCTTTATCGAACCCAGCACTTAATAAACCATAGTTAGATACAAGAACCTTACTAGATTTAATCTTTTGTTCATAAATTTCTAACGCGTGTTCTAAATTTTGATTTTGTTCTTCTTTTGAAGCTATAGAACGGGTTTTATATAATTCATTTGCTTCTTTTCTTTTAATTTCTTTATCTTTTACTCGTTGATTTAATATTTCTTTATATATTTTAAGTTCCGCTCTAAGTTCTCTATTTTTAGCTTTAGCTAAATTCTGAGAATCTATTTTAGAGTTTCCAATAAGTTTTAAAGGTTTTTCATCTTCTGGTAAATTTGCGTATTCTTCTTCGGTGAATTGATTTATATAATGTTCAATAAATTTATCAATCATTTTAATAGTAGTAAAAAGAATAACCGACACATGACCAAGACTTCTTTGATACTTAGTCCATTTAGCTAGATAATCAAAATAAAAATCTCTATTATAAAGAAACATATTATAAAAAGTTAGAAATTTAATATAATCATTTTTTGCAGCCCACCCAAGAGTTTGTATCTCTTTTTTAGAAAATTCTAAAGGAGTATTTTCATCCGAATTAAGATTAAATATTTCAATTTTTGGATGATAATTTTTATGATTAGATTCAAATATTACATCCCCAATACTATTTTGTAAAAGAAAATCGGATATTCCTCTTCTATATGGCGTGGCAGTAAGACCAATAATATTATTAGTTTTAAAAATACTTGATACTTTTCCATACCCTTGTGCTCCGGAACCGTGGCATTCATCGAAAACGAATAAATCGATTTCTTGATAAATTTTATATAAATCATTATATGGAATTCTTTTTAATTGTGATAATAGACTTTGAACCTTTGCTATAATAACTTTAGAATTTTTAATACCGTTTATAATAGTCTCTGGATCAGAACCCTCTAATAAATATATATCTTCTTTTTTAAGATCCGAGAATTGTAAAAAAGCTTCTTCCCATTGGCGAGTTAATATATCCTTTGGAACAATTATAATAGGTTTCTGAAAATTTAATAAATTTATTAAATGAACAGTTAAAACAGTTTTACCAAATCCAGGAGTAGCTTTTATAATACCGTTGAATAATTCATTTTTATCATAACGGAGTTTTTCTAGTATTTTGAAAGCTGGTATCTGTTCTTCTCTTGGGATAATTTTAGATTTATAAATTCTTGGTTTTTGATTAATAACTTCTTTATCATAATCTTTAAGTTCTTTTTGAAATTGTTTTAATTTGGGTTCTAAATCTAAATAAGCATTTAAATCTTTTAATTTTTCAATATTTCTAATCCAGAAGAATTTTGGTACTAGTACCCAATCAGGAACGATTACTTCAAATTCTTCGATCTTTTGCATATCCAAGTACTTAAGATTTTTATCATAACAGTTCACTAATAAATTAACTTCATCTGAATTAAAATTTTGAATACCTCTTGATATATCAGCTCTGTTTAAAATATCCAACCATACCTGATACGGAATAAAATTTTGATATGATATTTCAGATACTTCTGATATTTCAGTTTCTTGATTATCCATATATTCTCCTTTTAATTTTAGAATGTTCTTTAGTGATATGTCTTATTATATCTATATAATCTTTATGTAGATACTTAGATAACTATTCGTGGTACGTGGTACAGATAGTTAACTATTAATAGTTATTCGTTTTTAAAATATCCTAGCTAACAGATTTTAAAATAAACTTAAATCTGAAATTACTCCTCCCTATTTTCCGGTACTATCAGTGTTTGAAAAATTAGTAAAAACTTAAAATCTGGTTTCTAAAATTTTTTAAAAACTAAATAACTGGCTGTCTATAGATAGTTGACACTATGAATAGTTAACTACTGATAAAAACTCATGTTAAAATACTTTAAAATAAGTTAAATATTATATAGATATCTTATAATCGGTAAAGAGTTGAATCATTCGAAAGGATGGTTTATTTTTATGGTGTTGATCGCAAAAGGTTATCATAAACCTACAAATGAGAAAAGGAGTAAATTATGAAAGAGTTAAATACAGAAACGGTAACTACAAACGAAACCGTATGGGATTATGAGGCACGGATATGTTTGCTTTGTGGGACCGAGTTCCAAGTTGGAATACCCTCTACGTCAGGGGAGGAGATAATAGTGTCCCCATGTTCTTGTTGTGAATGCGCAGAAGAGGATATCGAGGATATCGAGGATATCGAGGATATCGAGGATATCGAGGATATCGAGGATATCGAGGATGATAAAATAGAAGATGCGTGTGAGGAGTAAATTATGAAAGAGTTTCCAATATGGGTAAAAAGTTATAATGCGTTTAATATAGAGGGTAGAGGAGAAATTATCCTTGAATTTAATCCTCAAGTAGACGAGGATGCTCAAACTTGGTCATGTTTTGATATGTATGAAAGTTTAGGCTTTGATATGTATGAGGAAGATGAAGATGGTACTGAGATAAATGTTTTAGTAAAAGTCGGAGAATATTCGGATGACGATGTTTCATGTGATATTTTTTATGTAATTACTGGAGAATGGTATGAATATAATGAGGTACTTCAACCTAAGAAAGGTATTAAAGAAGTACATTCTATCGTAATGAAAGAACGTCCTTATGCATTTGAAGGAGTATCTGGAATACCATTATTTATTAATACAAGTGATAATACCAATATTAATAAATTTGGTATTATGGAACCAGGAGTTAGAGCTGCTAAAAATGGATGGACTAAAACTATCGATTTAAGTAAATCTAATCCAGAAGTAGAGTTATTTATATTACGTAGTCTATATAAAAAATTTTAAGCTGAAGAGCTATAATACTTTGCCGAGCTGGGCGTTAAACGGAGCATTTTTTTAGTTGCTCGAGAAAGAGCTTATAATATGTTAATAGCCTTATTTCTTGAAGGAGATAAAAATGAGAGTAGAAAGAGAAGAGTCGTTTGTAGAAATGTTTTGTAAGGGAATTGATGAGAGAATCGATGAACCGGAAATACAAAAGTGTTTAAATACTGTAGTTATTAGTTCTGGTAGAGCTGGTCATTGTATGGATGCTTTAGCAAGAATAATCGAACTTGCTAAAGTTAGTGGTCGAGTTTTAGCTTTTACAAAAATGTACGACGACGTATATCTAGATCGCTTTGCTAATTATGATAAGGGAGTTTCTCCTAATCGTAATTCGGGCAGATTCCATCAGTTCACTCTAAAGAGTAATTACACTTTGGAGGAGTTAACTTCAATTTTAGATGGTGTTAATTTTCCAGAATATAGTTACTATTCGGATTTAACTATAACTGATATTAGTCTTTAGTTTTAGAAGCTCTTCGGAGCTTCTTTTATTTTATAAGTAAATTTAAAAAGGATAATAAAATGCAATTAATCGAAAAAGATTATAATACCTTTGGTAAAGAAGAGAAATTAGTCGTGGTGCTTTTTTCTCTTCTTGGAATTCTAGGTTTAGATAATTACGTTCATGAAATTCCTAAAAATGTAATTATCTTTTTGAGTGTTATAACTATGTTTTCTTTATACGATTTAAGTAAATTAGATCATTTTAAAAAAATGGGGTTAATTGCGCTAAGTGCTAGTACTTCTTTAGGTTTTGCTGTGGTTTGGGTTATTGGGGAAATTATCAATAACGAAATCCAAGATTACAAAAAACATAAAGAAGCATTAGAGTATCAAGAACACTTAGAATCTTTAGCTAAAGTTCTTCCTTATAATGGGTATATTTTTAGATTAACTTCGGATGGAAAAATACGGAGTTATAAAAAAGATAATCCTAAATATAAGGGAGAGGATAATAAAGATTATAAATTAAGAATTTCTTTAGCTAAGAAAGAAGCTAAAGAAATATTTAAAATAAAGTAAGGATGGTAAATGAGACAATCAATACATAAAGAATTTTTAAAGAACCGACATAGAAATGAGTATTTTCATTATGAAATTAAAGATGGTAAAAGAGTTGGTAGAAGTGCAAATATATTAGGAATACTTAGAAGTACTGGAAAACTACCAACTATTTTAAGAGGATGTATTCAGACCAGACATTCAGATTTTGATTTTAAACATACTTCTAGAAAATATAAAAAAAATAATTTTGTTATTAAAGCGAGAAATCCTTTAAATAAAAGAATTTCTTTAAAAGAAATGAAAAATCTTATGAAGAATTTTGAATTTTAAAATAAAGTAATATTAATGAAATTGTTTTACAAAGAGTACGTTATTTACTTTAAAATAAGTTACTTATTATATAGATATCTTATAAACAGTAAAGATAGAAAGAACATGAGTTCATAATATTTTTATTGTTTATGAATCAATATCCTTTATTAAATTTATAGAATTATTTCTCTATGGATTTGGTAAGAGATATTTATTATATCTCTAAGGTACTCGAGAATTTTGGTCTACCATAGTATTAACAGTTATTATCAACATCGTTGTTTTAATTAACTTATGGAATAACACTTGGTGGAAAATCCAACGGTTACGACAAAAGTTATTAAAATGGTTATGGTAGTTGCTAGTATATTATTTGCTCCAAGCCTTGTTGCTTGGGCTGGGTATACTTGGTATTTGAGAAGACGTCCTCAAAGATAGTCTTAGCGGTGGGAACCGCTATATAAATATCTGCTACCTCTTGGCCTCCTGACGGGGAGGCCTTTTTAAACCTTAATAAAAGCTAACCTAATGTTCGAGTCATCTAGATGATGTGACTCTCAGATAAAAGAACGGTTAGCTTTTATTAGGGTTTTCGTTTAACCCAAGTTGCTAGAAATAGCGTTTAGTATAACTCTAATACTGAGTTAATTAATACCTCCGATAATGGAGAAGAAAGGTTATTATGGAAATTTTAATTAATAGTAAAGAAGAGATGAATGATTGTAAAGCGTTCATTGAGCAATCGTTAGTTGCTGGTTATACAGTTAATATAGAATTCTTATGTAAGAATTCTGAACAATTGGCTGAGAAGTACGATTATCTAATCGATTTAGGTGATTGTATACTTGGTTATTAAAATAGTAAGTAAAGCTTCTCGTCAGTGATGACGTTAAACATCTTTTTTCGTGTTAAAAAAATAAAAATAAAAAAGGATAAGTTATGAAAAAGTTTACACAGTTAATGATTGGTTTAGGTATATTAGGTGCTCTTATGAGTTTTAGTGGATGTAGTTCTAAAGATAATATGGTGACTCCTCGTCATTATAGTATTGGCGTGCAAGGAGAACAGCACGCTACGAACTTTGGTGGTATTAGAAAACTATGTACAGATGGTGTTATGTACATAGTTAGTTACAATGGGATGACGCCAGCAATTGATCGTAAAAATGGTCAATTTATTAGTTGTAGTGTTGATGAGTACGGCCGTGTTATAGCGCTTGGAACATTTGGAAAATAAAAAGGATACTTAATGAGTAAAATCAAAAGAGAAACCTTAGTGACCTTTAATGGGGCGGATGACAAAGAATATTCGTTCACATATGATGAAAATGAAGAAAAATCCTTCGCGATAGCCTTTAATAAAATTATGGAATTTCCAGATTCGGTAATTGGTCATTTAGATATAAATGATTTTTATGATTTAATTGGGGTATGCGAAAACGATAGAAGCGATATGTTAACAGCATTAATTCAAAAACAAGCTAATGAATTAAATGAATTAAAAAAGGATAATTAATGAGAGATTATTATGATGAATTGAATATATATGGAGAGGGAGATGATATTGATTATCTCGACTGTATGGAATTAAATTGGTTAAATGAAGAAATGTGTTTCAATGAAGAAAAATTTATTACTAATTTTAGTAATACTGATTTAGATACTTATGAAAAATCTATTGTGAAATTTAAAGAAAGTGGTTCTTTATCAGATACCAATAAAAAAATAGTTTTGTCTATTAAAGGTAAAGCTTTTTGTAACGATGGTACCAAATTAGAAGATCATTCCTCTTTGTGGATGGATTCTCCTTATGCAGGATTAAGTAATTTTTGGAAAATTTTTAAAAAAGTACAGCTAGAAGAAAGATTAAAAAATTTGGAACAAACACCCGAATCTATTAAATCCGTTAATTATTCAGATGAAAAAAAAGAAAGTTATGCTTAGAGCTTAAAAAGAAAGCCGATATTTTAGCAATTTCTTATTTATAAGGAAACTTATTATGATTTGTTGATGTTGTGGAATGGATAAAATAAATTTAAAAGGATCGATCATGAAAAATATTTTAGTTATGTCAAATAAACCAAAATACGTGGCCGAAGATGTTTATAGATACGGTGTTAAAACATCCGGTAAACATCTTTCGAAAAGAAAAATTAAAGAATATTTATTGGAACAATTTCCGGTAAATATGAGAAAATCTAAAATAAATGAAGAAGAAGCCAGAACGATGTATAAAAAGGCTTGTTCTAATTTTATCGAAGATTAAAATTTAAATTTAAAAAGGATAAAAGATGTTAAAAATGAAATATGTGATTAAAAACTTAGTAGAGAATCTATTACCTCAAAAGGCCGAAGGAACAACTTCTGGTAAAACATTAATAGTAAATCTCGAATATAGTTTTTCAGAATGGTTTGAAAAACCATTATCAAAAGATGAGTTAAAACAACTCAAAAAAGATTTTCCAAATTTAGAAATATCTAAGGAACGAATCGAAGCAAAAATATATGCAAATTTTATGTTTATTAATCGTGGTGGTTATTATTCATGTTTTTTTAATGGTACGCATCATATGCCACAATGGTGCATTGAAAAAACAGTTTGGAAATTTACTACAAATCATGATAGCTGTTGGAGAGAAAACGCATTCTCCGATGCTAAGCAAATTCTTGGTAAAATCCAAAGAGATATATCAAATATTTCAAAAACTTATAAAGTAGAACATGTAGATATACCAAAACACGTTATTCCGAATTTTAGCCATATTCGTAATTCGGAATTATTTGAATTTGCGGAATGCGAAACATGCGAAAATCATGATCACGATAAACACGAATTCGTAAAAACCAAAGTTGGTTATTTTCTCAAAGCGTTACCAAATTACCAAAACACTTAAGGATTTAGTTATGAAAAAGTTTCTAAAAATTTAAGTTGTGATTTAGGTTTCCATTTTGGAAAATGGGAGAAAATAAATGAACAAAGTGGTAGATTATTTGATTTAAGTAATCATTCAAATACTATTGGACGAAGAAAAATTACTACGTATACACGAGAGTGTACCAACTGTGGTATTCAAAAAGAAAAAGTAATCCAAGACGATACTTTTTATTAATTTTATTAAAAGGAGTTAAAATGAAGAAGGTTGATTTTACTATTAAAATCGAAGAAAAGGAATACTCTAAAGAAGAACTTATAAAAGAAGTTCTTCTAGAGTTAGAAAAACTTCCAGATGGTAAATATGAATATCGTCCTATCGATCCGGATAATTTTCATACGAAATTTAGTTTTCAAATAACGAAGGATAAATAATGACTACCGTAATGGCATTATATTTAAATACCAAATATAATTGTAAATACGAGGGAGTCTTTGGTATAACAATGTTCGTAGATATAGTAATGTGGCAAAGTTTAGCAACAATTTTTGGAGGTTAAAATGAAAAAAATAAAAAATAAAATATCTAATCTTGGATTAGATATTTTAATTGGATTGAGTATTACTTATTTATATTTTTTAAATTTTTTAAAAAAAATTAAAAATAGAAAAGCTATTAAAAAATCCAAAAAAATTATTTAATAATTTAAATAAAAATGGAATGGGTATTTATGAAATTAAATATCTTATGGAACATGGAAAAAAGTTTCCATGTAATTATCAATCGAATTAAATATAAAAAGGAAAAAGGATGATTGAATTTACGGAATCCGAATTAATAGTAATTATTGCAATTACTATTATTTATACTATACTTGGAGTTAGATTTACTGATAGACATGTTATACCAGTTGGTTTATGGGAACATTTTCAACAGATTGTAGTTATTTTAATATGGCCATTCGTTGCAATAATTCTAAGTTTTTATTAAAATTAAGATGAATAAAAAAATGATCATGTTAAATTTTAAAAAAAATATTCAAAACTTTTGGCTGGTATTTGATACTATTGTGGAAATACTTATGATACGTAGTTTACCATTACTTATTTTAGGTATGATACTTTTTATTAAAAGGAGAAAATATGCAAATTCAAACGCATAACGAAAATCCCAATTTTACAATTATTCTGCCTGGTCCATGTCAGGCCAGATGTGAATTTTGTCAATGGGAAGAAGATAAAGAAAATGACGCTTTTATGGTTGGCTTATGGTACGCTTTAGAAAATTTACCAGAAAATTTTACCCAAATTAGTCTTTCAGGTGGAGAACCATTACTAAGTCCATACTTTAGCAAAGCTTTAGATTTAATTAAAAGATATCCAAAATTTAATAAAATTGTTTTAACAACCAATGGTATTAATTTAAAATCTTTTATTATTGAAAAAAAATTAATTGGCATTAATCATGTGAATATTTCTAGACATAGTATAGACGATTTAGAAAATGTCGAGGTGTTTAAAAGTACAGATGTTCCATCAAAAAGAGATTTAAGCGAAATTTCTAAAGTGTTAACAGTATTTGGAGAATCCTTTGATTTAAATTTTAACTGTGTATTCGTTCCAGAAGTTCAACATGATGTTATAAACTGGTTAAAATTTTTAAAAGAAACTGGTATAAAATCAGTAACATTTAGAAATCAATATGATAATTTTGAGAAGTCTCAGTTACAATTAGATATGGAAACAACGGCTATTGAGCCAGAAATAACTTCCGAATGCCCAGTTTGTAAAACAGAGATTTATCGAATTCAAGATCAATCTTTTAAATTTCATATGAGTGCTAACGAACCTACGGATAATGGGGAACTGACCTTAAATTTTGGAAAAGAAGAAACTTACGAAGTAATTCTCCAAAGTAATGGTAACCTAACTCGAGATTGGGGAGGTAATAAAATTTTACATATTCCAACCATAAAAGAATATGTTGCTTATACATCTGGCCGAAATACCGAAACGAGAAATAGGACTGATTTAGCAGGGCATGGAATAGGCAGAACCATGAGTAATAGAGAAAGACTTAGAAATATTCAAGTATTGTTACAAAATGAAGGATTAGATGGAGAACCAAATGAACATATACCATCCTATAGTTCTTGTGGTGCGTCATCGTATGGTTCTTGTGGTTAAAAATATTTAAAATAAAGGAAAAACATGAATATTATAAAAAGAAAAAAAGTAGCAGAAGATAACTTAAAAAAAGTTATTGAAAAAGGGGAAACTTTGGAAAGGTTTCCATATAAGATTTTAATGGGTCCTACTGGATGTATTAATGGGTATATTGGTATTCCTCCAAAACATCCAGCGTTAGAACATGATTTAGAATCAGAGATCGATGTACACGGGGGAATTACATTTGAACAGATGGGTAGCTATCCAGAACGTAAAATAGGTATGAATAACCAAGGAAATATTACGATGGTAAATATTCCAGTGCTTTTCGAAGCTCCTTATTATTGGGTTGGTTTTGATACGGCTCATTATGGAGATGGTATTAATCTTGAATTAGCTAAAAAATATTTAGCTGGTTCCAATATGTACTCTTTAAAAATAATGGCAAATTCATTTACTGGTAAAGTTTGGCAACCAGAAGATGTTTTAGAAGAAATTCTTAAAATGTCTAAACAGCTTAAAGAAATAGAAAATCAAGAAAAGGAGAAAGAAAATGAAATTTAGTTTTACTTGGGATATTTCTACGTTTAATTGGATTGCTTTTTGGATTGCTTTTATAATAGTAACTATTATTGTAACAATATTTAATCAGTTCAATATAGGTTTCGATGACTCGGATAATTGGGCAAATCACCAAAGAAGCAATTTGGTGATTTACACTGATTATAAAAGTGGTTGTCAGTATTTACAAGGTGGTTTTTTTGGAGATAACATAACTCCAAGATTAGATGAAAATGGTAAACAAATTTGCCAAAAAAAATAAAGGTTTTATTATGGCAAAATTAAAAATAAAAATTGATTTGGACAATTTAGATCAAAGAAATATTAATTATGGAATTTTTGAAAATTTATCCCTAGTAATTGCAACTATTCTTAATCGAGTTGAAACAGAATTTCAATTAAATAAACAGGAACTTTTTAAAAAAGTTCGTATATTAACGGAAGCAATGTCTGGATTACAACACATGGATCGTTCAACTTATGAAATTATAGCAGCTAAACAAAGCATTTTGAATTTAAAAAAACATTTCGAAAACTTTATAAAAGAGTTTTATAATTTAATAAATATAAAACTTAAAATAAAAATTATTGGAAATAAAAATATCTTTAATGAAAAGTTAGTAAATGAGCTTTTAAAAGTAATGGACGTAAAAAAGGTAACCATTGAAAGTTGCTTAAATAATAATGAATAAATATGGATCTTTTTGATTGAAAGTTATTTAAAAGATAAAGAAATAGTAAAGATAATTAATTTATCATTTTGATAATTTACAAGGTGGTTTTTTTGGAGATAACATAACTCCAAGATTAGATGAAAATGGTAAACAAATTTGCCAAAAATTAAAGGAGAAATAATGGGATTTTATATTAACCCAACTGATGGAAATAGTAAAGAGTATTGGTTGCAACAAAAAGCCAAAATGGTTTCAGAAGGAGAAATTAAAGATTTTACATTCTCGAAGAATGAACCAAAAATTTTACCAGTTTGTTTATTGGATAATATTTTATTTACAGCAGCTGGTATCGCATATGACGAAAGAGAATTAAATTGTTTTTTAGTAGACAATGGTAGACCAAAAGAGTGGTATTTAGTAAATATAGAAGATTTATTGAATGATGGTTTAGCTAATGAAGATAAAGAACTATTTAAAGAAGCTTTAAATAGAATTAATTAATATGCTACGAATTCTAGAATATATTTTTTGCATGTTCTATTAAGTTTATTAAGTTTATTAATTATCTTTGGAATTTTGAAAATTAAACATTAAGGAGATAACGATGGAAAAGAAAAAGATAAAATATAGACAAAGTACTATATACGATTTTTGTACATCGGTTATCGATTGTACTTATGCTGAAAAAAGAGTAAAAAAAATACGGTTAAAGTTCACACGAAAACCAAAAATCCAAAGATCGTTATTTTAACGACAGGAAAATTGGAGAAATAATTGTATAGATAATACAATTATTTCTTCCGACAATTTTAATTAATTTTTAGCATAAACTCCATTACCAGCATCCCATTGAATAATATAATCATTATTAATAATATTATCTTGGGCAGTTGCTTTTGAATCATATTCGAAACCAGGAATTTTTTCCAATTTATGTTTTTGAAAAGTATTTCTTGGATAGGTTTTATTAGTTTTTAAATCTATAACATTGAAATTTGGAGAACTTTCATTAATGTATTCTAATCCTAATTGTTTATAAAGATTAGAATCATTTAAAGCGCTCCAACGTCTATTAGCATATGTTATAATTTTTGGATTATTTAATTCTTTTAAAACATGTTTATAAAGTTTAGAAACTCCACCATGTACTATGGTAAATTTTTTAGTACATATTCTATGAATTTCATAATCAAAATTTTTATTATATCTAGAAGCTCCTAAAGTAAATATCTGAACCAATTCATCCTGATAATATAAACCATAATGTTTCTGCGAATTTATAGATCCTTGTAAATGATTAAGTTCTTGAAAGTCTCTAGATTCTTTTTTTGGAACCTCTTTTATAATACATTTTCTACCTGGAATTTTATTAGGAATTTTTCCAAGTTTTAAAAGTATTTTACTTAACCAAATATCTTTTTTAATTGGATTTAAAAATTCTAACTCGTTAATTTGAAATAAATGAATTCCTAAAGTAGTACAATTTTGGAATTTATCCAAATGTCTTTTCTTATTATAATAAACGTTTGTTTGATTTTTAGAAGTTGCTTTATTAGAATGCATATAAGAATGCCAATACACTCCATTATATTCTATAGCAAAATTTAATTCTGGAATATAAATATCGAGTTCCATTCTACCTATTTTATGATTTTGAAGAACTTCTAAATCTGGGTGTTTATCTTTTATAAATTCGTAAATTTCTTCCTCCGCTTTGGAACGAGTACTAGTACATTTTGGACAACCATGACCAGAACTTAAATGATTGTTTGGACTTTGAAAAAAACTACCATGTTTTGGACATATTATTTCTACTTTTTCCATAGCATTAATATAATTAACTTTCGAATAATCATATTTATCGGAGTGAACTTTTTTGAAATCTTTAACTGCTTCTTCCGTAGTTTTTAAAAAGGTACCTGCACATTTTTTACAACCATGTTTAAAATGCTCTCCAACTGTAGTAATAAATTCACCATGCTCTGGGCAAGTTATTTTTATTTTAGTTCCAGTATCTGCATTTTCTGGTAAATCGTACATGTATTTATTTCCATAAATACTATAAAATCTTTTCAATATTTCTATATTTCCTAGAAATTTTTTAGAATGAGCACATTTAGGACAACCATGTCCAGAAGAATGATCGATCGGAGTTTGAAAAAAACTTCCATGTTTTGGACATATTATTTCTACTTTAGTATTCTTATTAATATAATTAACATTTTTATAAATATATTTATCACCATGAACTTCTTCAAATCTTTTTATAATTTCTTCTTGAGTTAATAATTTTTTTTTAGAGCAAATTTGACAACCACCCATCGATTCTCCCGTTCTAGTTGAAATTTTTAAATGATTATTTGGAGTTACGAAAAAACTACCATGTACTGGACAGATAATTTCTACTTTAGTATTTTTATTAATATAATTAACTTTTGAATAATCGTATTTATCAGAATGATTTTTTTTCGATAATTTTATAAATTCTTCTTGTGTTACCGCCATTTATAATCCTTTAGTAATTAATATATCTATAATATCTTTCTAAAAGATTTTATAATCTTCCATATAATATTCATCATCGTCATCGGTTATCGAAGTAAAACCAGGAATTTCGAATTCTTTTAGAATTTCTCTTCTTCTTTGTTTTTCTTCATCTTTATCCGTAAAGTGATTCCCCACTTCCTGTATATTTTCAAAACTTTTTTGTTTGTTAATAAGTTTAGCTTCATTTTTAAAGTCATGTTCCATAGTACTAAAAGTAACATTTAAATACGAATTAATTTCACCTTGAGTTATTTTTAATCCTTCTGGGGTATCTTCTGTAAGTAAATCCCCTTCTTGAATCATTTCATGTCTTAACCAAAGCGTGAAATTAAATGCCATAATCATATCATCGTGTTGACCAGAACTAGCTTCAAATCTACCATTAGTTTTTTGCTCAAGTGTTCTTAATTCATTTTGTAAATATTTACCTTGTGCTAACGCTGGATCAGTATTTAAAGCACTTAATAAAAGATTGAACATCTGTTCACGATTTGTTTTATTAGTCATAATGCCTGGAACTCTATCACCAGTACTTTTAGTCTTAGTAAAATGTAAGAACTCTTCAAATTCAAATTTAATTTTATCTGGAGCTTCTGAAAATAATATCTCTTCGATAATACCAATACCAAAACTATTTCGCTCTATAATTACACTAAGGGTTTTAGGAGTTAATCCACAAACCAATTGTAATTGTAAAATAGCAGATTTAACTACAGCTGCATATCTTTTAATAACATTAAATTTTCCTCTGTATTCTGCAACTTGTCTACCTGTTTCAGCATCTGTTAAAACCATTGTACTAAAATCCGATTTAGCCGCAGTACTAGCAGCATTATCTACACCCATTAAATATAATTTATTAGGATCAAGATCTTCGAATACATCCATTTTTTCACCATATGCCAAATCTAATTGAAATTTTGGAGTTACTGGTTTAAAATGTTCTAGTACCTCATCTGGAAACACCGCATTATTAGAACCTAAGAAAACGAGGTTAAGCTCTTGGTTAACCCTTCTCATATTAAAGTTAAGTTCTTTTTGTTGTTTTTTATACCATTCTTCATCTTTACCAGTCTCGGACCAATGTAATTCTAATTTGGCAAAGTTATTTCTATGATCCGAACTATTAAGAACCTTTTCGTTATCTGGAATAGGTCTATTTTTTTCTTCATCCCATATTTCAGAATAATCCCAAGAATTTTGCCAAAGGTCGTAAAAGAAGTTACCATTAGAACCATTTGGTGTAGTTGTCATAATAACATTTGTAGGAAAGTTATTCTGTTTAGCTAGTACTCTCGCTTTCGAAACAACTGGTTGTAAAGAACCCCAAACTATATCCATATGTGGGATGAAAGCAGCCTCATCTATGTAGATTACCGGAGCTGTCATACCACGACCCACTGTATCGGGATTAATAGCACCAGATACGTAGTTTGAATTTAATCTAGAACCATTCGCTAATTCTAAATAGGTTTGTTTTTCTCCTTTATTACTTTTAGGAACTTCCAACCATTTTGGTAACATCGATAACATGCTGTACATACGTTCTACGAAATCTAAAGCAGATTTTTGTTTTAGAGTTAGAAATTCTACTTTTACTTTCGGATGAAATAAAAGAACCCATAATAAGTACTGTGCCACAGTAGTTGTTTTATAATGTTGTCTAGATGCCATCATAGCAATATTATCAACTTCTTGAATAAGTTTAATAAAATGCGAATATTTTGGAGTTCTTAACCATTCATCAGCTTCACCTACTTTAATAATACCCCCAGGTACCTGAACCCGAATATAATTCTTAATGAAGTAAAGAGCGCTCATTTTACATTTTAAGTACTCTCTCATTCTCCATTCTTTATTTTGCTCTTGTCTTCTCATAACCGTTGGAGCATTTGGACTAGCATATTTTGCCATAAGATTTTGATCGGCTAAATTTATATCCTTTGTCTCCATAATGATATCTTTATTGTTAATTACAATATCTTTTATATCTAAATTCATATTTAACCTTTATTTTTATCTTTATTTTTATCTTTAGTTATCTTTAAACTAGCTCACGACTACCAGTTATTAAAGGTTTTAAAACTTCTTCAACTTCTTCAAAATATGCTATTCGAATTATTCTTATATTATTCTCTAAACAATACTCTGTTTTAATTTTATCCCGTTCTTGAGTCTTTAAGAATCCTTCTAATCCACCGAAATAATCTACTGGTTCGAAATGTTGTTTTCCATCGTACTCAATAACAGTATTTAAATCTTCTAGATAAAAATCAAATCTATAATTATCGAATAGTTTAACCTCTTGGGAATATTTGATATTATTTTCTTCTAGAAATTCTCGGACTTTTCTTTCACCTTTTGATTCAGAACATTTTGGACAACCATGTCCACTTTTATGAATGTATGGTTTTTGAAAAAAACTTCCATGTTCTGGACATACTATTTCTATTTCTGAATGGGAATGAGTATAATTTATTTTACTATAATCGTATTTATTATTATGAATAATATCAAAATTATTTGTATATTCTAAAGAACTTAATTTCATTTTTTGTTTTTGATTTTTCCTTCGCTTATTATAGCATTTTAGACATCCTTGTCCGGATTTATGATCGGATGGCGTTTGAAAAAAACTTCCATGTTCTGGACATATTATTTCTACCTTAGACATATTATTTTTATAATTAACTTTACCGTAATCGTATTTATTACCATGAATTTTTTTAAAATCGGATATAACCTCATCGAGGGTTAATTTTAAATTACCTGCACATTTAGAACAACCATACCCACTTAAATGATTATTTGGTGTTTGTAAAAACTCTCCATGTTCTGAGCAAATTATATTTACCTTTTCTTTTGATTTTTTATAAATAACTTTACTGTAATCATATTTATTTCCATGAACTTCTTTAAATCTTTTTATAACTTCTTCTTGGGTTAATTTTTTAGACATTTAGAATTCCTTCGAGAACTTCTTCAACTTCTTCAAAATATGCTATTCGAATTATTCTTATATTATTCTCTAAACAATACTCTGTTTTAATTTTATCCCGTTCTTGAGTCTTTAAGAATCCTTCTAATCCACCGAAATAATCTACTGGTTCGAAATGTTGTTTTCCATCGTACTCAATAACAGTATTTAAATCTTCTAGATAAAAATCAAATCGGTAATTATTAAAGAGGTTAACCTCTTGGGAATATTTGATATTATTTTCTTCTAGAAATTCTCGGACTTTTCTTTCACCTTTTGATTCAGAATTTTCTTGAGCACATTTTGGACAACCAACGGCATTGCGATGATCATTTGGTCTTTGAAAAAAACTCCCATGTTCTGGACATATTATTTCTACTTTAGTCATAGTATTTATATATTGGACTTTACTATAATCGTATTTATCTCCATGAATTTTTTTAAAATCGGAGATAATTTTATCTTTAGTATATGTATTTTTATTAATATAACAATTTGGACAAAATGTATTTTCCGAATTATTTTTCAAATGATTATTTGGTATACACCAAAATGATTTATTACATTTTTTACAAATTACTTCTATTTTTTTAAATCTATTTGTATAATTAACTTTACTATAATCATATTTGTCGAAATGTTCTTTCGACAAAGTTTTTAAAAAATTAGATAATTTTCCAGATTGTTTTTCTTTAGAACATTTTGGACAACCATTTCCAGATTTGTGAGACATAGGGGTTTGAAAAAAACTTCCATGTTTGGGACATATTATTTCTACCTTAGTCATAGTATTTATATATTGGACTTTACTGTAATCGTATTTATCTCCATGAATTTTTTTAAAATCTTTTATATGACTTTCTATTGATTTTTTTAAATTAGAACATTTTGGACAATTATATTTCAAATGATTACTTGGGGTTTGTAAAAACTCTCCATGTTCTGGACAAATTATATTTACTTTAGTTCCGGAATTAATATAATTAACTTTTGAATAATCGTATTTATCACCATGAACTTCTTCAAATCGTTTTATAATTTCTTCTTGCGTTAATTTTTTACCCATAATTTTTTCCTTAATTATAAAAATATCTATATGAACTATAAATATCTAATAACTATTAATAGTTAACTATATATAGTACGCGTATCGATAGTTAACTATTAATAGTTATCCCGTATAGTTATCTATATTATCTATTTTAGAGATAACTATTAATAGTTAACTATTAATAGTTATCATGTTTTAAATATTTTTATACTATTATATAACGACAGGAATAAATGAGGCCGAAGCCTCATTTATTAAAGTTCTTTACCAAATTTAGATAAACTAAATTTAATTGTTTTATGAGCTGGTTTGGTCCATTTTACGCCGTTCATTTCACCAGAACGTTCTTTAACGTCTACGTATTTGAACTTACCGATTTTTCCGAATGGAACTTCACCAGTCTCTTTAACACCAGCTACTACAGTATTAACAACAGCTTCTAGAATTCTCTCGGCTTCTTTATTACTTACTTCTAATTTAGCGGCAAGAGCTTTTTCTAATTCAATTTTTTTCATTTGCGATTTCCTTGTTTAATGGTTTATTTATTTTAATTTGTTAGGTATGGTTTTACTTGTATTTAAAGTTTTAATTTATTTACAAAAAAGTTCCACATCTTTCGTAAGATCTATTTCTTCTGTATCTAAAGATAATCCGACATGACTGGCCTTAAGCGTCAAATTAACTAAGCTTTCCGCCAACGATGCTACAGACATTTGACCAACTTTACTTCCTGGAACCATTTTTAATTCTTCAACTGCTTTAGGATTATAACAAGTTTTACATATACCATCTCTTGCTTGACAATAAAGAGGGCTTCTTAATTTAACTTTTTTACCTAAATAACTTTCATCTTCGTGATCTATAATATCACCTGTATCAAGAACCCTACCTTTAAGATTAAATAAGATTTTTTTACCATCTTTACCTTTTGGTATTTTAAATTCAAAATATTTTTTAGTACCACAGTCATTTAATTTAGATAAGTTCAATGTTTCCATAATAGTATAAAGTTGACGTATTAAATATCCAGGTTTAGCCGTATTCATTGATTTAGAATACAGTGATACAATACCTTGAGAACTATAATTAAAGAATTGTGTTTTATCTAATCCTTCTGAATGGGCTTTAAGAATAACATCATTAATTTCTCCCTTAGCATTGATACTTAAACCAACACCAAGAAGAAGTTTTCTAATATCATCAACTGATCCTTTTGAACCAGAATCGATTAAGTCAGCCACAGATATATTATTCTTACGAAAATATTCCATAACTTTTTCAGCAAGATTATCTAATTCTTTATTAGCTTTAATAATATCTTTTTCTTTTTTAGGAGAATTTTCATACTGTAATCTAATACGTTCTTTTTCTTTTTTAAATTCTTCTGGGAGTATCATACTCTCCGGAGAGAAGGAACTGGGTTTTAAAGTACTTAAAAAGAAACCAATTTCATAAATTAATTGATATTTCCAAATAAAAACATCGTCTTCAAAAATATCATACATATCGGCATATAATTTTTTTACATTTATATCATTTAAAGGAAATTTTATTTTAACTTTATTTTCAAGAACTTCGTTAAGCATTTTACGTACTAATTCTTTATCTAAGAATCCATTTTTTTTAATACTTTCTAAAATTTCTTTTCTAAAAATATCTTTAGTTTTAAAAAACCATTCTGGTGGTCTAAAAGCATTTGGTATAATTATTTTAGAGTTATAAAGTCTTGTACTATTTTCTATATTAATTGCCATTATATTCTCCTAATCCCAGCAGTTGCCATAAACGCTTCGAAATCATCTTCTGATATATTTTCATTAATTATTTCCGACGAATTCATTTTTAAATTTTGTACTAATGAAAAACTATTATATATTTTTTGTACCTTATTTTCAGTATTATTTGGTAACGATACTATAAAATCATCATTTTCCAAAATAATATTATTTTGAGCAGCTTCGGATAAATCATCTTTAATAATATAATTACTAGAGAAACTATCACCACCGATTGGAGCATAAATTAAACTAGGTACTATAAGTTGATACTGTACTCCAGTTAATATTAATGGTTTAAATGCCCACCAAGATACTGGAGTCCATCCCGGATCCCTTTTAGTAATTACTCTAATTTCTGGATTATCATTAAATATATCTGTAAGTAATTGAATCCATAATTCTTCATGATGTGGATAAGTTTTTAAATACTCTTCTGTATTTCTATAAATATATTCTAATTGTTTTCCAATATCATCTATAAGTAATTCTTTCATTCCTAATTGTTTAGAAACTTTCTCGTACTCTGGTTTATTTAAATAAGCTATTACAAAAACATCAAACATTATTAAAAGACCTTGCCAAGGAAAAGCGGCACTATCTGCCGGAATATCCGGTTGAGCGTTTGCAACATATCTAGCAACATTATCAACACGTTTACCAAATAAAGAAGCATTAAAGAATCCATCTTTAGAATTTAATTTATCTAAAAAATATTCATAAAGAGCTTGAATATATCTTTGAACATATTCTTTTTTAGAAGTATTTTTATAAATACTTTGAATTACTTGTTCAAAGTCATTTTGTTCCACTTGATCTAATTCTTTTACCCAATCTTTACTTTCATTAATATTTACTATTTTTTTATAAATATCTGTAATTTCATCCTCTTCTACCATTCCATGTTTATTAGAATAATTTCTATATCCTATTGGAATTACTGGTATCTTATCTATAATAATTAATTTTTTATCTTGCTGTAATAAATCAACAAAGTCTTTATTTTTATCATTTCGGTATTTATTAAAGTTAATCTTATTCCAGTTATTAATAAGGAAACTAACCCCATTTCCTCCAGAAGAACCTTTGGAAGCATTAGCATCTTCCAGTACGCCATTAACAATATTACATTTAATTGCTTTGTTAACACATTTATTAAATAGTCCTCCAAGAGAACCTATATTTTTGTATACGAATGGGTGGAGAACTGGTTCCTCTAATTTTATATAAGCGAATTGATCAAAAATTTCTCTTGAACTAAAACCAAAAATACTTGGATCATAAAAACTTCCAGAATTAGGGACTAGTTCATTATTTTGATTTCTTGTGAAAGTTTTAGCTGTTTTTATCGGTCTTGTTGATTTTGGACCAGATTCTGGAGAATTAATAAATTTCTCAACGTTTAATAATTTTATTGGCATTGGATTGTTTCCTTTTGTTTATTTATATTTATGTAGTTCTTTTAAATAATTTGGTTCATTTGAAAATCTTTTATCTAGTATTTTCATCGTTCTATCTATATTATATTTACCATATATACCATCCCATCTATTAATAGTGGCGACGTCCGGTTTAGTATGATGATCTGTTAAATACATTTCATAACCTGCCTGTTTATCACCCCGAAGCATATTAGCAAAATGTTGTAAATGATTTTTTGAATTTCCGTGTTGGCTTAAACCAGCTATAGTCATAGCAGTCTGTTGTTGTAAATCCATATCTGCAACTGGAGGAACATTCTCTTTAGTTAGATAAGGGGTCACCGCATCCATTTTATAACCAGTTCTAAAACGATTGACGTCGGTGTTCCTAGCAGCGTTACTCGTTTGATAAGCGCCTTCTATAGAATCTTTAGGATTTCCATTAGTACCATGAACTTTCCAATCATTCTCCTGATGGTGTAATTCATCCATATAATTATGAGCATTAATAACCGAAGTTTTGTAATCTAAATTATGACCTTTTGAAAAACTTCTGAGCATTCTTAAAGAAGTATGTTCCGGATCGTCAAATTTTGGAAAAACTGGTTTCAATATATTTGAACCAACTTTAGGTGGTTTAAATTCGTCGATTATTCTTTCATCTTGAATATTATTATCTATTGGTTGTGCAGCCGCTTTAACTTTTTCAAAATTAACGTCATTTATAGAATCATTATTTGACCAATGATCCATCATATATTGCATATAATCCTCTAACAATAATTCTTTATTTATCTCAAATTTCATTTTAATCTCTTTTGATTTTATATAATGATTAGTTCTTTTAATTAAAATTTGCTTGTATAAAAGACTTTAAAATAAGTTACTTATTATATAGATATCTTATAAACAGTAAAAGGTTAACTATTCGCAAGAGTAGTTTATTTTTTATAGCATAATCCTAACGCTGGATTATTTAATACCTCCGATAATGGAGAAGAAAGATTCAAATGGCTGAAAAAGAAAAATTTGTAAATCCGTACGATGGTAAAGGATTAATGGAATTAAGCAAACAATTGGAGGCTTTTAATAAAGCCTTAGAAACTGAGTTAATAGCAGGTATTAGAGCAGCTTATAAAAAAGAGGCTCGAAATGTACTTTTCGCAAAAATTAATTATTTTCGAGAGGAAATCGTTAAGTGTTATAAAAAAATGGAGGAGGAATATGATTATATTCCTCGTAAAAAAGGAGATAAGAAATAAAAGGATAGATATATCCTTTTATTTCTCTCGACAAAATATATTAATTTTTAGAACGTTCTAAAAATTAACGACAGGAAAACTATTCATGGTACTACCATGAATAGTTAATTATTAATAGTTTTCTAAATTATTCGCTTATTAATTTATAGTTTTTAATTTTGGAGGTTCTGGTATATTTTGCTGCTGTGGGAGTTGATTTAAAGAAGATAAATTATTTTTCTCTTCTTTGTAGTGAACTTCTTCTTCAGCTATTAAATTCTCTTCAACGTTTAAAGTATCTAAAGGATTCATTTTTTTAATTTTAGTCTGAACTCTTTTGATTTTTTTAGTAATTTCTGGAATCTCTTCTAAAATAATATTAGAAGAGCTTAATGAAGATTCAAGTTTCTTTTTATTAATAACTAAAACAACTTCGTTATCTTTTATTTCGATACTTATTCCAAAAAATTCTAAATTATTATTAGCTAAGAATCTTTGAACACTTGTACTTACTTTAAAATTAAGACTTTGTAAATATCTATTAATAAGGGTTAAAGAAATACTTCCACTTTTAGAAAATTGTAATTTAATCTGTTCGAGTAATTCGAGATTATTTTTCATCATTAATGGATCAGATACGTTTTCATTAAGTTGTAATCCAATATCTTTCCATTCGCCTTTTAACATTAAAAGCACTAATTCTCCAAATGGATGCATTTTTAAAATTTGGGTATAAAAAGTAGCATTTTTAAGATTTGTCATAGCTTTTGGTTTATCTAATTTATTATTTAAAACAATTGCCCAAAATAATTCCAATTCTTCTTTAACATTACTCACGAATTGTTCTATGCTTACTCCAAGAGATTCCGTTAATTCTAATAAAGTAATTTCAGAATTAAAATAAACCATACGTCTATCTGAACTTGGGTGTCTTGCCGGAACCTGACCATTACTAAACATCATTATATTTAACTTCTTAGTTTTTGATTGGGTATCGACTCCCTTTTTCTCTATTAAAAGTTTATCTGAACCAGTAATAAGTTTTAATGCATCGTTACTTTTTTGAGTACTGAAATCTCCTTCATCTAGAACCATTAAAGAACAACTTTCTAAAATACTATTAAAATTTGACATAAGTCTATCAGTACTAAGAATTTTAGTAAACTCTGAATTTATATACCATTCTAAAATAGTACTTACGAATAAGTTTTTACCAGCTCCAGGAACCCCAAAGAAAACTGGAATAGTAGGAAGCACATAATGATTGGCAGTAGCTGTTAACCAGTTAATAAACCACCCTAAGTCACCTCTCTGTACTAATTGAAGAATATACTTATACGTCCAAGGAGTTTTTTCCTTAAGCATAATAATAGTATCTGATAGTTCCATTTGTTCCGGGAATTCTTCTTTAAGCTCATCATTTCTTGAATGGGCTTTTTCATAATTTTTACTTGGTACCCAAAGATTTACAAATTTAATAAAATTTCTCTGAAATACTGTTGGTTTACCAGGTTGAAATTCTTCAAAAGCTTCTATAAGAATTTTTCTTTCGAATGCTCTAGCAAATTCTTTTTGAAATTCGAAATCAACATCGGTAACATTTAATTGATTACTAAGAACATGATTAGCTAACATTACCATACCATCGAATGAATAAATTTCTCCCGAATCAATATGTCTAATAATACAAGTTCTAGTTTTATTAGCTAATCTATAGTAAACATAATCCTCCTGATTAATTTTATCAATAAGAACTTCAATAAGTTCTTCCATTTCCATTTTTTCAAATTCTTTTCTATCCGTTTTCTTGAATTTAATTCCAGCTAAATCTGCAATTTTATTAATTGCGTCGCCTTTATTAAGTTCATGAACTTTCATAAAAGCTTCAACTATGCTATAAGATTGATTATCGTGGAAATCTTCAAATTTTAAAGAGTTCTTATAAATTGCCATACTTGGTTTAGTCTCTTCATGAAATAAACAATTAATTTTCCAATAACTACCATGATCCTCAAAATTGACATCTGGGAACAGAACTGCTAAATTAAATAAACCATCTTGAATTTTTTGTTTGAGATTTTGTACTAACTCGTACTCAAGAGGATTAGTATTTAAAATATTTAAATTATTTTTATTTTGAGCCAAATCAATTCTCGCATCTTCAGCTAAAACATCTTTTGGGAACATTAAAGATTGAGTACTTTCACTAAGCTTTTGAAAGCTTTTAATAATACCAATGTAATAATCTTCATAACTTTTCTTTTGGATATCAGTATATCCACTAGCTAAAATTTCACTATCTATTTCAGTTATTAATTTAGTAAATTCTTCTTTTAATAATTCCGGATTAAAAAAATCAAATACTCCGGTAGTTCCAATAGTACAGAATGTTGGAATGTTTCCATATTTTTGGTGAACAATTCCACATAACCGCTGAGTATGGGAAATATCTTTGAACGATGCATCAAAGTCCATAATAATTTCAGAGAAGTTACCCATAATATCTTTAACAAGAACTCCAAAAGTTTTCTTACCAAGAATATCACCGAGTCTATTAAAAATTAGCTTCGCATCTCCAGCATATAAATCTTGGTCAAAATCAAAAGCTATTTGAATTCCTCCACCAGTTACCATACTAAAAGAAGGAATTACTGATTCAAAACCATGTCCTTTTAATAAAGAAAATAATTCTAAATAACTTCTAATAATTACCATCTTTTGATAATTTTCTTCTAAAGAATAAACACGAAATCTTTCTTTAGTTCCTTTAATATGCGCATCTATATCAAGTACGATAGTATTTAATTTTTTAAAAGTATTAATACTTGGAGCTTTTACATTACCTTTTTCATTAAGGTTTTTTGGATCGTATTCAAAAATTCCGGTACTTATCGAAATACCACAATCATGATGAGGTAAAGAAACTATTTTATTTTTTAAATAGTTTATTAAATCATTTGGGTTCTTTAATTGAACGTTATCTGTAATTTCAAAATCTTTTATATTTTCATATTTTCCACGAATCTCTTGTTTAACTTTAGCTTGAAAAACTATTCTAGCTGTTTCATCTTCTTTAAAATCATTAACTTTAAATATTTTATTCCAGTAAGTTATGATATCCTGTTCGTTCATAATTTGTGTAAAGTCTATTTCTTGATTATTTTGAGGTGCAGATTGCATTATTGTTTTCCTTATCTTATTAATATTTATATCTATAATTTGTATTCTAAGAATTCTTCTATATTATTAAAGTAATAGTATGGTATTCTTATAAGTTCTATATTGTTATTTTTACAATATTTATTTTTTATAAAATCTCTTGTTTGAGTAATTTTAAAAGATTTTTCTCCACCGAAATGGTCCACCTTTTTAAAATGCTGTTCTCCGTCAAATTCGATTACGGTATTTAATTCTGGTAAATAAAAATCAAATGGCAAAACTTTTTTAAATTTACAATCTTTAAAAGTTTTTTCTTGAATATATTCTATATTATTTTCTTCTAAATAATTTCTTATTTTATTTTCACCAAGTGAATTTTTACATTTTGGACAACCTGAACCTTGTTTATGTATATCAGGTAATTGAAAAAATGATCCATGTTTAGAACAAATTATTTCAATTTTATTTTTAGAATTAAAATATTTAACTTTTGAATAATCATATTTATCTCCATGAACCTTTTTAAAATCTTCTATAACGTCGCTTTGATTTCTTCGTGATTTTTCATTATAGCATTTTGGACATCCTTGACCACGAAAATGTCCCAATGGTTGTTGAAAAAAACTCCCATGTTTCGGACAAACGATTTCTACATCTAAATTAGTTTTAAGATATTTAACTTTTGAATAATCGTATTTATTTCCATGAATTTTTAAAAACCGATTTATAATTTCTTTTTGCGTATTAATTTTCCATTTATTACATCTAGGACAACCAGAACCATTCATATGATAATCTGGCTTTTGCAAAAATTCTCCATGTTCTGGGCATATAATTTCTATTGGGGTAGATGAAGTTTTATATACCGATCTTGAATAGTCGTATTTATTTCCATGTTTGTTTATAGAACGTTCTATAAATATTTTAGTATTTAAAGCCATACTATTATCCTATTTTGTAGCGTTATATAACCCTAATTGGCTATCTGTTTTCACACCCCAGTTCTGGATATTTAAATTGGCTGGATTTACAAATTTCGTTTTATTACTAGCGCTAAAATTTTCAGAGGCTTCTTTAGCCGCTTCTTTAGAAAACAGCGCCATAGCTGCAAGGATATCTCCATCACTATTTTTTAATAATGGCAATCCATCTAAATAAAAATTATGAGCATTGTCATTTTCCATAACTAAATCAACCATTTTTAAATTATCCTGATTTACTTTAACTTTTTCAAATACTATATCAGTACATGGAATTAATTCAATTTCTCCAGAATTTATACCAACTGGATCTAAATTATTTTCCATACTTCTAATATCTTTTATATCATTATAAAATTTTAAGTACTTAGTTTTAATTTGACCATTTACTATAAAATATTTTAAATTTCTGAATTTAAATTGTAAGTCTTCCAAAATATCTAATTCATTATCTTTTATTAATAACTTATATAAGTACGAACTGAACTTATATCTTACTATAAAATTTTCATCCTTTTTACGAATACTGTAACTAGCTTCTAAAAGATTAAAAATTAAACCAACACTATATAAATTAATATTTCCTGGTATAATTCCAGAATTTTTAAATAACTCTGTTAAACCTAATAAAAATTTATAATTTGAATTTACTAGAATACCTTTGTTAAAACTAATTTTATTATTTTTAAAAATAATAAAATTATTTATAAATATTTTTTCAGTTTCCGTAAAATTTTTAGAAAGTTGAAATGATCCATCCGAATAAAGTAAATGGGTAATAATTTCTTTAGCGAAAGAATATGTAAGATTAATTTGAAATTCTTTATTATTATTTTTATCCTTAATAACTAAAATTTCATTATTTCTTTTTTGAAACGAATACTTCCAAAATAAAAAATAATTATCAGGGGTACTTTGTATTTCTGGAATCGTTGGTGCTTGCAATTCCAACGTTTCTTTATTAAGAACGATTGCAGATTCTTTCTCGGAAATTCTAAAATCGGTTTTTTTATTAAAGATACCTAAGTTAATTCTATTCTTATGAATTCCGAAATCATTCTTACTTAGAATTCTATATTGTATTGGTACTTCGTGAATACTCGTGCCAATAATTTCTTGAGTTATATTTTTAGTTTCATGTACTCTGTTAATTGTTTCTGTACTTATGACTTTTTTAAAAGACATTTTTGTTTCCTTTTCGTTTATTTAGTGTATTTTGCATCTATTATATTATTCATTAATATATCTATAATATATCTATTAAGCTGTATGTCTACTAGCAGCTAATTAGTTATTATTTACCTATTTTCTTTTGTTTATACTTCTTTATAGGTTCCTTTATTTAAAGACAGGAAAATTCGGAGAAATTAATCTCCGAATTTATTGTTATTGAACATTAGCAAATGAATTCTTAGAAAAACATATTGGGCATAAAAGATCCAACTCATTATCTAAAAAATATTTGTAAGTTTTTTGATAAACGTCTGAATATGTATCGTCCGTAACATCATCAGTACCTTGATCATCTTTAGTAACTACTTTACCATCTCTAAATGGATAAAGTTGATTAATATTGGCTTTATAAGCACATGCTTTACAAAAAATAATATCGATATTTTCTTCCAGATCATACGAGGTTAACCAACTATCTGGAATAGTTATATTAGTGTACATCATATTTTCTGGAAAAAAATCAAATGAAAATTGTTGATAAACATTTCCATTTTTATCATAGTATTGATAAACTTTAAAATCCGTTGGTATAATTGTTTTACCACCATAAGTTCTAAAAAAATTTTCTAATCTATCATCTATGCCAGTAGTCGTTCCTTTAGCTTCTTGTACTAAAGTATTAGTGTCCTTTAAAGTTATTTTCATAACAATTCCTTTAATTAATTTATTAAATTTAAATAATCTTTTTCAATATATTTTCTAAATAAATTCACGAGTTTTTCTAAATCTGTATTTTGAATAACAGATTTATAAATCCGATAATAATTATTTTGAGTATTGACATGATCTTCAAATACGTCTCTTGAATCTTCTAAAGTATTTTTCTTACTTAGTTCCATAACTTCATCTATTATATTGATAAAGTTGTTCATCTTTTTAATTTTTTTATCCAATTGTTCTAAAAGTAAATCTTTTATTTTATAAATATTATCATTATCATAATCGAGTATTCTATATAAAATAGTTTCGGTTGGTGTATCAAAAGTATCTTCTAGTACTAATGAATCACTCGGATTTAAAGTACTTAAAGAATCTTTATCTTTAAGAATTGGTTTTAAAATTTCGTATGGTAATATCTGCATAAAAAATAATATAAATTTTTTAAGAAATATCTTTTTTTCGTAATCGTTTTTATGAGTTAAATAATCTATATCTATATTTAAATAATTTTCATTCACTTCGTTAATATGTTTTTCTAGTAATTCATTAGAAGCAAATTCAAACTCATCTGGTTGTAATTTTTCCATATCCCCTTCAAATAAATAATAATTAAAATTTTTAATATCTGTGTCTAATAAAAATTTACTTTCTGATAAAATATCCTCCAAGGTAGGAAGATATTCTTGAGACGGCAAATTATTATCAGACGCGTCTGTATTTGAGTAAAATATCATAATTGTTCCTTAATTTTCTTGTCTAATCATTAACTATATCTATACTTTAATACATTAAGCTACAGATTCTTTTATAGTTTCTAAATCGACTCTAGTATAATTATGATATTTATCTTTTAATTTTAATTCTTTTTTATTATTACCATCTTGTGCCGCAACATGTACCCAACCAGTTGGAAAATATTCACCAATCAATTCTTTATATTCGCAATTATTATAAATAAATTCCAATACATCTATCAATTTAGTTTTTTTATTATATGGTTCGATATCCGCAGCTAATCCATAAGCATGATTGCTGTGCTCGTTACTTCCAATAGCTTTACATAATTCAACGCTTCTATAACCAGAATTTATTTTAATTGGGCCAAATTCGTCGCGAACTGGCTGAATAATAGTATCTACCAAATATTGAATTCTTGGTAAATATTCTCTAGGCATATCATTATCAATATTTTTTCTAAGAGCAGTGCCACTATAAAGAAATTCACTTAACATAAAATTTTTTGATAATTTTATAGTTAAAGCCTCGTTGTATTTAATAACATCCCTAATGTTTAATTCTTTCTTAATATCAGTCATATTTTACCTTTATTTTTTAAATTGTTTTTGATTTTTATGCAAAGTATTTCTATAAAAATTACATAACTTATTACTAATTCTGTAATCCATAGGATCTCTATTTAATAATTCGGATTCTTTATTTATAAATAAATAACATTCTGTTATTCGTTTCGATTCTTTTGGAAAATGAATAACCTTTAAAAATTTAGCAGGTACTGCTATTTTATGGCTTCCTATTCTTTTAATAGGTGCTTCAAAGAAAATATAATTTTCTATTTTTAACGAATCATTTATCATAGTTTGATATCTTATATAAAATTCTAAGCGCTTCCAAACTTTTCTATTAAGATTTGGTAACTGTGGAGTAATATTCGACATAAGATAAACATTATTTAAAACAGTTTGGTTATAATCAAATAATGCGTCTGGTGCCATATGTCCTCTATCATACCCAGTACCTGTATAATCCGAAGTATAAGAACGATACTCCCTTGGAATATTTTTATCAGATTTAAAACCTGGTCGTTTAATAATATTCAATTGATATACTGTTTCGCTGGATGTTTTGTACTGTACTTTAACTGGTTCCTTATAATTATAATTATAAAAAATTTTATAAGGGTGTTCGTTTGTTTCTGGAATTATTTGATCATAAACTTCAGCCATAAGGGCAGCTGTTATAATTAATAATCCTATTAATATTTTTATCATTTCAATCCTTTAATTTTAATTAACTATTTAAAGTTTTTGTCAATGTATAATTTTTTACAGCTTTTTCTACCGATCTACCCACGACATATCCACCTAATCCTATTTTTAAAAGTTCCCACATATCTGGTGGGATATTTAAAGCAGTCGATGGAATACCAAATAAAGATAAATATGGATAAATAATATAATTATTAGCTATAATAAAAACGAAGGTAAGCATAGTAATTGGACGCCAATTTCTAGCTATCCACGATTCGCTTTGAGCTTCTGCTTTAACTATATTTCCCTGTTGTTTAATAATTTCGGTATTGTATTTTTGTAAAGAATCTTGCATTTTTAACTGGTACTCTTGAATACCGGCCTCCAACTGAGCTTTCTGTTCTGGACTTAAATCTGGTGGAAAATAAGATTTAATTAAATCACCACCTGTTTTAATAATATCCCCTAAAAATGGAAATGTCATTTTGATTCCTTATTTATAATTTATTGTATTTATATGAGTTAACTCATAAGAATGATATTCTAAATACCCGTTCTAGAATAATTCTAGAATTTTTTTTCGGCTTCCCCATATATCAAAAGATTTTGCATTGATAATCAATATTTGGTTATCTTTGCTAATTAGTTTTCCTTAAAATTTCATACCTTTCCTTTTAATTAAATAAATTTGGAATATCTATTAAAGGTGTTCCATCTAAATAAGCTCCAAGTACAACGAAAGCACTTATCGCGACCACTATTATAATTTTTGTATTAAGACTCATATTAATTCCTTAAATATTTAGGGATTGCCTAATGCTCTGGTTTTGCATCTATAAGCCCAAGTTTTATTTTTAATTTCATCCTATTCCTTCATCTATGTGTAATATCTCCGGTATTTTTACATTTAAAATTTTTTTTCGTTTTTTGTTTTTCTTTGTCTCTGTCTTTCAGCTTTAGCCAAAGTCTTATCAATTTCTAAATCTTTAATATCATCTAAAATTCTTTGTACTTCATCATTCAAATAAGTAAATTTAGGTATCTTTTTTCTACGAGGATATAATTCTAAATAATATTTATTAATTTTATTCTGCTCCGATTTTTTTAACTTAATACGTTTAGGTACTTCATTTGGGTGAATATAGTAAACGTCAGTATTATCGTACGTTTCCACATAATCTCCATTCTCTAAATAATCGGCAGTGTTTCTTAAAAATTCTGGTAAAGATATTGGATGTTTAGATTCATCCGAACCAAAGTATCTTTTGAAAGCATTTTCCATTTTACCAGCTAAAGCGTTCGCTCTAAAATCTAAAAATGTTCTAATGGTACCTTTATTAGGTCCAGGAAGTTCTGATTTTAATTTATGTTTATGATCAAGAACTGCCTTATCTAACGGAATTTCTATTCCAAGAATAGGACAAATTTTATTTTGCTGTTTCCAAATTCTTTCTTTAAGTACCTTGATATCTTTGGATTTCATATAAATTAATTTAATATCTTTAACATAATCTATAATTTCATTTTTTTCAAATTCTGGATTTAATTTTTTTATTTCTTGATTTTCCATTTTATTTCCATTTTCTGTTTAATTATATTTATTGCTTGTTCTTCGGGAAGTATATTTGGTTAAATATACTTCCCGATAGAAGCTAGTTTATTTCCCAATTACAACGACAGTTTCTTTCTTTAACAGCGGTTGAATTTTCCAATATATTTCAACATATCTTAATCTTAATTTCTATATTTATATTCCCGAAAAGCTATTTTATTTTTTATTTTTTCCATTTTATTTAATTCTAATTCTAGATTATAATACGTATTTGGATATTTTATGAATAAATTAATTAATTTATTCATTTTATTTCCTTTTTAATAATTTAAATTCAATACGTTTCCAAAATTTATCGAAATAATAATAATATATTGTGGCAATTACCGCATCTATAATAGATATACTAAATGCTGTCTCAATATTACCCAAAATTAAAAAACTTGTTAATAATAATAATAAAATTCTTATTAATCTATACAGAATCGATTTTATTATTAACATTTTTAAATCTTTTTAGATGATTTTAAACTAGTTTTTATTAATTCTTTAACGTCCGTATCAATATTATTATGATTATTTTCTAAATTATTTCTAATATCTGTTCCACTTACTGTACCATATCTTGGTATAAATTTTAATTTAATTTTATCTAAATTAAATTTTTTAATTACCATTGGATTACCTTGTACTAAGTAATCATATTCTTTTGATAAATAAGACCAATCTTCGTTTATAGATGGTGTTTTAATTACTTTATAATTTCTAGATTTTAATAATTCGATATTTTTATCCAAGTCTATAATATCTCCATCATCGGTTCGTAAAGCGATCGTAATATCTGGACTAATTCGTTTTGCTTCTTCCAGTACCACTTTATGTCCTTTATGAAAACCTTGGAATCTGGCAGGTACTAGAACTTTTGGTATAAATTTTTCACTAAATTCCGCAGCAGAAAAATTTTCTATATTATAATAATTATCTATATCGGAATAATCTGGATTAAAATTTTTATTATATCCATCTTTTTCTTTTTGATTTAATCCAGAATTTTTCATAATTACACAAATATCGTATTCATTTAAATATTGTTGGCGTATTTCTTTAATTGGTGCTTGCATTGCTACGAATACCGTAAATCCCAAATCACTTAATCGTCTTGCTCTACTTAATCCAAGATGCATATTTGCTTCTCTTCCTAAGTAACTAATATCACTATTGTTCGTTTCGGCTCTTAATTCGTCTCCATCTATAACGAACGAATCTTTCCAGTATTTTTCCATTGCTTTCGCTGCTGGAGTTTTACCGGAACCGGCTTTTCCTAAAAATAATATTATCATGTTTATTTCCTTATATTTTCTATATTTTTATAGGTTATTTTCCTAAAATTGCTTTAAGTTTTTCCTGAAGAACATGTGGGGTAAATGGTTTGATTATATAGTTATTAACTCCTGCTTTAAGAGCTTGTATTACAGAAGTTTTACCACCTTCTGTAGTTATCATAATAATTGGAGTATCTTTGTATTGATCGGCTTTACGAATTAATTTTACTAATTCTAAACCATTTCTATTTGGCATATTCCAATCCGTCATTATAATATCATACTGAACTTCTTCTCCGGCTATTAAATCTAAATGAGGATTTTGTAAAAGATCCCAAGCCTCTATACCATCTAAAGCGGTATCAATATTTTCTTTTGGGATACCTATACGAATTAAAGAATTTGTAATAATTCTAAGCATCGTTTTAGAATCATCCACTACCAGAACTTTTAATTTATCTTTATTCATTTAATCTCCTTGATTGCTACCGAACTTGGTAATTTTTTATTACTAGAATGGATTATTTTAAAACCATTTTTAATATTCCATTTCTCAACCTTATCATTCCAAGGTATTGTTATTATATTAGCTTTTTCTTTTTTAGCAATACTTTCGATTTCTTTTCTTAAATTACCACCGATACCATTATTTGATTTATTTACAGCTGTATCCCCAATAAATAAAATATTTTTATTTCTTAAAGAAGGTATTTCTTTTAAATAATTATCTAATTCTTTAGAAGCTTTAGCTTTTGAATAAATATTAAATCTAGTAAAACCATCGATATTATTTTTATTTTTTGAAATTATTAACGTTTTATTATTAATAGCTTCTTTATATTTTTTATTAGGAATATTAGTACCAAATCTTTTTTTAAATATATTCTGTACTTTTGGCAAATCGGTTACCGTGGCAAATTCAATATCCTCTAAAAGTACTTCTTTATTTATATTTAGTGTCATTTAATCTCCTTATATTATTTTTTTAACCGATTCTATTTTTAAAGGGGCTTTAATTTCAGTATGTATATGTGGAATATAAGTTGCATATTGACTTTTTGAACCATGTTTTAAATTATATTCTAAATACCAATTCCATCTATCTTTAATTTTTTTAATCCAATCTAATTTTTTATAATTATCTGGAGTAACTTTTGGAAGTACCCTTTCTAAATAATTATACATATTTGATTTATATTCTTTTTTAATTTTAAAATACTTATCCTGATTTTTATCCCAGTAATCATCATCTTTTAAAATTTTTTTAGTATCTATCCCACGATCTTTAAAAAATCTATCCCAATTATTATTCTTTTCATATTTCGTTTGTTCTTCAACGCTGGTAAATTTAATATTTTTAACGAAAGCGTTTTTATTTTTAGAAATACTTATTTTATATTCATATATTGGATCTCCAGAATTACCCCAAGCTTTAAAACCAGTTTGTCTATATTTTTTAATAATTTCTGGTGATAATGGAGCAGGTACTAAAGAAACGGTTTTATTATAATTTGAATCAGGGGTAGCTTGTTCTGGTAATTCCATTCCGAGCATTTCTCGAGTCTTTATTTCTGGAAATTTTTTATTACTATAATGATAAGCTATATCATCTTTATTTTGTATTTTAGAAACTTCTTCTAAAAGCACTTCTTTATTTATATTTAAAGTCATCTTCTCATCCAGTACTGTCTATAAAATTAATTATAGATTGAGGTATCTTATCAAAACTATCATAACTTTTAGAACGAGCTCTATGTGTAGTTATAAAGAACTTTCCTGTTGGTTTACCTCGAAATAGTTCTTCTTTACAACTAAACCCTTTCTTTTCTTTAATACCTTTACATGGTACATTCTGAGACTTTTCTGGTTTACTTTCGGAAGCTTCTGTTAATACTGTTTTTGGTTCGGTTGATTTTTTAGAAAATATTTCTTTAAATTTTTCTTTATTTTTAATAGTTGTTGGATGATCTTTACCTAATCTTTTATTTTGTTTATCTGCCGCTTCTACAAGTTTACGGGATATTTTAAAAACTTTAGAAGCTTCTGTAAAATATTTTTTAGATTTATATGCTCCAGCAGCCCCACCAAGAGCTGCTCCAACAGCAGCCCCACCAAAAGGATTACCAAGTACTTCGCCAGTTAATGCTCCAATAGTACCACCAGCTATAGTAGTTCCAAGAGTTAGTCCAAGAGCGTTTCCTTGAGCATTAGGATTTTTTAGATTATTAACATAATTTAAAAAATCCTTTTTATTTAATATAAGCTGTGCCATAATTTTCCTTATTTATATATTATTTATATATTATTTATATATACTATCTTTTTCACCAATTATATTTTTATGTAATTTTGGTAAATATTTATTTGCCTTATCTGATACATACCAAGCACTAGCAACTGCTGGAATAGCTGCCGCTAGTTTAGAACTATCACTATCTATATCCATATCAATACCATTATCTTGAGCAATATGTTGGGCACCGCGCGCCGCTCCATAAACTAATCCACCAAGAGTTAATTTAGTTAAGGCTTGCGTTCCCATACGTAATCCAAGATCTTGAGCAATTGCTGTATCATCTTTTCGGTATTTTGATTTTAAAGTTCCTAAATCGCTATAACTTTTTACAGCAAATGTCGGTAAAGGACTTTCATGAAATCCTTTATTAACACCTACCATAAAACCGGAACTTTCGAGAAGTTCGGTAATCTCTTTTTTATTTATATTTACTTTCATGGAAAGCCTTTGTACGTCGTTTTGATTCATTTAACATATTTTCTCTAGAAAGAGTTTCTAAACTCTTTCTTTCCATTAATGGAATAATATCTAAATTTGGCTTTTCTAAAGAATATTTTTGTAATTTAGAAAATGATATTCTTTTTAATCTAAATTTTTCTTTTTTAGAATTAATTTTATTATTTATATAATCACTGCCGTAATTTAATTCGAATACTGTTTCTAACTCTTCTTCTAAACTTCTATCGTTGTATTTATCTAAATCTAAAATATCTTCTTTATTGACCATTTTTAACATAAATACTAACTCGTCATTTGTATACATTATCTTCCTTTAATTTTTATAAGTTTGGTTTTAACATAGCACCGTAAAAATACGTTTCTATAAGTTTTTTAGCTTTAGATAATTTTTCTGTTTCTTCATCTAATTCTAATTCATCTTGACTAGGAACTTTACCAGTTCTTAGAATACTATTATTTAATTTATTAGTAGCTGCGGCATTATCTGATTTCATAAAGTGCATTTCTTTTAAAAGAGCAGTACTTTTTCTATAACTTAAACCAAACATATCGTATAAACCAATACGAACTGCTCCATTACCTTCTTTAGTACCAGAACGTCCCTGCCCAGTCATAGCAGATTTTTTAATATTTACAGAACCACGAACATTAGCCATAAATTGAGGAATATGTTCTAATAACGCAATTGGTGCAATACCTACCGGTACTTCTCTTTCCGAAACCGTCCCATCTTCTTCGTTAATAATTACTTTTTCGTTTAATGGTATTTTTAAAAAAGCGGCTGCTTTTTTAATATCTTCCATAAGTAATTTATTTTTAAATGGCGTTACTAATATTGGAAAAGCTGGTTTTTGTAAAGGATCGGACTGTTTTACCATAGCAATAATTTCTTTAGTTGGTTTAGTAAAAAATTCTTTTACATATCCAATCAATTCTTTATCTTTAGTTTTATCGAGGAAATATAACGTTTCTAATAATAATTTTTCCGCTTCTTTTAATCTAGAACTTTCTATAAGTTCTTTTAATTTTTTATTTAAGAAATACGATATTTTTCCAGTGTACATACTAAGAACTACTGAAATATTTTTACGAGATATATTTGAAATAGGGGTTGGTAAGAATTCAATTTTTAATCCAGTTTTTTCTGCTACTGGTTCCTTTCCTTCTGGAATCATATATTGAACAGTTCCTTTACCTCCAGAACTTCCAAGTAATGTAAATTTAGAACCATTTTGAATAGGGTTTGGATATTCTATATACATTTCTATAATTGTTCCATCAAATACATCATTATTTAATTTATGTCCACCGACTACCGCAGATTTAAGATTATTTATTTGATCTTGACAATCCATTTGTTTTACTGGATCTAATAATTCTTTACAATTTTTAATTTTTTTCTGTAATTCTTTATTAAGTAATTTCCATTCGGTAAGTAATTTAGAATCAATATGTTGAGAATTAATTAAAATATTAACTGTTTTAATTTTTCCACCTGGTGAATTATATCTAATATTACCTTGATGAAAGTTACGTCCAATACTTACATCAAAACCATCCGTAGCTTCTCCATCCATTCCTTCAGTAGCTGATTGAACTAAGGCTTCAACGGATTCATTACCTTTAGTACTAGAATATTCTATTAATATGTCTCCTGGTTTAGTTTCTTGACCAACTTTTATTTTATATTCTAAAATATTTGATTCTCTATCAATAGGAATCAAAATGCGTTTTAATAAAGTATTTTTAAATTTTTTACCAATACTTTCTGAAACTGCCCAACCATCTTCATAATTCATACCACGATAAGACATTAAAGCGATTACTAGATTTTTACCAACTGCTAACTTACCAGTTTTTAAAGAAGAAGTTGTAGCAAGTACTTGACCTTTTCTAACTTTTTCACCATTTTTAACTAAAGGGGTTAATTTAAGTGGTAAGTAAACCCCACGTGAAGTTCTAGACATTACATCATCTAAATTAAAATAATCCTTTGAACCGGATTTATATTTTAATTCCATTTCGTGATCTAAACGAACTACTTTGCCATCTTCCTTAGCTTTGATAGCAAATCTATCTGAAACTAGATGTGGTATAATAGCTTCCATACCAGTTTGTACCAAAGGTTCATCTGGAGATTCTATCTGGGTGAATTGAGAAACCTGCTGGTTACCCATAATACGTCTAGTTGTATCATCGTACTCAAAGAATGGGCTAAGACTATCCGTGGCACTAAGTAAATCCAAACCATTAATATCATTATCAAAAGGACGAACTAAAATATTTCCAAATCTATCTTTAATAATAGCTTTATTACTAAGAGTTTGATTAAGTCCAATTCCGCCGTACTCATTAGTAGTACTTGGAGAAATAGTTCCAAAATATGATTTATTTAAATCACGTCTTTGCATGCTGATCTGTTCTTTTCTTGGATTTCCAACACCAGTTTTTGTAATTTTATTACTGAGAGTTAATTCCGCTAAAGGATTGATATTTTGAGAGTACTGTAACATACCACTTGCTTGCAATTCTTTTGAAATAAAATTTGGATCAATATCTAATTTAATATTATATTGTCCTTTATTATTTTTCATGAATCCGATACCTTGTTGAAGTACTTTATAAGCAAGATGGGTAATACTTTCGGACATACGGATTCTTAAATTGCTTAGATCTGATATATCCTCTATTTTACCATTGATAAGTTTATCAGGCATGAACTTACCAAATACTTCCATGAACTCGCTTGGGTCACCTTTAGAAGCAAGAACCTTCTTAGTAGTAATATCTATAAAATTCGTTTTAGAGTTTTTGAGATTCAGGTACTTATTTAAAGAATAATACTTACTAAAATATTTTTCCATAGTTTTAGGATTATCTAAATCTTTATCCGAAACCATATGTTCGCCGGATGGGAATAGTCTGGTAGCTTCTTTACGAATACCGTTTACTAAGTACTCATCAAATAAAGAATTGGTAAATATATTTAAAAAACCTGGTTCATTTCCCTGTTTTATACGAACGCTTAAAAAAGCTGTTCTATCTTTGGTTTTACTTTTAGAATATTTTAATCCATAGTATCTTAAGGTTCCAAGAATACCTTTATGAATAAATAATAAAAGAACTAAAGGAAAATTACTAGCAAACATACGAAGACTAAAATAAACAACACTTGTTTTATTTTTCTTATCTACTCTATCATATTTTGTTTTTTCATCTGAAATGTTATTATATAATCCAATAATAAAACTATTCAGTTGAGATTTTGGAAAAGTTTTTATATCTTGATCCTGAGTATAATATTGAATATCATCGTTACCTGGAGTAATAAAAGCATACTCTAATAATTCTCCACTCTCGCTAAATTTTTCATAAAATCTTAATTTACCATCTTTTTCATTCTCAAAATTTATTTTAATTTTTGATTTTGGCATAGATATTTCCTTTATATTTTTAATATTATTTAGTTAATTTTTAATAATTTAGACTTTAATTTTGGGAATTGAAAAAATATTAATAACTATTAATAGTATGTACCATGAATAGTTAACTATTAATAGTTATTTATTTTTAAAATCTCTAGCTAACAGATTTTAAAATAAACTTAAAATCAAAAAGCAAGTCCCCTATTTACCGGTGATATCAATGTTTGAAAAATTAACTATTTCTTAAATTTTAACTTTTAAAAATTTTTGTCTTTTTGAAATAACTGGCCGTCTATAGATAGTTGACACTATGAATAGTTATTTCGTTGTTATAGTTCCATAGATATTATTACTATTAAAATAAATTAGGAAAAAAATATGAACGAATTAAACGAAATAGAAAAAATAAATAATTTACCAAGATTCGAAACTTTTGAAGAAATAGAAAAAATTCTACAATCTAAATTAGATAATTATCCTCAAATAAACTCAGAAGAAGAATTCTTTAATTTTTCCCATTGGGATTTTAAAGATATGAAAAAGGGTATTGATTTAATGGTAAATACGATGTCTCAAGGTAAAAAAATATTCTTTATTCATGATTGCGACGCGGATGGAATGTTTACATATTATTTAACTTATAGATTTTTTTCAAAGCATTTTAATTATCAAAATATTGAATTAGTATTAACTAAAAGAGCTGATGGTTATGGATTTTTACCAATACATGTATCTGAACGAAATGTCCAAGAAGGAGATTTATTTATTACAACGGATAATGGAATTACTGCTAAAGAAGCAACCGAATATGCTTTAAGAGCCGGAGCTAATGTAATCATTAACGATCACCATACTCCATCGTATGAGGATTGTTGGCCACTTTGGCAATCTAATAAACCAGAAGAAGAATCTAGAGTAGCTGTTATAGATCCTTGTCAAACTGATTGTGAGTTCGGTAAAAAAGATATGAATATTTCTGGAACGGTAGTTCTTTATTATATGTTCCAAGCTTTAGCAGAAACTTACAAATTACCAATTGCTGGAAAAGGTTTATACGAAGATTTTTTACCAGGTTTAGCAATTACTACTATTTCGGATGTAATGAAATTAAATCAAGGTATTAGCCGATACTTAGTAAAAGACTTCTTTAATAATGGCAAGTACTTAAATGTTCGAGATCAATTTTTTAAAACTTTCCTAAAAGAAAAAGGAATAGATGGAGAAATAGTTAAAGGAGTTGCTGAAGATATTGGCTTTGGTTTTAGTCCATTATTAAATGCTTGTAATAGACTAACATCTGCTAATGATGCATGTAACTTTTTAGTTCAAGAAACTGAGGAATTTTCCAAACAGTGGTGGGATTATATTAGCCAAATTAATGATTTACGTAAAGAAAAACAACAGAAATTATTAGATTATGTTGAGTACAGATTCAAGGATTATATGCCTACTAAAAAGAACGGTTATAAATTAATTATGATTCCTGGCCAATTTAACCAAGAAGCCAAAGGTCTTTTGGGAATTGTTGCCGGAAGATTATCGGATAAATATAAAGTTCCATGTATTGTACTTAACCTTAATGAAGAAAAAACCTCATATAGTGGTTCAGGAAGAAGTGTTGGAACTATAGATATCTTAGGTCAATTCCGTAAAGAACATATTCTTAAATTCTTAACGCATGTTGGTGGACATAAACAAGCTCTTGGTCTTGGAGTAAAAGCCGATGATTTGGAAGAGTTCTTTTTAACAGTACAGGAAGAATTTAAAAAGATTCCAGATAATCAATTTATGAGTGATAAAAAAGCTACTGGTTATATCGATCTTAAAAATATTAATGAAGATTTAATACATACCTTAGATAAATTTGAACCTTATGGGCATTATTTTTATAAGCCCAATTTCGTAACTAAAGCAATTGTTAAAACAAGTACTGAAATTGGTAAACAAAAGAACCATTTAAGTATGACTATTGTAGATGAAAATAATATATTGTCTTTTAAAGCTCTTAATTTCTTCCACGAATATACTCCTAAAAAAGGAGATATTATTTATATTCATTTTAAACCAGAATTAGAAACGTTCCGAGGAAATACTAAAATTGTTTTAAAAGTATCTAAAATAGTACCAATCCCAGAATAAAATTATTTTAAATTACTTTTAAGTACTTTAAAATAACTATTACTAAGTATAGATATCTTATAATCAAGAAGATAAATAAATACCGAAATTGTATTTATTTTTATCTTCGAGTTTTCCTGTCGCTACTGGGAATGAAAAGATAAACCCAGAATAAAATTAAAGAGGAGTTCCAAAATGGGATGTGATGTATCTCCAGGAAACTGTTAGTTGAGAAGGGAATATAATTTCCCTTCTTTTTTTTATTTAAATTAAAAAGGAAAAATATGAAAACATTAGTAGTATATCATAAAAATTGTATGGATGGTCTTGGGGCCGTAGCTTCTTATAGTATGTTAGAGAAACTTGGAGTTGATATGGTTTTTAAGGCTATTCAACATGGTGAACCAGCTAAAGAAGAGTTCATGAAAAATCTTACAGAAGATGAAAAGAAATGCGTGAACTTAGTCTTTTTAGATTTTAGTTTAGATAAGGCTCAAATTTTAGAGGTTTGCGATTGGTTTGAAAATATTATGATCATAGATCATCATAAAACATCAGAAGCAGATTTACAAGGTTTAGAAGATATTAAAAATTTAGATCTTATTTTTGATATGTCTAAATCTGGAGCAATGTTAACTTGGGAACACGTACAAATGGAATTGGAAAATATAGATATAGATGATGTAATTCCTATTGAAATTATTCAATATATTCAAGATCGTGATCTTTGGGAATGGAAACTTTCTCAATCAAAAGAATTTTCAGAAGGTTTTAAAATGGCCATCGATAGACAAAAGAGAAAATTATATAAAATGGGATTATATACCAAAAATGAAAATTTGGAAATAAGTGCTTTTCTAACAGTCTGTCAATATACAGAATTGAAAGAGATTATTAAAATTGGAGAAATTTTAATAGAAAAAACTGATTCAATGGTTAGATCTAAAATTAAATTAGATAAATTAAAATCTGTTTGGTTCGGTGATTTAAATACAGGAGTAGAAGTACTTATGCTTAACGCGACTGAAAACATTTCCGAAATTGGAAATGACATTTGTCTTAAATATCAAAAACCAGCATGTATGTATTTTATTTTGAAAACTGGTGAAGTAGTTTTTAGTCTTCGTAGTGCGGATAATTTACAAGATGTTTCTACAATTGCTAAAGTTTATGGTGGTGGTGGACATAGAAACGCCTGTAGTTTTAAAGGAGATTTAAATCTTCTTGGTACATTCTTATCGGGAAATTCAGAAGCGAAAGAATTATGAAAACTAAATTTACTAAAAATGGATTAGTTATTAAACCAGATAAAATTATTAAAAAAAGGTTTTATATAGGAGATGCTAACGCTCTCGATCCAAACAATCATGGTTTTATTAATCTTGGATATGTTCGTGAAGTAAAAAATAAAAAAGAAAAAAAGATTTTAAAGAAGAAAGGTTTTATTTTTTTCGAAACCTTTGAACGAGCCCAAAATTATAGACTAGCTGAAATTTTTGGAGGTTAATATGACTATTGATGAATTAACTTTAAAAGATTTAAAACATATTAAAGGAAGATATTGGTATTCTTCTTTTAATAGAATAAAAAATATTTTTTATATTACTCTTGATTTTTATAATGGAGTTGACCATATAAAAGAAATAGAACCAGTGGATTTAAAAGAAATGTTAATTGATTTAAGTGATAAAGTTCCATTTGGAAATAATTTTATTTCGGTATGTGAATGTTTAGGTTTAAATTTTGATTTTGGTTATGAAGCTAAAATGCTTGATAAAACATTAGTAGAAGCATTCGCTTCTTAAATTATAAAGGAAATAAATGAAAAAAATAGTAATATTGAGTTTATTAATAACCTCATTATTTGCAGAAGTAAGAGAAATAAGCTCTAAAAAAACAAATGTCTTTAATTTATCAATACTTTCTTCGGATTCGTATATTTCGATTTATTGCATCGATGGTTACGTTTGGCAAAAATATACTCACGGAAGAACTGGTAATTTGGTTCAGGTTTTTGAAAATAAAACATATGAAATAAATAATCAAAAATTAATTATTTCGAAAGTAAAAACATGCCATTAAAATCAGTAGAAAATGAAATAAGTAAAAAAGATTTTGATATTTTAGTTGCTAAATATAATTTGGCAATTGAAGAAAAAAAAGAATCTTTTTTATTTTTCGGAAATAAACTATTGGTAGACTACGCTAAGTATCTAATAGAATATTTAGCAACAAAAAATTTAAAATAAAATAATTAAAAGGAAATAAATGATATTCGAAATATATTTTGAGAATAATCTCGAAGCGGAAAAAGCTCATTTATATCAAAAACTCAATAATCTTATTACTGAGTTTAGAGAAGATGAAAATTGGATGAAAATTGAATTACCAGATTTGGGTAAAAGTCCAGAGGATACATTAAGACCACTTATTGAAAATATTTGGGATGGAAATGATAAAGTAACTTTTGATTTCGTTAGTCCTAGAATGATGACGCATGTTACAATGGCCGTAAGTTATCCGGTTAGATTTACTGTTTGGGATACGGATAAATTTAGAACAATAGAATTATAAAGGAAAAAAATGTGCCAGATTATAGTAAGAGAATACGAAACTCAGGATAAAATTGATTATTTTAAAAAAGATATTAGTAGTTTAAAAAAGTTTAAAAAACTTTTAAGTATTAAAGGTGGTTATATAGGTTCTGATGAAGGATACAGTGTATTAATACTTATTAATGATATTGATAATAGATGTTTTGAATATCGCGGAGACTCATTTAGAGAAATTTGCGAAAAAGTTCAGACCGATTTAAAAAGTATTTTAGATTTGAAAAATCCTTCTAAAATAATTCTTGGTTTATTTAGTCGACAACGTCCGGAAATGGAAGCAGGTAGAGTTAATATAAGCCCATATATTAATAAAAATTTGAATAAAACTTTTTTTGTTCATGGAACTATTTCGAATGATAAAGAATTATTTAAAGAATTAACTAAAAATCCTGATATTCACTTAACAGTAGATACAGAAATATTTAATTTCTTAAATAAAAATTCCTTTAAAAAATTAGAAGGTTTGTTCAGCTATATTGAAATTGATCGAAAAACGTTAAAAGTTAAAATGGTTGATAAAGGTATGGGAAAATACGAAGGATATTATAAAGGTATTAAAACGTATAGTACTACTAATATTTTTACAAAACGTGGTAGAAATTTAGCTATGTTACCAAAGAAGAAATTTCTTAAAGATAAAACAATCAGTCTTAAAATAGCTTTTAGTGGTGGAATGGATTCTGTTTTGAATACTTATAAAATATTTTCTGATTTAGAAAAGAAATTGGATAAGTTAACTTCTTATAATATTGAAACAGAATTAACCTATTTTGAATATGGTTGTAATGCCGAATCGGAAGAAATGATAGCTGCTAAAAAATTTCTAAAATATCTTAAAGATAAAAATATTTTTAGAGATTTAAATATTGATTTATATTCTGAAAATATTTCTGGAATTATAAATAATATTTCCGAAGTAGCTGGAGAAAAATCTAAATTATTGAATAAAGATGCTGTTGGGGATAAAGCCGAAGCAGAAGATACCTTGGCTTACGTTCCATTTAGAAATACTTTAATGTCTCAAATTTTGGTATCTCAATCTCAAAGAGAATTTGATTATATCGAAGCTTATCCAGAGGATTATTTAATTATGATTGGACTTGGATTAAATCTTAGTGATGGACAGGTGTATGGTGATAATAACATTGCTTGGTTAGAACATACTGAGAATATGTTAGAGTACGGCGGTAAAAGATTCAGTAATGTTAAATTATTAAGTCCGTATATCAATCGTACTAAAATTAACATGCTAAAAGAATTTAAAGAAGAATTTGGAGAAGATACCCTTCTTGAATTGCTTGATATTTCTTTTAGTTGTTATTATCCGGTTAATGGAGAAGCATGTGGGGAATGTGGTAGTTGTTTACTTCGTAAAGAAGCGGTACATCAAAATTTAAGCAGATTAATATAAGGAAAAAAATGAGTAAATTAAAAATAACCAAAATTGGAATTAGTTTTGGAGATAATGATTTTGGTATGACGTTTCATGCTTTTTTAAAAGCCATTGGATATTTCCCAGATTTTAAAGAAGAAACCATTTCAGAAATTAAAGATAAACTTAATGAAATATATAATGCTTCCGTTCTTGGTATGTATATTGCTGGGCAAAATCGTTTTCAATATACAAATGGTTCCTCAATGGAGGATCATTTAAATGAAGTTGAAAATTATTTAGTCAAAGATGGAAATAACCAAAAACTTTTTTATATAAATGAGGAAGTCGATCAATATTTAGAAAATTGTGATGGTTGGGATAATGGTGAATTTCATATACTTGAAATATCTTTTCAAGAAGAACCAAAAGTTTATTCAAAATAAGGAAAAATATGAATAATATAGAATTTGTAAATATGGCAATAATGTTTGCTAAGTTAGTACATTCTAATGAAGGCGCTTGGGATAATTTTATGGATGATTTTGAATTTAGTTCGGAAGAAAAAGAACAGTTCGAAGATAAGATTTCTATGATTGATAAGGATTGTCTGATGATACCAGAAGATTTTTTAGAGGATCTGGGATTAGATGATTTGGAAAGAGATACTAAAGATATGACGGATAAAATAGTTGATCTTAAATTAGCAAAGGATGATTTAACATTAGATACGATAAAAGATTTGGAAACGGCTGCCGAAAACACTATCGATGAATGGAATGATTATCTTGGGAATAAATTAAAAAATATTTTTAAAAAGGAAGAATAATGCACAAAGAAAGCAAAAAGACTACAAAAACAAATGAAGATCGTCTAGTACGTATCCAACAATTATGTGAAGAGAATATTGGTTCGGTTCGTAGCGTATCTTTAAAACTTAAAGGTAATGCTTGGACGTGTGCCTTAAAAATGGTACCAGATTCACATTTTGATATTATTGCTAGTACTGATGATGATCCAACAGTTGCCTGTAAAATGGTTAAAAAGAGATTAAAAAAAATAATTAATCGTTATCAAAATATATAAATCTAAAGGAAAAAAATGTCTAAAAATCTAAATAAAGAAATCCGTTTTCTATGTAAAGTAAAAAAGTTTGATAAAATTAAAGCAAAAGATTATTTTCATAAAGTAGTTTGGTATTTTGATAAATATAAAATTACGAAGGTAAATTCTCATGAAGGTGATCGTTATTATAAAACTCTTTCTAAATTTTATGGTAAACCTGTAAAAGAAAATGAGTTCATTGATAAAGCCGATGCCTTAAATGCTTTAGAATCTTGGGATCGTTTATATGAATTTAAGATGTTTATTTATGCTAAACTTCCAAAAATAAATGACCGTAAACTTTATATAGAGCAAATAAAACTTATTCCTAAAAGGGGAAAAGAGGTTATTTTTTATAGTACCGAAGCTGAAACAGAAAGACAGTTAAAAGATAAAGAACTTTTAAATGAAATTCCTGGAGTTAAAGTGATTAAAGAACTTGGTGAAGTTTCTTTATATGATATAGCAAAAGAAAAGTTATATAAATAGGAGGTACCGTGGACAATGAAATTAGATATGTAATGGTTACGCCAACCATTTCAAAAAACTATTTAAGGATATATAATGTTTCAAATTAGATATTCATTTAAAGAGCAGGTTAGAGCAGTTTTTTCCAATAAGATTAAATATCTTGATATTTGGATTGGTCGTTTAGAAGATTCAGATAAAATTGAGTATTTTTTCTTTTGGTTAAAAATTACAATTCAAAAAAGCAATTCCGATAAAGCTTATTGGAACAGCGCTGATAATACAGGAGGTTACGCACATGGCTGATATGGTTGATAATAGAGCTTGGTTTATGAAATATAAACCAACTACGATAGAGGAATTAGTATTTCCAAATACTTTAAATGGTAGTCCAGCAAAACCGGAAGATATTAAAGCAATGTTTTCCACTGCTGTTAATAATCAATTTATTCCTGGTAATGTATTGAGTTATGGTCCTGGTGGTTTTGGTAAGTCGAGTCTTGCAGATGTACTTGTTAAAAGTATTATTAAAGAACCAAAAGATTTTCATAGACTTGGTAAAGGTGTAGACGCAGTAGAGGAATTAAAAGCTTGGTTAGTTTCTAAACCTGGTAGAAGTAATCAAAAGATTGTTCTTATTGAGGAAGCCGATAAATTAAGTCCACAAGCTCAGAATATGCTTAAAGATGGACTTATGGAAAAATATCAAGGATATGTTTCATTTATAGCAAATACCAATCATCCCCATAAATTAGATCCTGCGTTAAGAACTCGTTTCAATATGCAGTTAAACTTTAAGGAAATCCAAGCAGAACAGGCTTTTTATTATATTATTGGAGTTCTTGATAAAGAAGAAGTTCAGTATAACAGAGATTATGTTTGGGAATTTGTAAATAAACATATTCAAAAAGGGTTAAGAGTTCTTCTTAATAATATCGAAATAAATGTTAAAGATAAAGTGCTTATGAATATTGGAGAATTAGAAAGTTCTAGTAACCACGAGGATTATATTTTCGATTTATTAAAATATCTTATTGGATATGCCGAAGCACAGCCAAAAGAAAATCTTGCTAAAATTCTAGAAAATGTGGATAATGATCCACAATTTGCTCAGTACTACAAAGCAGTTCTCGATACAACAAAAAGTGATCTTAATTTAGATTACGATTATATTTTTAATATGTTACTAGATGAAAATTTTAGTATAGATATCAAAAACGTTATCATAAAGAACTATCAAGATATAGATAATAAAAAGTTTCCAAACTTACATTTAGTAAGCACTATTGGAAAACTTTTATTAAATATTTATCAACGTAAGGGTGGTATTCCGGAATAAGTTCCGGAAGCCTTTCTTGTCGTTTAAAAAGAGGTAATATGAATCATAATGGTTATATTGATTTTATAAAAATTGTTGAAAATGGAGTATTAAGTTTTGAAGATTTTATAGATGTTTATCCTGAATTAAATACCAGAAAATTTTTAAACTTTTATATAGCTGATTCAGATGAAAAAGGATTTTTTGCAAAGATTGATTACGTCAAAATAGAAGATTTTTTTGAAATAGCTAGAGAAAGAAGATTGTATAACCCAAGTAGATTTTTTAATGATTCTTTTAAAGATGGTTTAAATTTAATAGAAACTGATTACCTAAAGTATTTAGAAAGTTTATATGCTTCTTGGAGAGAATTGATTGGAAATTATAAACCAGAAAAAATAATTCTAAAAAGTTATAAAAAAAATGTAAAAAACTTAGAAAAAATTAAAATAAAATTCGAAGGAGAATGAATGTGTTTTTTGACGGAACAGTTTGGTATTTATTTAAGTAGATGGATATTTAGCGCATTTGTAATGATGATACCATTGGTTATTATAAATAAATATGGGTTGACTAAAAAGTTTGGAAAATATAAAGAATATATTGATTTAGTAATAGTTTCTATTATTGGGGCGTTTATATTTTATAATATAGATCAATATATATTTAAAGGATAAATAATGGTATATTCACTAGAGGAGTTTTTAAATGAAAAAGCATTGGATATAAAGACATTTGTATCACTTATGGATAATTCCCAATATTTTGAATTAACTCAAAATGTTTTTTCTGTAAAACAATTCGAAAAACAATTTTTACCAAATGAATGGATTGTAAAAGCATTTTTATGGTCGGAACATAATGCTGAAAAATTGGATATCAATACAAATGATTATTCATATAGCATTTGGGAATATTTGGATAACGAGTGGAGAGAATTTTGCAAATATGCACTAAATGAAGATTGCAAGATAACATTCTATAATTTAAAAAAAATAAGAAATATCGAAATTAAGTTCGAATAAATAAAAAAGGAAAAAGTTATGTTAAAGAAAAAAGTGGTTGGAAGTATAGATATGGTTGAGGAATCGTTTGAAAATATTATCAAAGATATTGAAAAAATAAACCAGAAGTTTATTTAAAATTGGTAAGCCAAAATAGACACACATACAGGCCAGTATGGAGAGATGAAGCAATGATCAATGGATCACATGAAAAAGTTTTAGCAAGATTATTTGATTGGAAGTAAAATGAAATATTATAGTCTAGAAGAATTTTTAAATGATAAAAATATAAATATCGATTGGTTTGTCGATCATATGGATCAAAGTCAGACCAATTATAGTTCATTATCCGATTACATGTCTAAAAATCATCCAATTCTTTGGATTTTAAATGCTTTTTCATTTTCAAGAGTACCTAATAGGCATACAACTGATTGGCATGGTTTATCACATAAATGGGAAAATATGGTATCTAATTTAGAAGATAGTACTCAGATACTTTTTTATAAAAGAGAGGAAATAAACCGAGAAAAACTTAAGATAAATTTTGAGTAATTTAGGCGTAATTTTACTTTAAAATAACTATACATATGTATAGATATCTTATAATCAGAAAAGATACAATAAGATGAAAGAAGCTTATTATATCGGGTTACCGGTCAGGCATAGAGCAGTATGGCAGGTGGTATTAGGATTAATACATTATCAATAGTATATTGGTACAAGGGATTGTACCAGCGTAAAGCAAGATATACAATAGATTGGTAATGGGATTGATACTTAGTACTACTTGGCTTACTACCTCGAAGCAAGGCGCGGGACCATTTTATACTTACTTAAATTAAAAAAGGAAAAATAAATGAATTTTAAAAAACCATATTTAAATGAAGAAATTTGTTTTTTAGAATGGTTAGATGAATTTTCTAAAAGAGTGGTTAATTATCAATCAGTTCGGGAAAATTTTTTATATAACATTTCTTTATTATCATTAACTAGAAAAGAAAGACTATATAGGGAAACTGTAAATCCAAATCAATATATACTTTTACATGCTATTTGGCATGAAACTCCGCAGGGACACGAATACTGGCGTTTTATAGACAGTAGATGGAATGCTTTTTTATTTAATATTGAAAAATTTAAAGGTCGACCAGAATATAAAGTAAAAAAAATATTTATCGATCGTTCGATAAATAATTTGAAAAAAATTGAAATTAAGTTCGAAGGAGATTAAATGAGAATAAATTTAATAGAATGGTTAGTTAATAATTATTATATGAATCGAGATGTTTTAAAATCAGAATTACAGTATTCTTTTAATAATAAAAATCTTGGCGAATATTATGATAAAAAAGAATTATCTGCTATACATGGTTTAAGAAGAGTCAAGGAAAGTATTAACAGATTATTTATTTGGCAACACGCTAATCAGGCAGAAGGGTTAGGAACTAAAGGAGCAATTTATTTTCTATACATAGATGATGATTGGAGAAAGTTCTGTGATCTTAATTATCTTGATATATCCGATGTTTATTACGATTTTAATTTTTTTAAAAAAGAAACGTTAAAAATAAAATTCGAAGGAGATTAAATGAGAATAAATTTAATAGAATGGTTAGTTAATAATTATTATATGGATCGAGATGTTTTAAAATCAGAATTACAGTATTCTTTTAATAATAAAAATCTTGGTAAATATTACGATAAAAAAGAATTATCTGCTATACATGATTTAGGAAGAGTTCAGGGAAGTATAGACAGATTATTTATTTGGCAACATGCCGATAGTAGAAAAGGGTTAGGAACTAAAGAACCATTTCGTTTTCTATACATCGATGCTGATTGGAGAAAGTTCTGTGATCTTAATTATCTTGATATAAATGATGTTTATTACGATTTTAATTTTTTTAAAAAAGAAAAGTTAAAAATAAAATTCGAAGGAGATTAAATGAGAATAAATTTAATAGAATGGTTAGTTAATAATTATAATTTCAAAGAAGAAGATATATTAAAAGAATTACAATATTCTTTTAATATAAAACAGTTAGGATTTTTTGAAAAAGTTATGCCAGTTGATTCTAATATAAAAGGTCTCCATCATATTTCTTCTGTTATAGATAAACTTTTTATTTGGCATCATGCTGAGTTAACAGTTAATTATTCATTTTCAAAAATCGATTCAGATTGGAGCGAATTCGTTTATAATAATAATATACATATAAATAATGTTTATATAGATTTTAATTATTTAAAAAAAAGACAAAAACTTAAAATTAAGTTTGAGTAAATAACTATTCATAGTGTCAACTATCTATAGACAGCCAGTTATTTCAAAAAGACAAAAATTTTCTGAGACGAGAATTTAAGAAATAGTTAATTTTTCAAACATTGATATCACCGGTAAATAGGGGACTTGCTTTTTGATTTTAAGTTTATTTTAAAATCTGTTAGCTAGAGATTTTAAAAATAAATAACTATTAATAGTTAACTATTCATGGTACGTGGTATAGATAGTTATTGAATAATTTAGAAAGGAATAAAATGAAAATAGAATTTATGGAATGGTTACGGAATAATTATCCACCGGAAATAGTTCAGGATTTTATAAATACATATACTTCGACTAATGTAAAAGATTTAGTTAGTTTAACTCCATACACCGAAGTAGAAGTGGAGGAATATGTTAATTATGCTTTCACTTGGAGTGAAAGCATAATGGGTGGAAGTATTTGGGAAGGTATAAATAATACCTGGTATAATTATTGTCAATCTTTAGAAAATTTGCCAGTTAAGGTTTCTTTTGGAACATTGTATCCAAAAAAGAAAAATATTCATAAAATTGAAATTCAATTTCATAATTAAATAAATTAAAGGAAAAAGAAATGGAAAACGTAGAAAAAAGATATAGTTTTACTTTACCAAGAGAAGTAAAAGATGGTTTATTAAAATTTGACGAAGTTGTTTTCGATGGACAAAAATATTTTAATAATTATTTAAAAATTAATGAAAGTGTTGTGTCCGAATCGGAAATGATGGAATTTTTACGAATGGGATTTCCAGAAGAATGTTTTGAAGAACATTTGGACCCAATGGAAAACTTTAAGAAAAAAATGAAAAGATATTCGGATAATATTCTTAATATTCAAGAAAAATATAAAAATATTATTGTAAAAGTATTTGGTAATAATAGAGAATTTTATCTATTGTTTGATAAAAAAGATAAAGTTTTTTATAAGTATACTGAGCTTAATCCAGTTCGAACTGGAATTGGTACTGGAAATAAAGAGGGATATCTATACAATTTTTTAACTAGTTTATATTCTCCAATGGGTGAAAATGTAGACATAAATATTTTTATTCAACCAAAAGAGAATATGAAATTAGTATTTACTAAAAAATATAAATATTATATTACTTCTAAAAAATGTGTTTGTAATACTACTGGATCCGGAGCTGGTCAAATTACAGGATGGATTGACAAATTATCAAAAGATACGAAATCGGTTAATAAAAAATATAAAAAAATCGACAATATTAAATGTATAATTCCGGAAGTTATTAAAAAATTAACAATGGAGAAACATCCAGATAACCATTTAGTCAAATCGGAGGATTAAAATGCTAGAAAGAAAAGATCTTGAAATTTTAAAAAAGATTAATGGAAGTACTCGTATAATATCAGATACTCATTTTTTTCATGATCGGGTTTTACTTTTTGAAAAATCTAGATTAGATTTAGTTCTTGAACATCCAGAACTTCCAGAAAAGTTTATTAAAGTAATAAAAGATTTCCAATACTCCGAGTATCAGGATACAGGAAAAACATATAAAAGATTAGAAATCATTTCTAAGGATTTGGTAATTTTTCATAATGAAATGTTAATTAAAAAATGGAATGAAGTGATTGAAGAGAACGATCTTATTATATGTTTGGGAGATTTTGCTTGGAAAGGAATTCAGGAAATTATTCCAAAATTAAATGGAAATAAAATTTTAATTCTTGGTAATCATGATAGAAGTGGTTTAAATTCTTATCCAAATTTTACTGTAATTAGAGGATTAGTTGAAATTCTATTTTTAAAAAATGGTAAAATAATAATGCGAGAAGTACCTGGAGAAGATAACGATAATTTATTCAGTGCTTTGATTATGAATAATTCTATTTTTAGTCATTATCCAATTTCAGAATATGAGAAAGAAGTTTCTAGACGAGGTAAAAATGAAAAAATAAATCCAAGAATTGATAAGTTAATTCATGTAGTAAATGAATACTCCAATATAAAATTTAATTTTCATGGACATACACATTCTAGAAATATAAATCCATTTGGCGAAGAGTTTGGTTTAAAATATTTTAATTGTTCTTGCGAACAATTAAAATTTATACCTAAAAAGATATCTAATTTTTTTACAGAAGAATCAGATTTAGAAATTTTTGAAGGAAATTAAAATGGGCTTAGTAAAAATATTTATATATGGTACCTTAAAAAAGGGATTTTCTAATAATGAATTAGCTGCTAAGAATGGTACTTTTCTTGGTAAGGCTATGACTAGTAAGAAATATCCAATGATACCAAATGATAGTAAGTACGGAATAAAATTCCCATATCTTTTAGATAAAGAAGATCATGGTAAATTTATTAAAGGGGAAATTTGGGTATTTCACCATACAAAATTAAATAAATTGGATACTTTTGAAACATCGATGTATCAAAGAAAACCTCTTTCCGTAATTGATGAAAATGGAAATACTCATAATGCCCAAGCTTATTTTAAAACTTTAGGTGTGGTGTATTCCGAAAAGGAATTATTAGATAATTGGGAGGAATAAAAGAACGTTTGGTAAAAGTATGAAAATAGATAATAATTCAATTTTTAATGAATACTGGAATGAGGGAAAATCTTAAAAAAATTAAACCTAATCCAGAACCAGTTTCAGAACCAGTAAAAGGAAATGAAATAATTTTACGTCAAGAATGTAAATACGGAACCGAGGAGGATGGATCAAGTATGGATTGTTATTGGTCTAGAGAATTATTTGGATACGATCACGTCTGTTTAAGAATGGATATGGGTTGTTTATATGGAAAAAAGAAAAAGGAAGAAGAATGTTAAAAGCGCATGAATTAATGTCTGGGAATGTAGATCATAATATGCAAGTTATTAAACTTATAAAATCTCGAAATTTTGATCAAGAAAGTAAACAGCTAATTATAAAAAGTAATAGTACTACTATGAAAAAGAAGTATGGTGGACCACAATTATATACAGTTAAGATAGAAGGTAGAAACGGTGTTCCAGTAATTACTCCAGATACCGAAGTACGAGTATATTGTAGCTGTCATGATTTTATTTTTAGACGAGCTTATTGTTTAAATCAAGAAGGTTCTTTATTTATACCAGAAGGATTTGTAGACGCCCCGCCTGAAAATACGAATCCAGATTGTCGTAAAAAATACTGTAAACATATATCAGCTGCTTTAAAATATCTTATTCAAACCGGTAGATAATATGATCGAAATTGATGGACACATCAGAGGACCAGTTGGAGAACGTGGACAAACTAGTCAATCAAATATAGATGAAATGTTAGAAGAACCGTTACTAGAGGATACTTTAAAATGGAAATCAATATATAAGTATTTTCCAACTTTTTATAAAACCTTTAAAAAAATTTTTCAATTATTTAAATTATCTTTTATATATGTAATAGATTTTTTTAAGTTATATCCATTATATATATATTATAAATATTTTAAATATGGAATATTTCCAATATTTTATAAACCATCTTCTGCCTTTAAATATATTCATTTTTTTAAAGTACTCCGAATACTTTTTAAACTTAGACCAGTTCCTAGAAACGATTGGATATTTTATACTCATACAAAAATTTATTTTTTTAAGATAGATTGGAATAGTTTATCTAATATAAGACGAGTCGCTATATTAATATCCCCATCAGCAAAAAAACGATTTAAAAATGATTTAATCCAAGAGTATAAAAAATTTTTACATAGAGAAGATGGACCAGCAAGTATTTCAAAAAGATATTGTAAAATCTGGGCTATTAATGGAAAATTTCATCGAATGGATGGACCAGCGGTAGAATGCAAATATATGGGATATTTGCAATATTGGGTAAATGGTAAATTGCATCGCGAAGATGGACCAGCGTTCGTATATACATATAAAACCAAAAAATCCCAATATTGGATTAATGGTAAACGATTAAACGAACGAGAATTTACAGTAAAAACATTTAAATTAAATGTTAATTTCGATTAAAGGTTTATTATGGTAAGATTAGTATTCGACGATTAATAAACTAAGGATAGTATTTTAGTTTATATAGATATAATAAATACAGTCAAATTTTCAAAGGAAAAGAATGATCACATTAAATTTTAAAGAGTACGAGAGAGTGGATGAATTACCTGAGGTAACCAATCCAGCAATATACACAAGTAACAAACATAACATCTTTAGCAAGGATTCATTATATTCCGAACAGATATTTGGACCATTGAAAAATTATAAATGCCAATGTGAAAAATTATTTGGAAGAATTAATGCGGGAGAAGTTTGTGATCTTTGTGAAGTTGAATGTGGATTAAGCGATAAACGTAATTCACAATTCGCTAAAATATTATTACCCGAAGGTATATATATTATAAATCCAGATTTTAAAAATGCGTTACAAGAAGTTTTTGGATTTAATGCGATAAAAAATCTATTAAATAAATTTCAATATAATGCAAATAAGGAGAATCCTTATTTTTATAGTCTTAGTAAAGAAAAATTATTACGGACTTCAAAAATATCGGAAAAGGAAATAGGTAATTGTTTAACCGATTTTCCAGTATTTGATATCAATTCATTAAGATTATTATTTAATTTTCTTAAAGATGATTTAAAAACAGAGTACTTTACAATAGATGATGAAACCGGAGAAGTATTGGAACATCCTGTACAGGAAGATGAAGGATTAGAGGAACGTTATAGATTTAGACATTTAATTACAGATAAAATTAATTATAAATATATTAAACATATTTTTATAAATTATATTTTAGTAACACCTCCTGGTTCAAGACAAGTTATTAAAATTTCAAATGTTAAAATTATTCCACATCCAATTTCTAAAGCTTATATAGAAATACTTAAAAATATTTCTAGAGGCACTAGTATTATGGATAATCTTTATAATGCTAATTCCGATTTTTTTGGAAATACTGTATATAAATATCAGGAATCGGTTAACGCGATTTATGACGAGATATTACAATTTAATTTTCAAAAAACCAAAAATTATGTTAGGGAATCTTTAACTGGTAAAACAATCGAGTTTTCACAAAGGGCGGTAATTGTTCCTAATCCAGTTCTAAAACCTTATCAAATTGGTCTTCCGGAAGAAAGCGTTAAAAAGTTATTTTTACCAGAACTACTCAGATACTTATTTCTTAAATACGAAGAAAATGAAATTGAAATTATAGAAAAAGAAGGAGAAGTTAAATTGTTCAGTATAGTTGAATATATTCAGTATGTATATGATAGTTTTGATAAAAACTTTGAAATAGCTATACCAGAAGATGATTTAACGGATTTTCTTAAAAATTATATTTCCGATTTTAAAATGATCGTTGAAAGACAACCTAATTTATATAAATGGAGTATGTCTGGTTATATGTTAGCAAGAGCATACGGGGATTCTCCAAATGAAATTATAGAAATGCCAGAATTAGATAATCTTTCTGCAGATGAAAGATTATTATATTTCGAAGCTATGCAGAAAGCCCCGGAATATGTTAAGAATCTTATAAAAACTGGATCAATGATGGGAAAAGTTTTTGAAAGAAATATGAAATTAGCAATTCAGAAAATATACAAGGATAAAATAGATGAGTTTAACGAAGGAAGAACTTCTTAAAAAAATATCTAAATTTCAATTCTTTGATAAAAATGGTAATGAAAAATTAAATAGTTTTACTTTAAAGAAGGATGTGGATTTGATAAGGGATATCTATACTTATTTAAATAATATTCCAAATAAAGAATCTATATCGTTTGGGGATTTATTGTGGTGTATAAAAAATGATTATAACCAAAAACCTTTATGCGAAACATGTTTTAAAGAATTAAAATTTAAAATAGAAAAAGCTAATCCAAATCACGGACCATATGTTAAAAGATATTGTAATTTAAAATGTTTTAATACTGATCCAAAAAATAAAAAAAATTCATCTACTCGGGAAAAAGAAAACGCGGAAAAAAGATTGGAAAAACGTAAAAAAACAATTATTGAAAAATATGGTTCTTGGGACAATCGTCCAGGAAAGGATAATTTTAAAAATCGAATAATTTTAGAAGAAGAAAATATTTTACTAAGAAAGAAAAGAATTAATAATATAATTCTTGGTCATCGACAAAATAAGGAATTATTTTATAATAGGGATTTTCTTATAAAAAATTTTTTAGATAAAAATAAAAAAATTAAATGGAAATTGTTTAGAGAATATTTTAATTGTTCCGAAACTTTACCATACAAACAATTCCGAAAGCTTGGTATAGAATATCAAATAAAAAATCTTAAATATTCCGAAGGAGAAAAGGAAGTAAATTCATTCATTAATAGTTTAAATATAGAAACTATTGAAAATGATAAATCATTAATAGGTAAAGAAATTGATATTTTAATACCGGAATATAATTTAGCTATAGAATATAATGGTTTGTATTGGCATAGTTTTGGTTTAAGTAAAATTGATCAAGAATATAAATATAAATTTAAACATTTAGAAAAAACTCAAGTGATGGAAGAAAAAAATTTCAATTTATTACATATTTTTGAAAATGAATGGATACAAAAGAAAGATATTTGGAAAAGTATTATTCGGAATAAACTTGGAAAAAATATCAAATCGTACTACGCTAGAAAGTTGATCGTTAAAGAGGTATCTTCTAAAGATTCTAAATTATTTTTAGAAAATAATCATTTGCAGGGAAGTACTCCCGGTAAAATAAAACTGGGTTTATATCATAAAGATACTTTGGTCAGTTTAATGACTTTTAGCACTCCAAGGTACGATAAAACATACGAATATGAATTAATAAGATTCTGTAATATTTTAAATACTTCTGTGGTTGGAGGAGCTAGTAAATTATTTAAGTATTTTATTAAAAATTATCGACCAAAAAGTATTTTATCATATGCGAATAAAAGAATAGCATATTCAAATAAAAATTTATATCTGACTTTGGGTTTTACTTTTATAGGAGAATCTTTACCTAGTTATAGTTATACTAAAAATGGAGAATTGTTTACTAGATCGAAATTTATTAAGTCAAAATTAAAACATTTACCAAATTATAAAGATTCTAAAACCGAAAAACAAATTATGCTTGAAAATGGTTATAGAAAAATTTATAATTGTGGAAATTTAAAATACGAATGGATAAAAGAGGAGGAAGAATGAAAATTATCGTTTTAGAAAAAATTAGTTCGACCAAAGTAAATCCTTGTTTAGAGGAATGCGAATATCCAAATATAGAATCACTTGAAGCAAATTTGGATGATTCTAGTTATGATATTTATTTAGATTTAAAAAAAGCGAAAGAACTTCGAGACGCATTAGATAAATTAATATCTGATATAGAAATGGTTAAATAAAGGAAATAACATGACTGAAGCAATATATGTGATAGATGGAAAGGAATTTCCATTTAGTATTCGAGAAAATCTTGAATTAAAATCGGATCATTTATATTTAAATGATAAAAAGGTATTTGATACGTTCCGACGAGGTAGCAATATTATAAACAATATTGTTACTTTTAATGATGTTGATATAACAAGTTACGGAAGAGAATTATTTAATATTCCCGAGGAATATAATAATCATTTCGTTAGAGTGAGTATAAGAGCTTAATATGGTTAAAGGGATAAAAAAATTCGTTTTGTGGAGTTTTATATTACCAGTTATTTATTTTTGGACAGTATCTTTAACTATTTTATTCGTATTGATAACTATTTTCAGTATTCTTTTTTATGGAATGTATAAAATAGTTAACCATATTTTAAATTACCAAACCTTTGAATTAGCTAGAGAAAATAAACCATTTTGGTTTATTTTCGGAAATAAATTATATAATCGAATTATAGATTATATAGAGCAAAAAGCTAAAGAAAAACAAAATGAAATTAGGGATGAAATTAACCCTGCTATGGAATTTTATGATTTTTATGAAATAGAAGAAGTTACAAAATATGAAATAAAACGCAGATGGAAAGAAGTTCAGAAGTTATACCATCCAGATTCAGGAATTAATCCAGATACCGAGAAAAGCCAATTAGCTAATAAATATAAAGATATTTTATTAAAGGCGGTAAAACAACAAAATGATTAACAATATAAATCATAATAAAAAAAAATTATTAGATTCAATACCTGATGATAAATTAGAAAATTTTATTAAATTTACAGATCGTAATGGGGATTTTGTTCCACGATATTTAAAATTAATTAAAAATGATTGTGATTTAGTACAAGAAATTAAATTATATTGGGATGAAAATATTGGTTGGCTAGATGATAAAATATTTAATAGTATATACAATGATCTCTTTCAATTAAAATGTATATGTTATTTTTTTGAATACTCGTTAAGCGATTTGCAATGTAATAATAAAATATGTGAAAATTTAGTTTGGGTCAAACATAATATTCCAGAGAGATATTGTTCCAGTAATTGTAGAAAAGCGATGAGATAATATAAAGGAGAGTACGTGAGCGAACCTAGGAAATATACTTTCGAAAAATATTTTGATAAACGTGGAATATTAAATTCGCATTTATTAAAAAATATTCTTTCCGAAGAAAGAGAAATTATAGAAAACTATTTTATCGACGCAAAATTAAATGAAATTCAAAATATAAAAACTGATATTCGGTCGAAAGTTTCATTTTATTTAAATAAATATACTAAAGATAATTTACAATGTAAAGGAAATAATTGTAATAATATGGTAAATTTGGCTAATTCTCGTCCTGGAAGTTTCTGTAGTTTATCTTGTAAAAAAGGAAGTTCGTATTTATCGAATATTGGAAAAGAAAAGTTCTCCGATGCAAGTAGATATAAACAAACCGAGACTAAATTAAGAAAACTTTATGGAGAAAATGCAAAGTATTTATTAGATAAGGAATTATTTATAAAAGAATTTATAGTAGAAAAGGATGGCGAATATATAATCGATTATTTAGAAGTTCAAAATCGTTTAAAAATATCTAAGCAAATAGTGCAAAAATATCTTAGAAAATTTAAAATAAGTGTTAAAACTCAATATAAAATTCCGGAAACGGAAAAGAAAGTTAAATATTTATTAGATAATACCAATGATTTATTAGTAAAAAATTTTAATATTTTTACAGGTACTAGAAAAGTTTTAGATAATAAAACGGAATTGGATTTTTATATTCCAGAATATAAGTTTGCTATAGAAGTAAATGGTATTTATTGGCATAGTTATGGTCAAGTTAATCATACTAAACATCCAAAAGAATTTTACAGAGATCGGCATTTTATAAAAGTTAACGAAGCCGAAAAAAAAGATATTCATTTATTTCAAATAAATGAAGATGAAATAAATCATATTCCTGGTATTTGGCAGTCGAAGATAAATGCCAAATTTGGTAGTTATGAAAAAAGATATTATGCTAGAAAATTAAAGGTAAGGTTAGTTCCATCACATATAGCAAGAAGTTTTCTAAATGAAAATCATTTGCAGGGTTTTTCATATTCTAAAATTAAATTAGGATTATATAGCGAAGATGAATTATTAGCAATGATGACTTTTGGGAAACCAAGATTCAATAAGGAATACGAATATGAATTAATTAGGTTTTGTTCTAAACTCAATATTCAAATTATCGGTGGCGCTAGTAAATTATTTAAATATTTTATTAGAAATTATAATCCTTCAAGTGTAATTTCGTATGGTAATAGAAGATGGGTATTTTCAAAAAATAATATATACTCTAAATTAGGTTTTAGATTTATAGAAATTACCAATCCTTCGTATTATTATTATAAAATTACTAAATGGCGTACTAAACCGATACATAGAAGTCAGTTTCAAAAACATAAATTAAAAAATCTAGAAGAATTTAAAGAAAATTATTCTGACGATTTAACGGAGGAAGAAATTGTTCTGAAAACTGGTTATCGAAAAATGTTTGATGCTGGACATCTCAAATATATTTGGACAAAGGAAAATTAATGGAAATACGAAAAAATAGAGTAATGGAGTTATCTAACTTAACTTCTGTACTTCATAATCATGACTATGATGGTGACAACGTCATAGCTGCTGCGTTACATTCCGAAGAAGCGAAACACGATTTCACACATATGTTTGTAAATAATAATATTGAATTTGAACAAAGGGATTCATTATTGTTTGATTTTGAACATGAAGCTATTTATGCTAGTTATATGTATACTAAAAGAGCATATGAAAACATAAATTTTGATCTTAATAACGAGTTTGGAGAAAATGCTTTATTATTAAGTGATATAGAAATAACTGTAAAAGACTTCGCGGAACTTAGAGAAAAATTTATAGATTTTGATATTATTAAAAAAAATAATTTGGTAATATCTATCGAAAATTTAGATAGAACCCTTACTTTAGCCGATTGGCTAATTAACCGATGTTTGCATCCTATTAATTGGGACGAAACATCTAATGATTTTACAATATATCATCAGTTTGAAATTCTAAATAAAAAAAATCTTACTAAGTTAATGTGGAGATTTTATAAAGATTTAAAAGCGAACAATAGAGCAAATGAATTGTGGAATCTTGGACATGAATTGGATAAATTTTTAATGGAAGTTGGTACTACGATTGATTATTGTAATCCTAGTTTTGATTTAAACGACTTCGCTGTAAATTCCGAAGAAATTACAGAGTACAAAAAGAATCTTATTCAAAATGAACCATACCTAGCATTCCATCAGAATATGGTATTATTTGAGGATTATGTTGGACCTGAGGTTAAAAAGAATCCCGATAATATTTTACATAGGGTATCCGATTCCGGAGCTAGATTAAAATCGGTCCAATTATTAAAAGCGGCAAGTAATACGGGAATTCCTACCAATATCTATGGTAAAGCTATTCCAAGAAATATTGAACATTCATTACTCGATGGTTTAACTCAAAAGGAATATTACGAAACCGGAGATAGTGCAAGATTAGCACTTATGCAGAGACAAGATAGTATTCCTAGAGGTGGAGAACTACAGAGAAAATTTTTCTTCAGTACTGGTATTTTACATTTTGAAGAAGATATAGAGGATTGTCAAGCTAACGTTCCAATAGATGAACGTAAGACAATTGATATAGAAATACATAGTAAAGATCATCTTAAATCCGTGAATCATCGCTGGTTTATTAATGAGGAAACTAAAGAAGATTTTTATTTAGATATTGAAACAACCAACGAAGATTGGAAATTATTTTTTGATGATATGGTTGGAAAAACTTGGAGAATGTATAGTCCTCAAAAATGTCAAGTACCAACGTTTGGTATATGTAAAAAATGTTTTGGTAAAAAAACTCCTACTTCCAAACATGTTGGAGCAAGTCTTGGTAGTTATATTGCAGAGGGTATTATTCAATCTGTTCTTAGAGCGCATCACTTCGGCGGAGCTTTTATTACGGAACTGGATTATAAAGTTTTGGATATTTTAAAAGATTCTAAAATTATTGCTAAACCAGATGAAACAATAATAGAATCGTCCGAAGAAAATCTCGAAACCATTACAGAGTATTTATTTACTAAGTATAATGATTCCGATTTAGATATTACGGTAAAAGATTCGATAATGTCATTAAAGGTAATTAATTTACCATATAATGATGATTCGGTAAAAATTCTTACTAGTATCGTATCTCTGATTGATAAAAATAGAAAGGATGATAAATTTATAGCTCCTAATGAAATTTATAATTCGTTAGTAGAAGTAATAACTCAAAATGATTTACTTAGTGTTTATTTTGAAATGATTCTTAGTCTTATTTTTTATGATGAAGATGATAATATCTGTAAGTACTCAGATAAACCAGCGGTTATTCAAATAGCTCTAAAAAATATTATTGAAAAATTAGATCCAAAATTATCAATCTTTTATAACTTTAGTAATAGAGCGATTGCTAATGTTTATAAAAATGAAAATGCTGGTAACGAAGGAACTGGACATATGTATAATGAGCTATTGGAAATGTATTATTAATTTTCAATAGTTTTTATCAATAGTTAACTATTCATAGTATTACTATGAATAGTTTTCTTTAAATTTAAAAAGGAATATATATGAGAGAGAAGGTATATTTTATGGATTTCGTGGAAAAGGAATTCACAGATATAGAAACATTACTAAGCATATTTAGAAAAAACACAGGATTTCAAAATCTGTCTTTAGAACAATGTTTTAATAAATCCATGCGAGATAACAATATTGGATATATTTTCAATTATCTTATTAATTGGGCAAATGAGTATCGGCGATTATTATTCGATTCGCGAATGGATTTAGAACGTATTCATATTGATTGGAAAAGAATAGTACACGATGCGAACTCTAAAAATATACCAATAGTATTCAAAGATATTGAAATAAAAAAATTAAAAATCAATTTCGAGGGAGAGTAAATGAAAGAAGTCGCTTATTTTATGGATTTTATAGAACAAAAATTTTCAGATAAGGAAAAATTAAGAAAGATTGTTGTCTTACATAGTTATTTTTCGCCTATGGATACATGGGAAGATATTTTTAAACAAGTTAAAAAATGGAATATGCTTGTAAGTTTTTTTGATTCGTTTGTAGTTTGGGACCGGGATTTTCTTAATCTTGGTAAAGAGAGTGCACGTGAGTTAGAAAATATACATCTGCTTTGGGCATCATTATGTTTGGTCGATAAAATAGAATTTAAAAAATCCAAAATCGATAAAAATATTCCTAAAATAAGAATAATTTTTGAAGGAGAGCAAGAATGGAAAAAATAGAAAACGTATTGTACAACAATGGTCAAATAGTTTTTAAAAAATAAGCCAAAAAATTAAAAATCAATTTCGATTAATTTCGATTAATATATAATACCTAAAGGAGAGATAATGGTATTTAAAATTACAAATTATTGTGATATGGGTTGTATGCACTGCATGCATGATAGTACTACTAAAGGTAAACATGCATCTATGGAAGTTATAGATAAAATGATTAGATTTGCGGAACTTGCCCCACTTACTACTACTATTCAATTAAGTGGTGGTGAACCAACAGAACATCCAGAATTTATTAAAATTCTTAAAAAAGTTCTAAAAACTTTTAGTCCACGACCAATTACTATTATTACAAATGGAAAAGGTTTTTATAATAAGGATCAATTAAAAAAAGTTTTAAAACTTATGCAAAAATATCCAAATCTTTTAATTCAACTTACATCGGTAAAAGGAATTTATAAAGATCATGATGAAAGAGTTAAGTTCTTAAATAAAAAGTTCACTAAAATTAAAAAGAAGTATGGTGATGAAATAGAACGTCGTATGGTTTTATGCGAAACTTTAGATCATGGAATAATTCCAGTTGGTAGAGCTTTAAAAAATATTGACAAAATAAAAGAAGTTTCTTTTATTGCTCAGCGAAAAAGCCCATCATGTTTCAATATGTATAATTCATTAAGTGAACATGATGGAGAGTTATTTAAAGCTATCGACTATGTTAAAACTCACAGCATGGCTAGTTTTTGTAAACCGATGATCAAAGAAGATGGTAAAGTGGTTTTTGGAGAATATGATACTTGTAGTACTATTATAGATCTAGCGGAAATTTCTATAGAAAATATGGAGAGTATGAATAGTATGAAAGTGGATATTAGTCAGGTACTTGGTCCATGTAGAAGTTGCGTAAATAACGAACATATGGAATCTGTGATCGATCAGTATTTATATAAATTTAAACAACCAGAAAAAGTTTTAACTATTAAAGATAAAACTAAACTAGACTCGTTGGAGGCAATTAAAAAACTAAAAGGAAATTAAATGAATGATGATCAAATAGATACCATAGGAAGTTCAAGTATATATGCCAAATGGATGAATATTTTAGATTTGGATAACCATGATGTTTTAAGAAAGATGATGGTAAATAGTCGGTATGGTGTGGGAGTTGGTATGAGTGTCGATACTCCTAGAGGTACCAATAATTCAATCTATGGGATTAATGGCTTAAGACCAAAGGAGATAATTTTAGATGACATGGAAATGACTAATTTACGTCAGGAGATAGCAATAACTCTTAAAATACCTGAAAATTTATTATTCGATAAACAAAAAAAACCTGAAAAATTAAAAATTAATTTTGAAGGAGATTCCAATGAATGATGATTTTTGGAATTTTTCAACACTCGACGAATTAAATAATTTAAATAATATTGATCCGACATTGACTAAACAGATAATGGAACTATTAAATGACCGAATAAATAATAATATTTCGAATATGTATAATAATACTTGGAATTATAATAATACTTGGAATATAGATAATATAGATACATCTATTAAGACAACATATTATGAAAAATCGTTAACTTTTAGAAGTTGGGATATCATTAAAAAACCAACTTCAATTAAAGAAATGATTTCACCAGGTATTAAATTTGATGAAAATGAGGATATAAAATGAGTTATTTAAATAATCAATACTTAGGTGAGAGTTATTACGGTTCAAATTCTTTAAAAAAATTATTTTCTAAACGAGAAAAAAAGAATTATCTTTAATGGAGGAAATAGAACTTTTTTTAAAAGAAGGAAGATTTGAAGAAGCTGAAGATAAACCAAAAGATATTTTAGTAAAATTCGAAGGAGATTAAATGGATGTAGCTGGCGTAGGAATACTTGCATTAATTGTATATGCATGGAGAAAAGATTTAGAAGAATATATTGTTAGAGTAGGAAGAAGAATTCTGGATAAGAATTTTAATCCAGATGAAAACGATGAGGAGAATTAATGAACTTAGTAAGTTTTAGTAAATATGATAATAGAGAGGATAACGACGAGTTATTAATTAAGGAATTCAGAAAACATGATTTGGGCAAATTAGAAGTAATTTTAATAGATCTATTTTCAAAAATTCATGAATTAAATCCAGATTATAATTTTACCTTAACCAAAGAAGATGTTCAACCAGGGTATATAAATAAAGATAATTCATTTATGGATAACTATATTATTACTCAAAGATATAAAGAGTTTGATAATAAAATTGAGGTTTTTGTACCAAAGTTAATAAAGGATAATTTCTTTATTTTAAATAATATGGTTTATGTTCCATTATTATTTTTAGAGAAGGCTCCTATTGATAGAATAGATGTCGAATCGGATAAAGAGCAAAAAATATTTGCTAATATTAATCCAGTTTATAACTTTACATTTATTTTTAATGATGAAAAGATAATTCAATTTAAAAATAAAAAAATAGATATGCTTTTATTCTTAAAAATATTTTTTAATAAAGATGAAGAGTATTTAGAATATTTAGCAGAACATGGATTAATCCATAAAAAAACTGGGGAGAATCCATTTAGATTCACAAAAGAAGAATTAAAGAAAGTTATTGATTTCTTTGGTTTTCATAAAACGGATTTTTTTTACGAGTTATTTGAAAAGGAAGGAACTATAACCAATTTCTTTGATAACTTTTTAATGCTTGAATACTACAGAGATGTTTTTGATAATTATTATGGAGTGCGAACACTTCCAGAAATCTTTAAAAAAATTATCGAGTTGTATATAAATGAAACTCCAATCGATATGGCAGATCCAGATAACAGAAGAATAGTTCTTTTAGAATATTTGGTTAGACCAGTTTTCGAAATTTATGTAAGACTTCTTTATGGAGCGATTGACAAAGCAAATCAAAACTTTTTGGCAAGTATGAATAAAAATAGTATTATGACCAAAGGTTTTAATAAGAATCTCCACCGAGGTAACTTATATGATTTAAGTCTTCCGTATCCATCTTCATTAATACATAAAGTATCTCAAGATATTAGTATTATTACAGATGGTCGTTTACCAAAATCTTGGACAGAGAATCATCCAAAAACGTTTGGAAAGATTTGTCCAATTTCGGTTTCAGCTGATAAAACAGCATTAAATTTAGTACTTACTAGTACTACAAAAGTTAATTTATTTGGGAAAATATTATAAAGGAATCAGGATGATTGAAAACACTAAAATGGAAAAGAAAAATTTTAAAGAAAAATTTTTTAAGTTTATGATAAGTCCAGTAGTAAATTATGGAATAGCTGCTTATTTAATTATTATTGGTATAATAATATCAGCCACTGCCGATACAAACATTATGTTTTATTTGGGTATTTTTGATATTCTTGCTGGGATAGTTTCGTTTATATTTTATAAACGAAATATGAAAGCTTTAGAAAATTATAATATTTTATTAAATTATATCCAGGTTTATAAAAATATTCCAACTTATTTATTATTAAAATATCAAAAGGAGGATTATGAAAATTTAAAACAATACGTTTTAAAAGATTTCGAATGTCTTTTAAATAATCATGATGTACTTATTTATATTAATACTTATCCTGGTACCATAATATCTGATTATTTGAGTCAGAATATAGAAACTTTAGATAGAAATTTCTTTAAAAAGGGTTTTCTTATTATTGATCCAAATATTGATAATGATATAGCATTATTTAAATATACTATGAAATTGAATAGGAAACTTAATGAATAAGTTAGATATTTTTCAAAGTACTAGGGAAAAGATAAATATTTTTTTAGATTTTAAATTGTTTGATCCAAAAGAACCTTTAGATCAAACCGAACGTTATATGTGTGCGGAAGATTATCTAATACATTTATCGGATGATTCGAAAGATATTTATCTAGATTTTACATTAGCCGAAGCTAATATTCCAGATCCGGAGGATGAGGAAAAAGTAATAAAGGTATTTGAAAAAATACAATTGAGTTATTTAGATATGCAAGCTAAGATCAAATGGTACAAAGAACATGTTATAAAACAAACTTGTCAGTTATTTGAAGAAATTTATATACATGAGGATAATATCCAAAGAAATATAAAAAAAATAGGATATCTTAGTGAAATCCAAATAATATTAGATGAAGAAAAATTTAAAAAAAGTAAAAGGAGATAGAATGAATCAATTATATACTGGAGAAATAACAGCATGTTATTTAAATATATCTAAGCAAAATAAAGAGTACTCTGTAGGATACATTAGATTACCTGATGAAACTGGAAATTTTCAAACATATAAATTTTTAGTTTTTAAATCGGATATAGTATCTAAGATTAAAGATTTTGGTCCAGAAAATTTAAAAGGTAAAACTATTGGATTAGTTGGAGTATTTGCTCAAAATACATATAATGGTGTTACAGAGTTTCAATTAACGGTAAACGATATTCAATTGGAAAATGCTGTTGTACCATCTGAACAGATTCCGACGAATCAACCAAGTACTCAACAACCACAAATGGGAGTACCGGAACCGGTAAATAATTTGGATATCCCAACCGTACCAAATTTCTAATCCTTTTGGATTAGATAAATAAATAAAAAAGGATCAATATGACAAATACAAAACATATTATAAAATTATTGGATAATATTAAAAATAATTCTAGAACTACTCAAAAAAAAATTATTTTACTCCAATTGTATAAATTAGATAAAAAAAATATTATTAGATTTTTCCAATACGTCTATAGTCCATATATTATTTTTAATATTACTTATCCAAAAGAAGAAGAGTTATCAATAATGGATGATTATTTTAAAGTACCCGTAAATGATTTAGGTACTTTATTAGATAAAATAGAAGATCTATTTTTAATTAAAAAATTGCGTGGAAATGCTGGGAAAAAAGCGTTAATACAATTACACGACTCTTGTAATCAAGATACAAAACTATTTCTTAAAATGATTCTCGATAGAGATTTAGATATCGGATTGGGTGTTCGTTTAATTAATCAAGTTATTCCAAAATGTATTCCAACGGCCGATTATATGGGAGCCGTAGGATTTAATGGATTCATTGATCTGATAGAAAGAGTTCAGCAACACGTTAGTTTAACACATGTTGAAGAAGGAGCAATAATTGGATTAGTTCAGGAGAAAGCGGATGGATTATTCGCATTTGCTAACCTTAGTACCGGACAATTTATAAGCAGACGATTAAAAGAAATTATATTCCAAGATAAAAAAATCCTTAAACAAGTGAGAGATTTTAGAATCTTTTTGGAAAAACATAGATATATCGATAAAAAAGATATAGTAACTCTTCACGGAGAATTAACTATTGAAGGTTATCCAAACCGTTTGGAAGCTAATGGTATTTTTAAAGCTTTAACAACTTTAGCTTTAAAAGAAAAAGAGGATTCAAAAGAGGCTAAAAAATATAAAGCCGAATTTAAAAAGGTATTTGGTATTTCCGATAGAGAAATGCGAGAAAAAATTCGCTATACTGTGTGGGATTTAACGGTAAATAAAGATTTTAATAATCAACCGAATAACTTAGGAAGATTCTCCAAATTAAAAAGTGCTCTTACTGCTTTTCAAGAAATGGTAGGTGGGGAATTAATTCAGTTAATAGAAACTATTTTTATCTCTAAAGAAAATGTAGAAGATATTATTGGTTTTTTTAAACAGCAACTGAAAGCTGGAAAAGAAGGAGTTATATTCAAAGTAGGTTATGCTAATTTTGAGACCGGACACTCTACAAATTGTATCAAATTTAAAAATATTTTTGATTTTGATTTAAAAGTAGTTGGTTTTGAAGAAGGTAAAAGAAAAGATACTTTAGGAGCATTAGTTTGCGAATCTAGTGATGGTTTAGTTAAGACTAATTTATCTGGAATCGATAAAGATCTTAAAAAAGAGATTTGGGAAAATCAAGAAAAATACCTAAATATTATTTGTGAAGGTGAAGCTAATGATATTACTAAATCGGATAAAAATGAACATTATAGTTTAATGCATCCGCGCTTTATTGCATTCAGGGGTGATAAAGACCAAGCGGATGATTTAAATAAAATTATGCGTTCTAGAAATTCTTTTAAATTAATTCATAACTTAAAAGAAGATTTGAGAAAGGCTGTATTTGAAAAAAACTTATTCCATAACGACAGTAATACATAATAAGGAACATAAATGAGTATTGTGAGCAATATTAACCAAGATGATAAAAATGTAGTTTTATTTAGTCCGGCAGTTGAAGTATTTTGTCCATTCGCATCCAGTGTTGATGCGTCTAGATTAAATATGGAAAATAAGCAAATGGGGCAACTAGTTATTTCGAAAAAAACGGAAACTCCGTTTATTATAGATAAAAACTATAAAGATTTAACTACCGTTCAATCGCCTTATCAAGAAATAGCCGAAGACGATGGAATAGTTATTTTTAGAAAAGATGAATTACTTATTATTTATTATACTACTAAAAAGAATATGGAATTAAAACATATTCCAATGTATAAAAAATTAATTAATAATAGTCTTTCTTTAAAATATTGTGTAACTGAAGGAACGTCTTTCAAAAAGAACGATGTTCTTTTTGATTATAGCAATTATATTCCAGAGACCCAATTACCAAGGGTTGGTTACAGAGCTGATATTTTATTTAGTACTTTCTTCGGCTTTAATGCCGATGATGCTATAGCAATTTCGGAAAGCTTTGCTAAAAAAACCGAAATAGAATACAGCGAAAAGATTTTCATACCAATTACAAAATTTATGAAATTTATTAAAAATAAAAAAAGCGAATCCTATTTTCCATTACTTGGTGAAACTTTAGATGATACTGATAAAATTGCTACATATTATAATATAGATATGGAAGATTTCTTCTTAACCGAATTAATCAATATCGATGAGAGCACAGAATCCAAATATTATACTAAAGGTATAGAAGGTATTAAAAATGGAAAAGTTGAGAGAATTAAAGTTCATAAATTGACCGATAAATCATTCGATGAAAAAAGAAAAGAGTATTTTTATACTTCCGAACTTATAACAGAGTTGGAATATTATTATAATATCCAACTTAAAGATATCGAAAGTCTTCGGTTAAAATTTAGATCACTTGGTTTAAAAGAAGAAGATGTTGAGGAATATGTTGGGAATATAGAATCACAATACTTTCAAATGAAAAATCCAAGTAAAATGATGATCGAAGAATTTGGAATGCGTTATAATACCGATCCAGAATTCTTAGATTATATAGTGGAACTCGATATTTCATATACCACTGGAACAACTAAAGGTGATAAATTTAGTAATCTCTATGCTGGTAAAGGAACGGTTGCTTTAATAGTTCCCGATGAACTTATGCCTAAAAATCCAGACACTGGAAAACCATTTGATGTTGTTTTTAACTCTCTTGGTATCTTTGGTCGTAATAACTGGGGAAGCATTTACGAATTAAATCTAAGCAAAATTATTAGAGATATCGAAAAATCTGATAATGCTTTAAGAATAGAAAAGCTTCGTTTGGTAGCAGAACTTTTTCTTAAGGATACCGATCCAGAATATTATAATACGGTAATGAATTTATTATCAAATAATGAAACTATTAGTCCAGTACTTAAGGATATTGATAAAAATGGTTTATATTTATTTTTTAGTAATTTTGCTAATATTCCTTATTATAAATTTATGAAAAAAATGAATAAGTATGAGGCGACATTTAATATTAATTTAACTTCTAAAAAAGATGTTACTTTTACTGGAGCATTTACTACTTATTTAAGAGTTTTCTTAAATTTAGAAAACACTATTTTTAGAAAGAATGATATTAAAAGTTATTATGAAACCACTGCTAATCTACAATACGGCGAAAATTATTTAATCAAATTGTATCATACCAGTAACTCAAAATATAACGCAGTGTCATTTGCTAATAATTATAGTAAAACTACTGGACAACCAGCCAAAGGTAGAAAAGTAGAAGGTGGTCAACATTTAAGTTGGCAAAGTACGGCATCATTATTATCACACAGACATAATAATGCTGTGTTAAAAGAGTTGTATACTTTTAAATCTGATTCCCAAGAAGATAAGGAAACTTTTTTAATGAAAATTATTAAAGATGGTAAATACAATATGAAGCAAAAATACCAAAGTGTTACTAAGAAAACTATTAACACTGCTTTAAAAATAATTGGTATGGAATTTGTGTAAAGGGCCGAAGCCCTTTACTAATCTTGTCTTTAAAATAAGGACATGATTGTATAGATATCTTAATATCAGATAAATATAAACTGCGGTTTATATTTATCATTTTTCTTTATTTTTAGTAAAAAATAAAAATTAAATTACAAAAAGGAGACATATATAATGTCTACAATAACAACAGAAAACGAAACGAGAGAAGTACCAGTAAACGAAGCGGAAATCAATATTGGACAACGCCTTATTCGAACCACTAATGAAGAATCAAGACCAGCGATTAGAACTAGTCTAACTGATTCAGATAGAAGTTTAACAAGAGAAGATGATGCACAAGAAGAAGATGCTGCTTACAGAGATAGAGATTACTCTGCTCCACAACAATTAAATATTTCTGAAGAAGATATCATCAATAAGATTAAGGATTTTGAAAGAGATATCTATACTTATGATGATACAAAATCGCTGTTTCAGAATCGAGAAAGAGGTAAAGCAAAAATCCTAGAGATGGGCCAATACCTAAGACCATTTGGAGAACTTACTCCAAGAATTTTAGAGATGGTTAAATGCATTAATATTAATCATATTAAACCACCACGCGATTCGATTATGGTTAACAACTTACTTACAGCTAAGGTTCAACCGGCTAAAATTTCCGGCGATTCGTACATGAGTATTTTTAAGGCTCAAAAATACCTTTTAAATATTCAACAGGATATCACCGAGATTAAAAACTTCTTTTATGTCATCGATAAAAACAATGCGAGTATTCTTCTTAAAAGTTTTAAGGATAATAAACAAGCATTGATTAATATTATAGTTGGTCTTGTAAAAATTGCGTTCGCTTATAAAAGTATTACTATTAAATACGAAAGAAGTTATGATTTAATTTACAAAAATCAGACTTTTGCCGACGTCGTGTTTGATTTTGATTCTTATCAAGCTTTTGGAGATTATGTATTCCTTAAAAAAATTACGATTGAAGTACAAAATGAAGATGGAGAAACTGTTCAAAACACAAACATCGTGAAAATTCGTTTATTTCCAGAAGATTTCAAAAGAGTGGACCTCAAAGTAAAAAATGAAAATGCGCGAAATACTGAAAATATGGTAGTAGATGAAGTACCGGAGGCATTTGAATTAGAAGTATTTGAATCTAAAGATTACGAATCTGCTGAAAATTTAGAATTTTCAAAGGAGATTCTAGAGGCATTTATCAAAAACGATGAATTCAAAAATAAAATCTTTGATTTTATTAATGGAGCATTTCTAATCTATCCGGAAATTTTAGATCATCTTCCGGAAAATATTACTTTAAAAAAAGAGGATTTTAAAATCTTTGATTATTTAGAGAATCAAGATGGTCAGAATGATTAAAATAAAGTAGCTTAAGTTAAATAAAGGAGATTTCATGATTGAAGTAAAATTAGGAACAACGTATGAACATGCCGTAAAACTTTCTAAAACCATGACCGATGTTGTAGCAGTAGAAACCGAATATGGTGATGATTATTTTGGGAAAAAAGATGGAGCAGTTCTGGAACTGCTCCATCATGGAAAACTATCGAATAATAAATCAGCAAGTACTATATTAATACCTGATGATTATTCTCCGGTTAATTATAAATACAATAATTTTATAATTAGTCATGTTGATTTAGATACAGTGTTTGGTATTATGTGGGCAGGTGGTTATTTAAAAAACACAGAGACTGCTAGAAATTTTAGTGAGTTAGTTGGATATTTAGATAGAAATGGATTTTATAAATTTAAAAACGAAGTACTTAATTATGACAATCCAAATCATATTAAACTTTTAGCAGTTACGAGTTTAATTAATTTTTGGAAAATTAATTTAAATAGTTTATCGAAGGATATTCATAAATTAATACTTCGTATTAGAGATTATATTATTCTTGATGTTCCAGAAGATATTAAAAAATATCTTTTACAGGGAATTAACGAAAACGATTTTTTAAAGAACATTACCGAATTAGAACTAAGCATTCCAAAAATACTAGTAACTTATATTAGTAATACTTCTGTAACCGATCGTTATTTAAATAATGGTTTAGAGTACGATATGATATTACAGTATAATACTGGTAGTAATAGTATTACATTGGCTTGTCAAAATGAAGAATTATCTAAAAAATATTTCGGACCGAATGGAGTTATTGAACCATTACAGGCGTTTTTTGGTAAGAAAGCTGGTGGTCATAAAAGCATTGGTGGTTCTCCAAGAGGAGAAAAATTACAAATAGAATACTTAGAAGCTTTTCTAAAATTTCTTAAACGAAATTATTTTAATATTTAGGATAGAATATGTTTAATGATGATATAAATATAAGATCGAGTAATATAAAAGTAGTTTTATTTTTTAAAATACTCGAACAATTTGATTTAAATCCGGATGATTGGATAAAAAGAATGCTTCCTGGTAATCAAGGTTGGGATAACTTTAAACCACAATATAGAAATCCTAAGTTGGGACCATTTGATTTTTTTGAAAAAGTTGCTCCAGAACATTGGCCATTATCTTCTTTTTTAATAGGTAAACATCCAAACGTAAAAAAAATTATAAAAATGGCTAATTATTGGAATAGTTTATTAAAAGATAATTCTAATAACATGCGTATTATCGATAAAAAATTAAAAATAAAATTTGATACATAAATAAATTATAAAGGAGGAAATATGATTATACAGAGAATAAAAAAAGATTGCCGAATAAAATTATATCGACTAAAATATACTAATGTTGGTATTAATGAAAAAATTCCTTCGTACTTAGGTAAAACTGGAAAAATAAAAGAAAATTATAAAAATTTAAATTTCTGTACAAACAACGTACTTATTGAAATGGATGATGGATTTTCATTCTGGGTGTCATATAAAGATCTAATTGATTTATCGGTTGGGGTAAAGATGACGTTTAATGAGGTTCAAAAAATTTTAGACAGTATTGATCCAGGACAAGATACAGTAAAAATAGCTTTAAATATTTATTACGATTTTTTAAAAGGTATTCCCGAAAAGGAAATAGCTAGTAAATATAAGATAGATATATATTTAATACCCGAAATATATTTTTTATTTAAAAATTATTAGCTAATTAAAGGATACATATGGAAGATAACGCGGTACAGGTAGCCAAACACCATGAAGATATTTTTAAAATAGATTTTATTAGTACTATTGAAAAACATCCTAATCTGCTTTATGCAGATACGGATTCATCCTATAATTATTTTAAAGTTCCTTTTAATAAATATGATGATATGCATAGAACTGTCGATTATTCTCAAAAAGTGGCAAAAGATTGTAATATTAAATACAGAAATGTTTTTGATACTATTTTAAAAGAACGAGCAAATATTGATCCAAAATGGAATTTTATGGATTTTAAATCAGAAGTTATAGCAACAAGAGGATTTTTTAATACGAAAAAATTTTACGCTTTGGCTAAAATTTGGATGGAAGGAACTTTTTATGAAGATTTGGAAATTAAAAAAACGGGTGGTCAAATTCTTAAAGCAGATACTTCTATAGTTACATTAGAATTCTTAAAAGAAATTTACGATGTTTTAACGGTTAGGGTAGAATTTGATACTTTAGAAAAGATCAGATATCAGATTTATAATATTATAAAAAAGAAGTACGTTGATTTAATTACTAAAAATATCAGGAATTTTAATTTTAAAGAGTTTGTTATTCCAAAAAAATGGCCAACCAAAGCTACAAAAACGGTACCTACACATATCCAAGGTGCTATGTTTTATAATCTTATTTTTGATGATCAGCTTCGCCCAGGAGATAGTTTATTAATGGTTCCAATAATTATTAATAAAAATTTGGTATATAAAAAGTACCAACATTATCAAAGAAGTCCATATCAATTACAAAATGATTTTATAAAGGATAAATTGAATATTATTTCATTTCCATCTGATTTAGAATTCTCAGATGAGAAAAAACAGGAAATTATTTTGAAATTACAACAACTTGATATCCGTATAGATTTTGATAGAATTCTTAATTTTAATATTGATATGAAGTTAGCAGCTTTCGATAAATTATTTCCTAAAGGGGTTTAAATGGGACCAGAAGATTTAGTTGGAATACCATATCCAAAAAGGGAAATCGAAAACTTTTTATATAGGAAATCGTTAAAACATTATCAATTTTACAATGTTGATTTTAATCCAAATGCTTACGCATTTCATAACTTTAAACGATTAGGTTACAAAGAAGCAGCCTATGATAAAAAAATACTTAATAAATCATATTATGATATCGAGGTATTTATAGAACCTGGGGTATTTCCAGATTCAGAAAAGGCAGATCGTCCTATAAATGCTATAGCAGTATATAATAATATGACTAATCAAAGTACTATTTATTATCTTAAGCAGGTTCAAATTCCAGAGAATGGAAGGTTGGTAACCTATACTCCAGAAATTAATGATCAGGATCAATTGCAACGTCTAGTCGAAGCTGGATACGCGAAGTTATGTGAAAAGGATCCAAATTATATAGTACCTGATTTAAAAATTAAGGTACTTGGTTTTGATTCAGAAGTTGATTTACTAAGAACATTTTTTAGAGATCGATTAATGGAAGAAACTCTTTTTCTAATCGGTTTTAATAGTAATCTTTTCGATAATCCATATATATTCAACCGATTTATAAATCTTACGGATAGAGAAGATACCGCAAATTATGTTTCTCAGTTTGGAGAATTATCGAATAATGGAAAATATTTTAAAATTCCAGATTATCTATTAATAGATTTATTGGAGATGTATAAACCAGTTGATCAAGGTGGAGGTGGGTTTGGTAAATCTTTACCAAATTTTAAACTTCAGACTATTATCCAAAAAGAGTTAAAAATGTCCAAATTGGATTTACCTGGTGGATTTAATGAAAATTATCTAGGGAATTTGCCAAATTATCTATTGTATAATATGATAGATGTTATTCCAATTTTTAAATTGGATACTAAGTTACAGTTCCTAGAATTACAATGGTCATTAAATTCATATAATAATAGTATTATGTCGGCTACTACTGGTGGCAGATCGTTAATGTATACATTTAGAAACAATCTTCATTATGTTATGGAAGATAAACTTTTAAGGTATACTAAATTAAACAAAGAAATTCATTTCGAAGTTTAAATAAAGGAGAAAATATGAGAATCGGTAAAAATATAAATATCTTTACTGGATCGGTTGATGGCGTTCTGGCTATAAAAGACACCATTGGTGAAAATAAAGTTATTACTTGGTTAGGAGTTATTGATAATCCCGATCATAAAGTATACGTTCTTTTATTTTTAAGAATCGTTATTAATAAAAGCAGTTAATATGATAAAATTATTTAATTTTATTGAAAATCTTAAATATTATTTTACCTTTTTGATTGAAGATAAAGATGATGATTTTATATATATAAATAAATTACTTTTACTTAAATTAAAAAAAGTTGAATCTATTTGGGGTAAGGAAACGAATTACGTGGGTGATTACGACGATAAAGAAAAACTTAAAGAAATAATCAAAGAATTTGAAAAAATAATCGAATTCCAGGAAACGTCCGAAGATGAAAAAGAAAATAAAAAAAAGAATTTCAAAATTTATGATAAACTTGGGTATTTAATACCTAAACTTTGGAATTAGGAGAATATTATGTTACCGTGGTATTCAATTAATTCTACTAGTGGTGGAATACACAACAATATTGAAAACATAAGATTTTCTACAGTTAAGGATAAATTAGTAAGAATTGAATTATTCTCATTAAATGAATTAATTAAAATTTATCCTAACTTTAAAAAATATGGAGAGTATATTATTTTTGGAGAAGATTTATTTTTTAATTATAAAAATTATCTTTTATTTGAAAATGATACCAATTTTGGTGGACATGGAAAAATAGTGACTTTTAAAAATATTACGGAATATGATCTTATAAGAGGAGATACTTTTAAGTTATGTACTTTTCTTAAATATCCATTCGAAGATATTTATATTCAATCAGGATTATATATTTATAATTGGATGGTAAAAAAAATATCCATATATCCTATGATAACTTTTCAAAATAGACGAGTCGATACTCAACGACCTAGATTAAGAAGCGAAATAGATTGTTTAATAGAATATAAATTAAAAACGAATGTTGATAAATCATTTTATCCATTAATGTTAAAATATAGAACTGAACCAGTCCAAGAGACTCAAGAAGGTTTTATATTAAATTGGTAAAGGAGAACTTATGGAAAACAAAGAAAATATGATACAAAAAGTACCTATCAAAGAAATAGAATTATTCAATGGAGCAGTCGATATTAAAGAAACCTTAGTTGATTGCGGCTTAGAAGATGTTTTAGTGGTTGGTATTGCCAGAGGTGGTTTAAACTTAGCACAGATGTTATCATATGGTTTAAATTGTCCAGTCGAAACAATAAGTATTCAATTGAGAGATTGTAAAACCGAAAATGATCCGGACGCATTATATCATAAAATTTTTGATTATTTTAGCTCCTTAGTTGAAGATTGTACTTATAAAAATATTATTTTTACGGACGATTTAATTGATTCTGGAGATACAATTGAACTAATCAAAACTGTTTTTAAAGATATAGTAAAGGTATATAAAGAGGATACGAATTTAAATATTCATTTTGCTGTTTCTTTTATGGATAAAAAATATCTTCAAAAAATAAAAGAAGAAACTTTCGCTGATCCGGATCTCAGATTTAGCTATTATTATGGGGCTTTTAAACCAGATGGTTGGTTAGTTTTTCCTTGGGATATTATATAATGAATACGAATGGTAGTTATTATAGATATTATAATCAAACTACAGATAAGGTAAAAATATGAGATATTCATTAGAACACGAAAAAGAAGCGAATGATAAAAAAAAATTACATTTTGGAACATTAAGTAATATGCCAACCATTAGCGAATGGTTTGTATCTCTCGAAGGAGAAGGCAATAGTATTGGTGAACCAAGTCTTTATATTAGATTAAATGGATGTTATTCTGCAAAATGTTCTTGGTGCGATTCTAAATATTCTTGGTATTCCAACGAAGGACAAGAATTGGAAAAACTTGGTAAGGAGATTAAAGCGGGAATTAAGGATAAAGAAATTAAAAGACTTACCATTACTGGTGGAGAACCACTTCACTTTATAGCAAGTCTTAATAAAATTATAGATTGGTTAGCTGATAATGATATTTATTTTGATTTTATTGGTATTGAAAGTAATGGTAATCTTTTACAAGATAAAAAAGTAGTTATGGAAACTATCAAAACTTTTAATATTATCGAGAGACAATGTGGAACTTTACCAACATTAACAATTAGCCCAAAACTCGATGCAGAAGCTTGTTATGGTGGTGAATTATCCCAAGAACAAGTATGGAATATGTATAATAAAGTAATTGATAACTGTATGAATTATTTTAATAAAAGTCATCTATATTTTAAATTTGTATGGGAAGCTGATAAAGAAAATTTAGATAATATTATGTTTATTAATAAATTAAAAAGTTTTCATTTGGGCAGAAAACATATTATGTTGATGCCTTGGACACCGAATGAACCACATGGTAAAGATATAGAACTTTGGAAAAACTCCCAATATACCGCTTCTAGAGAAGCTCTTAAACTAGGTATTAAATATTCACCAAGATTACATATTGATATCGAAATGGATTAAAGGATAGAACATGTCTTCTATTAATTATTCCAATTATTCCATAACAGCAACTTTAATTCCAGATTTGACAGTACCAACCGTGGAAACAGTGGATTTAAAAAATTGTAAAACTTTTGATAAAGATCGACTCCTTGGTTTTAATATTGTTAAAAATATATTTGATACGAATTGTGTACCACTTTATGAATTAATACTTTTTTCCCCAAATGAGGATGAATTACATTATCTAAGTAATATTTTAGTAATGTTAGAAATATCAATTACTATAAATAATACTGAGGTTTATAAAAATACTTATAAAATTAAATCTAGTTCCGAATCTAGGACCGAGTTAAAACCAAAGAACAATATTAATTTTAAAAAAATTCATTTAGTTTTAGAATCATATTTTATACATAATCTAATAAACTCAAATACTTTTTATAATTTAAGTTCAGCCGGAGAATATGTTACGAATATTTCGATTTATAATAAATTAACTGATTTTTTAGTTAAGCATTATGGAACTAGTTTAGAAATATTGACAAATATTTCTAAACTATCAAGAACTAGTAATAATTTCTTTGATTTTTCCTATAATGCCGAATCAACTGATTTGGATAATTTGGTGAATTATATTCATAATGACAGAATTTCGACTTATCCAATATTATTTGGAGTGGATGAAGTTTTTCATAGTATTTCTTCCGGAGATAATATTTCCGTTACTCCTGGAACAATTACGGAATTAATAACTCTTGATTTATACGATTCGGATAGTATCCATTTTGTAAGCGATTCGGTAGTTTCGTTTTTAAATAGTACTTCTTATAGTATGAGCAGTGCTAAATTTATCGAACCATATTTTTCAAGTATTTTTATAAAAAATACGCTTTGTGATAAGTTCGAATATGAGGATACCGCTTCTGGTAATGTTTTTGTACTGGAACCGATTACGAATACTAGTATAAAAATGGATAAGATAAATAATAATTTACCATCAAATATGTATCTACATAATGAATTAATACCAAAGAAAACATTTCGAGGTAATTTAAATAGAATTGAAGTAAATGCATGGAGACAAAATTGTTATGACTTTTTTAAAAAAAGTCCTAAAATTTACCGAGTTGATTTTACCAAAGCGACTTTAGATCTTTTTAAATTAGGAAGAAAAACCAATTTAGGAAATTTAGAAGGTGTTAGTATAATAGTTGCGGCAGAAATTAACATTACTTACGGATCAAATCCAAATATACGAGCTGGGGAATTAATAGATTCGTATAACCATATATGTTCTGGTTCAGTTTATCTTTTAAACTGGGTACCGTAATATATTCTTGGCCGAAGCCAAGATTTTAAATATAAAAGGAAATAAGATGTTACATACAAAAATTAAGGACCTATTATTAACGAAGGTTCCTAATATTACAAACTTTTTAAAGGATATGGAGTTACCATTATCATATTTAGGTATTCGATATTTTTTATCGGGGAAGCAGGATAAAATCGGTGAAAAGGGTTTAGAAAAAATTATCGATAAATTGGAATATGAAATGATTCTTGTTCCAGTAAAAACAGAAGAAGATAAAATAGAAGCTATAAAACTACAGGATAAGTTTATAGCTGATTTTAATCAGTACTTAGATAAATTCAAAGATGATCGAAAAACTACAAGAAGAACTTCTGAAAATACTGGACCAATGGCAATCGAAGGTATATTAACTGATTTAGATACATCTAAACCAACTTCGAATACCGATGATGGTATATCTATTGATTTGGGAATTACGGCAGAAGATTTATTCTAAAGGATTAAAATGAACTTATTAAATGTTCTGGAAGAAAACGGGCAGGTTGTATCAGAGGAAGCGAATAAAAAACACGAAATTATTGTTAATTTAATTAAACGGTTATATCATGATTTGGATATTTATTCGAAATCTCTTATTTATATCTGGCAGGATGATAACCGTATTAAAATTAGTATGGATGGTGGTCAAGAAACTTTTCATATTAAAAATGGTACCAAATATTTTCATATTCCTAATATTGCTATGGAAACTCTAGTTCTAAAAGAACATATTGAAAACCAGGTAAAAGAATTTATGAAAATAAGAGGATTGGAAATATATAATTTTTATATGGATCCAAGAAAAATCATATTTAAAATAAAAGCTTTTAAAAAGGTGGATTTAGAAAAATGTCTTTATTAACATATTCTAAAAATCAAGTAAAATGTTATCAAAAAAAATATAATGTAAAATTCCAAAATGAATTTCCTGTGGATTTTTTAAGAGGTATCTATGCTTTTAAAAATGAACCAGTAAATATCCATAGTAATATAAGACAGGAAATTTTATATAATAGTATTCTTAATATGTTTAATTATAATTTTTGGCCAAAGAATAGTATTAATTATTCTAGAAGTAAAGAGTTGAATAATCTTTTGATATCAAGAATATATCCAGAAATCGATTTATTATTAACCGATAGAAAATTGTTTTTAAAAAAACTAAAAGCAGTTTTATTATTGGAAAATTTTAAAATGATTGATTGGTATATAGAAGATATAAATAAAATGTTCATCGTTAATTATACTAATTTTGAAAAAGATTTATCATTGATTGAATTTGAACTTGGTCAATTAAAATTCGCAAATAAAACATATGGTGATTATGCTTTGGATTATCTAAGTACGTACAGAAGATACTATAAATTTTTAAAAAGATATTTTAGTGGTTATGGTCAAGATAAATTTCAAAAACGTGAAATACTTGCTTGGAATTTAATTACTGAAAATATTGGATTAGATAGGACGAAATTAATTAATTTGGAAAAATGCTTTATTCCAATTGATTATAGAATACCTAGTATCTTAAAACATGCTGGAGTATTAAAACTTCCAGTACAATTCGATAAATATTTTCGCAATAAAGAAATATTATCTATCGAAGATGAAAAAGTTTTAAGAAGTTTTACTTATTTAACTTTACAAAAGTTAAAGAAAAATCTTAACCAAATTGGCGATGGTCTTACGGATTACGAATTAGATAAAACCTTATTTAATATGTATTCTCAATACCGAGATGTTTATGGTGAAAGTCATTTCAAATATAATACGACAGCTTATTAAAGCTATACAAAATAAAGGAAAAATAAAATGAGAAAAGTAGAAGAATTACCTGAAATTAAAAGTGGTTTAACTTGGGCAACCGATGAAAAAGTATATACAATTATTGAAGTAAATGAAGATGAAGTACAATACTTGGTAAACAACCAAGGAAAAAGTGCCAAAATAAAAACAAAACATATTGATAAAATTGTAAAAATGTTATTAAAAGCATCTGATATTTTTGTAGATACTAAAACATCAGATAAAAAAGTTCAGGTAAAAGGCGTTTTAATTAATGCTCATGAATTAACTTTAAGAGATTTACCTCTTGAACAACCATTGTCGAATGGTTCGGAAACAATTTATTGTTTTTCATTAAATGGTAAAGATAATAAAATGTTAATTGGTCAAACTAGAATGGATACTGATCCAATATGGATGCCAATCAACGATGTCTTTAAAGTAGTATCGAAGGAATTTCTTACGAGTATTTCACAAGGTTCTGTAGATTTCGAATCTGAACCAGATCCAAAAATTATTCAAAAAAAAGCTTTAGAAGCTATTAAAAATCTTAAAAATAAATAGATCTTAGGATCTATTTATTCCTGTCTTTAAAATATCGTCTTGGCCGAGGCCAAAAAAATAAAAACTTAAATAAAAAAGGAAGCCCAAATGGCACAAATTATCTCAAATACTAACACTACAAGTATTCAAGCAACTGCTAAATCTGGAGCATCTTCTTTAGATGCTTTACTTCAAGAAGCTGTTCAAAGTTCTGGAAGTGCTACAAGTACATCTGATACAACAACTGATTCTAGCACTAGTACACCCGATTCTGGAATCTCTATTAGTACAGCCGATACATCAAGTATTCAAGCAACTGCTAAATCTGGAGCATCTTCTTTAGATGCTTTACTTCAAGAAGCTGTTCAAAGTTCTGGAAGTGCTACAAGTACATCTGATACAACAACTGATTCTAGCACTAGTACACC